GGCGAGAGCGGCCCCTGGACCTGCTACGGCATGGCCTTTATCGGCCGGAGCGGCGAGATCGAGTGGGGGCCGCTGGCGGGGGCGCCGGATCTGCCCCTGGTGCTGGAGGCATGAGATGAGCGACTGGGAATGGATGCAACAGCACGGGAGGCACAAATGAGCGACAGGGCCGCGGTGAAGCACTTCTGGCACCTTTACTCGGGTGGCCGCATGGTGTCTTATTGCGGTATCGAGCATGTACCAGCGGTGCTTGGCGGATTTGAAAGCACACAGGAGATAGAAGAGTCCATGCGGCTGGCCGACGCGATGCTCGGACCCGATGCTCAAACATGCGACCGGTGCCTGATCGCCAAGGAACGTCACGGGCGATATTGGCCGGAACACGACTGGAGGAACAAATGAGCAAGATTGACTGGCCCGACTCTCTGATCGAGGAGCAACTGCGGGTGTGCGAGGCGGCGACGCAGGGGCCGTGGGAAGTCGAGATGGACGAGGACGGCATCGCCACGATTTACCATCACCCGGCAAACGAGCCAAAGGGGCCGTTCGGCGCACGCGGCCACGGGCTCAACCTCTTCGGGCGGCTGGTGCCTGATTTGAACGGGCTGAACAACATCGGGTGGATGCTGGAGGCGCGCTCCCACTACGAATCCGCGCTCCGTGAACTCCGGGTGCTGCGGCGGACGCTGGAGGTGCTGGCAGACGGGCCGTGCGATCCCGAGGACGTGACGGACTGCGAAGAGCAGGCCCGAAAGGAGCAACCATGATAGACCTACGGCAGATGCTGGCAGACCACGCTGAGTGGCTGTTCGTCGGCACGGGGAGCTGGGCCTACCTCTGCGGGGCCGACCTCCGCGGGGCGAACCTCCGCGGGGCGAACCTCAGCTGGGCCGACCTCCGCGGGGCCAACCTCCGCGGGGCCGACCTCCGCTGGGCCTACCTCAGCTGGGCCAACCTCTGCGGGGCCGACCTCCGCGGGGCCGACCTCAGCGGGGCCGACCTCAGCGGGGCCGACCTCCGCGGGGCGAACCTCAGCGGGGCGGACCTCAGCGAAACCTGCCTCGATCCGTCCAGGGCGCCCAACGGCGATACGGCTGGGTTTGCGCCCGACGGGGAGCACGTGATCGGATACCGCACCCGCGGACAGCCAACAATGGGCGGTCCCGCGTACGAGGACGGGCAGGAGTACGCGGCGCCGTGGTTTTCGACGGCCGACACGGAGTGCCACCCGGGGCTGTACCTGTGCCCCACGGCGGAGGGGATGACCGATCCAATCCGTGTGCGTGCGCTGGCGGCGGACGTGCACCGCGCCGGGAGCAAGTGGCGGTGCAAACGATTTACGGTGCTGGGGTCCGTAGCGGCCCGAAAGGAGCAGGCCGAATGATCACCAAGCGAAGCCTCTGCCCGCAATGCGGGTGGGACGTAGCGGTGGACGAGGACGGGTGCTGCGTGGTTTGCGGGGCGTTGGCGCTCGGGGCCGGTGTGGACGCTGCGGCGCAGGAGATCGCCCGGCTCCGCGCCGACCTGGCCGACAATGCGGCGATGCTGGCGCACCAGTGCGACCTCGCCCGTGAGGCGGAGATTGTGGCGTCGGGACTGCGTATCGAGATCGCCCGGCTGACGGCCTGCGTCGGAGCGAGGGACAGGGCGGCAGTGCGCCCGAGCACGGCTGCCCACAAGGTCATGGCTTGTGCCTATTGTGGGCTGTGGGGCAGTAGCCAGCCGGCGCCCCACAGAGACGACTGCCCGACAATCACGCACCCGGTGAAGCCATGACGACCATCCGAATGATCCCGGTGCACTGCCCCCACTGCAACGCGGGGGCCAACCGCACAAGGCGCGGCACACGGGGCCACCGGGGCGGGACGTGGAACTGCGGCAGCTACGACACTGGCAAGCGCACGCCGGACTGTTACGAACGGCAGATCCAGCGCATGAAGGGCATGATGGAGTGGTTAGAGCGCCTTGCGGTCAATCGCTTCCCGGCGTGGCTGCGGGAACAGGCGGCAGACGCAGCAAGGACGGTGAAGCCATGACCCTGACACCGCAAGACATCGAGCGCCCGCGCGCCGAGGAGAACCCCCGGCCCGAGCCTCGGGACGAGACGGTGAGGCTGCGGGCGAGGGACCGGCGTGCCCCCGTGCAGGCCGAAGCCGGATTCCCTCCGGGCTCGATTGCGTGGTCGGAGCATTTACTGGTGTGGCAGGCGTATGCTGCGAAATACGGCAGGGACCAGTCCGCGGAACGCATCGCAGAGCGCGGCGGCTTCGGGCATCTGGAGGCCGAAGTGCTGCTCCGAAGGCCGCTTGAGACGTGGCGACCCTTGGCAGCAACCATTCGATAATATCGAAGAGTTCACAACGGCCCGGAAGGGCGAGGAGGAGTAGGATGCTCGGCAGAGACAAGCTGATCGCATGGCTCAACCACGACGGTGCCCGCGCCTATCAGTACCGCCGTGGCTTCATCCAGGCGCTGGTGTTCGCGGACATCATTACGCATGCTGAATGGGAGCACCTGCACTGGCAGTCCGAGAAGCGCGAGGATCTGAAACTGGAGGTCCGCTCGGGCGATGACGGGGAGGTGAAGTAGATGGCAGCGACCAACGACAAGCCGGACTGGACCGGACTCAAACGCGACGTCTGCGAGCGGATCGACGCTCTGCGGGTGGTGTGGGAAATGACGGAACCGGTGGAACTGCGGGACAAGCTGCGGACGGACCTGTGCATTCCCTGCCTCCGGCTGCTCTCTGAGTTCTGCTCGTGCGTGGAGATCGAGGACGGAGAGGAGGTGCCCCGTGGCTGAGCCATACCAGATCTGCTACCGGGCGGGTGGCGGATGGTACGACATCCCCGGATCGGGGCGGGTGAACGACGGGCCGGTCGAGGTCTACTCGTACCTGTGGGAGTACATCCACGGCGTCGGCTCGTGGGATCTGGACCCCCTTGTCTGGGTCGTGGAATTCGGGAGGGCGAGATGAGCAGGAAGAAGCCGGAACCGGAGCAAACGCGGTGGGAGTTCTCGACGTTCCGCAGGCCGAACGATTACAGCGTCGGCCAGTGGCGACAGGATTGCCCGTCCAGTTTCAACGGCGATGTCCAAGTCCACAAGTACCGGATCACGATTGAACTGGTAGAGGAGCCGGTGGAGACGGTCCGCGCTCGGCTCGTGGATCTGTGGGAGACGTGCGACAATCATCACCACTGGGCACCGCTGCGAGCGGCAATGGCCGCAACCGGGGGCGTGTTCACCACGGAGCAGGGATGCAGGAGGGCAAGATGAGCACCTGTCCGAAGTGCGGAGCGGCCGCCCATTGCGAGAGAATCGGCGGCTATGCCGTGATCTACAAATGCAACTCGTCAACCACGGTCGAGGGCTGGTGGGGCGAGTCTTTGGAGTGCAAAACGAGGCAGATCGCCCGCCTGACCGCTGCCCTTGTCCGTGAGCGGCGGGTGAGCGCGAGGCTAGCGCAGATGTGCGCCGTCGATTGGTGCCAACCGGGGCCTTGCCCGGTGGACAAAGACGGCGAATCACTGGACTGCGCGGCGTGTGTCATGCTGCAGGCAGAGGCCGAGGCAGACAATGCAACCAACGCGCCAGAGGCGCAGGGAGGTGTGTGATGGCAGCGCAGCTTTATGGATGCAGGGACGCAGACCGGATGGTCGGCCCGTGGGGGCAGGATGGCCCGTGGTACGGAGCACCTGTCGTCAGCATCCCGCCGCTGGTGAGAGACGGCAGGCCCGATGGCGTGTGGCTCAAACTGATCGTTGCCCTGTGCCGGGCGGTGCTGCTGAGCCCGCAGGCCGAAGCCTGCGCACTGGCTAAGCAACTGCTCGATCTCTTGGGGGTGAAGCCGTAATAGTTAGGGCGGGTGGCACGTCTTAGTAGTGCAGGGGGGCAGCGAGAAGAAATGGAATACAAAGACATGAGAATCGGAATGCGCGTCATGCTGGAGCCTACTGTCACAGGTCCGGCTTGCCGCGTTGGCGTCGTGAAGACAGTGGAAAGAGGCGGCGGCCTGATCCGGCACGACGACGGCAGTGTGTTTTGCTGGATGGCTCACGAGTTGATGCCTGCCGACAGAGGCGGGGTACACACGGATACGGGGCAGGTGCAGCGGATGTTCATCTACGATACTGTGGATGACCCGGACCTGGAGAAGCTGAAGCGGCTTGTCGAAAAACACGGCGGTAGGATAGTTATTCCGGTCGAAGATAAGGGTAGGCGGTGAATGAGATGGGAAGGAAACTGCCGAAGTGTGCGTTGTGCGGGGAGTCGCTGGCGTACCGCTACGGGATGAGGATTCTGTTGCAGTACACTGACCTGCCCGGTTCGCCAACGGTGGGCTGGCACGCTGGTACTAAAGAGAGTCCGGGGTGCACGGACACGGACGCCGCGGCCGAGGCCCTGTTCAAGCACCTGGAGCAGAAGCAGCCCGACGGCGGGAACCCCGTCCCGCTCCTTGAGGGCATCGAGCGGCGAGGTGAAGGGCGTCTGGTCGCGGGCAAGAAGTGGCAGGCGCGCCTTGCGTAAGATGCTCTCCCAAGCGCCGCCGTTGAACCGGATTTTCTGGTGGCAGGTGCAGGCCATTCTCGAAATCCTGTATCCAGACAAGCGCGCGGCTTACACTCGCGGCGTATTGCCTCGTCATCTGCGTGTGCCGGTGTTGCAGCGGTCCGCTGTTGATTCTGTGGCGTCAGACAGCCGGGGCACTGACTACGAGGACATCGTGCTGCAGCGCCCGCGATCTATATTCCCGCAATATGCTCCATTCTCCTTCGATCTGGGTATCGCCGAGCGTACCAACGCTGTTGTTTGGGGCAATCTCGTACATCGAAGTGCAGACGGAATCCCGGTGATTACATGAATCAGCGTATCAAATGGGTTGTCGCCTGGTTCCTGACAAACGGTGTCTTCGCCGCGTTTGTTTGTGTTGGAGTGCGCTACGACGTGTCGTGGATGAACGGCGTATCTGGTGGTTTGTATGGTTACGCTATCTTCGCATACGCTGTAACCGCATGCGATCTTGTTCTGGTCCGCAAACGGCGAACGGTATTAAGTTGCAAGGGCATAAAGACGTTAGACACTTTGGTGGTGAGACAGATGCAGCGGGTATTCGGTACATGGGTTGACGCTGCCTGCGACCTGGTACTCGCTGTCGTATTGTTGTTGATAGGATCGCCGTTCCTGTGCGCTTTGCAGTTGATCGAGATGTTCGCGTTTCAATGGGCGTCCGATGAGCGGGACAAGATAGCTGAAAGCCGGGGAACGGTGCACCGATTTGATTGATGGTTCAACAGGAAGGGAGGAGTATCCTATGATGAGAGAACAGATGCGTATGCAGAACGGAAGCGCTATTACACTTACGCCTGTGTCGATCTACATGATTGGCACGGTGGGAGGAGAGTCGGAGGCGTCGGTCTATCAGTACGACGGACTCACCTTCCATGTCCGGTTTCAGCAGGCCGACCCTTCAGGGCGGCAGACGGAGACGATCATCCCTGTTTCTTTCCCTATGGAGGCGGTTACGCACGACGAAGCGGTCCGTATAGCGGTCCTCAAACTGGGAGAGAGTACAGGGCGCAGACCCCGACGGCTCATGCTGCCAAGTCAGTCACAGCAGTACTACATTTCAACCTTCCAGCGTGTTCGTCGCGCCGCAGCGCGGTTCCTGTCCCGACTGCGTGACATCGTCCTGCTCCGAAAATAGCAGAAGTCTGCATTCGAGGTGTGTCACACAACACAACCTGAACTGCACCGCATTATGGTCATACAGTTGTGTACCGCGATAATGTAAGCTCTGGAGCGCAGCACAGCACCGCTACCCGGTCGGTGCGGGAAACTCACGTTCGATTACAGCGGTCCCTCTTCCTACATTTTACCAGTTCTCCCCCCCTACATTATCGTGGTACAATTCGAGAATAGGGTATTTATACTGGATCGACACGCGTAACAGAGGCGGATATTATGCGCGCAAATCCGCTCTGTATTCACGCACATCTAACGCGTGGGGAAGGGGCAGGATTGAAATGGTATTGACATTCAACCGATACGGAGATTGAAATGAGTGTAGACGAAAAGCTGCGTGAACAGGGCATTCTCACCGGTGCTGACACGGTTCCTGCCGACAGTATCCGCACGGGCGACATCCTCGACGCGACGATCACGTCCGCCGATCTCGCGAGTCTCGCCGTCACCACGGCGAAGATCGACAATCTCGCTGTGACCGCCGGCAAGATCGCAGCACTTGCTGTCGAAACCGCGAAGATCAATGATCTTGCCGTCACCACGGGCAAGATTGCCAACGGGGCTGTGACAGCGGATAAGTTGTCGGTTGCTCCCGGTGCAATCGCGACTGCAATGATCGCTGACGACGCGGTGGACAACACCAAGCTCGCTAACATGGCAATCGGTACGGTGAAGTGCGGCGGCGCTCTCGATGCTCCGACGGATGTCAGTCTCGCCGCTCTCGCTGCGGGTGCACTGATCGTCGGTCAGGGTGTAGGTGCTGCTCCGCTCGCGCGTGTCATCGGTACGGACGCATCGATCGACGGCACCGGGGCGCTCACCATTACCGCCGACGCCGTGACGAATGTGAAGGCAGCGAACATCCCGATCGGCTGCATGAAGATCGGTGGGGCGGCAAATGCTCCGACGGACTACGACGTATCCACCGTCGGACTGGGCGCGATCCCGATGGGGCAGGGCGCTGGTGTTGCTGTCGTTGCACATATCCTTTCGGGCGACATCGTGAACGACGAAACTGGAGCGTGCATCATTCAGGCGCTCGCGGTTGAAACCGGGATGCTCAACAACGACAGCGTAACGAACGACAAGCTCGCCAACATCACAGCCGGGTCCGTGAAGTGCGGCGGTGTAGCGAATGCGCCGACAGATGTGGACTGTTCCGCTGCTGGCGCCGTGGTATTCGGTCAGGGTGTCGGGGCTGCTCCCGTGGCGCACGCCATCGCTGGTGATGTGGCTGTGGACATGGCGGGAGCGTCCGTCATTCAGGCGCTCGCCGTTGACGAGGGGATGCTCAACAACCTCGCCGTCACTGAGGGGAAGATCGGGAACCTGGCTGTCACGAACGGCAAGATCGGGCTGGTTGCGGTGGACACGCCGCAGCTTGCACTGCTCGCTGTCGAGACGGCGGTGATCGATGACCTCGCCGTGACCGCGGGTAAGATCGCAGCACTCGCGGTCGAAACCGCGAAGATCAACGATCTTGCCGTGACCGCGGGTAAGATCGCCAACGGGGCTGTCGGTTCGACCAAGGTCACTGCTACCGCCATCATCGCTGCTGGTCCGAGCGCGCAGGCGCCGGGCGTGATGAAGTGCTACGTTGTGGACCTTCCGACTGGTGCGCAGGATTTCGTGCTCACTCCGACTGAGAACTTCCTGCTCGTCGCAGCCGCCATCATCAAAACCGACGGTGCTTGCGGCGCAAACGCGAATACGGTGCAGATGCTGTCGGGCGCCAATCCGGTCACCAACGCGCTGAACATGCAGACGGCCGGTCCCGCCGGCGCTTCGCTGAATGACCAGGAACGGGCGCAGTTCCTGACCATCGACGACGCGTTCTCTTCGTGGACCGTGGCGTCGGCGATTCACTTCACCACGGTCAACCCCGGTGGCAACTCGGCGTGCAGGGTGATCGTCCAGGGCGTGACGGTGTAACGTAGTTGAATTGGGGGGCACCGGTGAATCCGGCTGTCAAACTGCTGGACTTGGTTGAGGCGGGCGCAGATCCCGGCAAGGTGCTTGAAGAAGCATCGCGCGCCTGGTTACTGCACACCGCGTATCAGGCCAGCGACAGCCAGGGGGAAACACCGGCGCCCGCCAAGTTCGACTTCAACGTCCTCGGGTCGCAGGGCAACGCTCTGTTCGTGTTGGTGAACGGAAAGCGCGAAGCGTATGCACCCCAAGGCGATATGACGCTGACCGATTTGCTCCGCAACGTTTCACAGTGGAGCGTATTCGACAATCAGCGGGCGTATGAGTGGCTTCAGTCGGCGGCGAAGAAAGTGTCGGAATTTCCGGAGTCGGTACAGTCGCAGTTGGCCGGTACTCTTCAGGAGACGACAACGACCGCATTTGTTGCTACTATTCCATCTGCGATGAAGGTGCCTGGCCCTGGGTACACAGTCATTCCGCCGGGAGTATTGAATTTCTCCCTGACGTCTGCGGACCCGGAAGACGGGCATATCCATGAAGTCGTCCTTGACGGCAAGGGTGACGGGATCACTAGTATGGCCGGAACCAAAGTGGCACACGCCCACATCGTTGATCGGTACACTGTACGCGAGTATGTGTCCGAGATCGGCGGGGGGTTCAAATTCAAGTCCGTCCATCCGGACGGTATCAACAAGGAGAAATGATCATGTCAGTGAAAGTCTCATACGAACTCGTGTCGGGCGATCTCAACGCGGCGACGCATTCGGCTCCGATGATTCAGGGCGCATCGTCCTGGTCTACCCACATCCTCATGCTGCGCGTCGGGAAGCTGTATCCCGTCGTGTTGAAGCGCGACAACTTCCGCGCGCTCGACGGCAGCTACGGACGCAACGCGTTCATCCGGGGCGACCTGGATACCGCTGTGTCGTCCGAGGCCACCGGCTGGACCGGCGACGGGGCAACCGTGGTGTTCACGGCGCAGTCGCTGAACAACACGCCGATCCTGCCGTTCTCGGTGGACATCTACTACATCAACGCGGCAGATGTCACGAAGCACGTCTACGACAAGTTCGGCAATGGTATCCTGTACGGCGAACTCACGTCCAGCACGTACAGCGGCGAAGTCGCCATGGGAACGGTGAACTACCTCACCGGCGCGATCACGCTGAGCCTGACCGACAACGCCACGTGGATACCGAAGAACGCAGCCGGGATCAGCGCGAACTACACCTACTGCACGGCGCAGGTCGGGTCCGATACGTCGGCCGGACACAAGCGGATTTACCCGTACACCGCCGGTTCGTACTCCCAGCTTCTGGATTTCCGGTACGTCGCTTCTGTCGCCGGAACCATCGGGCAGGTCGAAGTCGCGCTCGACTTGAAGTAGTGTTCCCGCTGCTGTACGGCTGTGCGCGCCGTGCAACAGTTCCGCCGCAGTGCTGCCGCGGGGACCGAGCAACCCGCGGCAGCACTGCACTTCCCCGCGAGGTAGCCGATGCCTGATCCTGTTGTCCAAGAAGACCTGCTTGCAACACGGCTGGCGATCTTCGATTCGCACTCCCTGCTGACCATTCAGAGTTTGCTTGACAGGTTCACCGACAAAGACGCCGAGGCGCCGATGGTAGCGACGCTGATCTCGATGGCGACCGGAGCGCAGGCCCTGTCGCAGCCGGGCCTGGCTGTGTTGTTTGCTGCGGCGAAGAAAGTGCTCCCGCGCGTGCTGAAGATCGTACAGGCGCGTGAAGCGGCGGACCCCGCGCAGGTAGACGCTACTGATGTCGCGAAGTTGAAGCGGGTGCACCCCGGCGTGGACGTGGCGGCGATCTTGAAGACATGGGCACAGCCGCAGGTGCAAGACGCGAAAGATAATGCACTGGACCGCATCGCGATGTCTGGTATGCAGGAAGGCATACGTGTAACGCTGTCGGATGTGCTGAAGTCGATCTCGGAATCACCACGGTTTGCGGCGTGTAAGTCCGGATTGCAGGAGAATGTGCAGCGGGCGTTTCAGACCGGACTACTTCTCGTCGAGAGTACTTCGTCCGGCCCAAAGGATACGGGCGCGTTGGCTCGGTTGATGGAGTATGTACAGGTACAGGTGAGTTCGACTACCGGACTGCTCAATTACCGCCGTGCCATCCGTGAATTCGCCGCTGTATGAGTCCGCCGGTTGAAACGTCGGCGTTCCGTTCTCTAATTGAGCGGCGCTCGATAGACAGCGGTACCCCCCGAGGCACGATCTACGATGTTCTCCGCCCACTCAAAGACGACCCCGACATCTTCATTTCGTTCAGAACGATGGAGCGCATCGGTATCAATCCGAAGTCAGAGTACGACACCCCGATCGGCGTCTACGCGTACCCGCTGCAGAAAGTGTGGGACGAAGACACGGGAACAGTGGACGTGCCGTTTGCCGGGGAGAATCCGATTGTGCACATACTCCGCCGAAGGAAGGACGTCGGACACGTGCGGGACATCAGTCTCATGCTGACTGCGGCAGGGAATGCAGCGTACAAACGTATTCTTGCAGACCCTGCGTGTGCTGCTGCGATTGATAAGGCGCGGCGTCCAAATGATCGTTCTGAAACTGTTGCGACGGTATTGAATCGGTGGAAGTCCGAGGCGCGTATACAGTCCGTGGGCGGTAAACTGTGGAACGTTACCCGCTTGGCAGCGGAGCGGAATCCGCGTAAGTGGAACCGTGTGCTGCGTGAAGTTTGCGGGTGGGAGAGTATTGCCGATCTCGGCGGCGGTATCATTCACGTCAACGAACCCGTGCAGTGCGTGTTTCTGTCTGTCCGCGGATTCGAGGTTGTGTCGATCGAGCAGAACAAGCGTTACCGTACACCGGCGCTTTCGTTCGACGAATACCAAGACCTGCTGACCGACGGGAATGCAGAGCAGCGGCTGAACCGTGTGCTGTCGTTCGTGCAGCAGTTTCTATCAAACGCCCAGTCCGTCGGTGAAGTCAGCCAGGCGGCGGCATTCTTGATTCGTGCGCTCAAAACCAGTGCGCAGACACACGCCGCTTACCTCAGTATGCTGCAGGCCGGCAGCGGCCTGGTCTGGTGGTCGTCCGGTGGTTCAGGAATGAACCGAGAGCAGCATATCAACCGCGATGCGCTTGTCCGTGTACTGAAGGGCGGCGGGTTTTCTGCCGACGAGACAGCAAGTACTCTGGCTCCGCTGGTGTATCAGATGTTGTTGCGCTTACGGGGGGACGCTGCGGGGGCTTCCCTTTCGCTGATCAACGCGCTTGGCGTGCAACGCGGGTTTGCTGCGGCACTGTTGGACTACACGCTTAACAAGGAAGCGTCGCTTCCACTGAGTTTTGGAAGGGCGTTACTCCACGTACTGATTGCTGTGGCCCCTACAGAGTTACAGTCGGATCAGTTGCGTCCTCAGATACTGCGGTTGGTTCGGGCGTTTCTGGTGTCAGACAGCAATCGGACGTATGAGTCAGATTTTGGCGGTACTCTGGCGTTTCTGTGTACTGAAGGTAAACTTGGGTCTGGTCTGGTACACCCCGTGTTCGACCTGATCGCCGAAACAGACAAGCGGTACATTTCTCCGGCGACGACGATTGCGTTCCTCTGGCGTGCTGCTATTGAGGATGACATGCGGCCGGGCGTCGCACCGGGTATTGGTGACATGGCGACTGAGTTCTTCATCAAAGAGACGCGGCGCCGGTCCGGGTTTGATGCGGCGGTAAAGGACGTGTTCGGGCCGGTACTGAACTACACGTACAGTGAAGGCAAGATCCCGACAGTATATGCCTCCGTTGCAACCGCGGTAGAGACGCTGTGGCGGCAGAAAGAGATCGCTGTGTTGGATGACAGTGTAACGGCAATGCACAAGCTGAACGACTGGATGGGCAGGTTCGCACCGGCGTCGTCGGCCTTGCGGGTGCTGGGTGTATACGAAGCGCTACAAGCGGAACATGACGCTGTCTTGATCGCTGGAGCGCAGCAGGCCGCGGGTGCAGGGAACAGCACATGAACCAGGAGGGTGTTATGAGAACTGATGTACTGTGGTCGAGAATCAAGGCGCGTGAAGTGTTCGTGTTCGGCGTGGAACGGGACGGCGAGGATTACACCGTCGAAGTGTCGCTGCACGCCGACAACAGGTTCTGCTGCTGTTTCGTAGATGACAGATGTGACGACGTTTTCGTTCCTTACGGCGGAGACACGAATAGCGTGACAACGCCGGGACAGGCAGCGGTTCGGGCGGTGCAGTTGCAGTACGGTGAGCCGGAACCCGAGTCAGAAGATGCGGCGGACGAGAAAAAAGGCAAGGGGCAGAGCGAGCCGAAGTAGTCTTTCGCCCTGCACTGTAGTATTAGACCCCGTACCACAGCGGCCAGTGCCGCGGGAGTATGTTCATGTTCGACATCAAGACCAAGTTGATGCAGTTGCTTCATGGGTCCGATACTGAAGGCGGAGACGGCAGTACCCGGTCGGACCGGGAGATCGATGCTATCCGTTGTCTGGCGGCGCGTACTGCGGAAACTGGAGTGGTCAATGAAGTAACGACGGGTACGGAGAAGTACATCGAACTGGAACGGCTGCGGCAGATGGTCCCGAGTCACAGGTGGGATGACGAAGAGCAGGCACTGGCGTTACGCACACTCAATAGCGTCGCTATCCAGATCGGGGCAGACTTGCGCGCTGCGGGCTTTCACCAGAATAGTGTGAGCGCCGATAAGGGCACGGGCTGGATTCAGTTTACCCGCGGTCCGGCGGTGTTGACGTTCACGATCGGATTCGGTGGGCCGATTACTGCCGCAGATCCTGTGACGCTTCAGCCGAAAGACAAACAACGCCAGGTCAAGATCGAGTGGGTGTGGAAGCCCGGTGAACAGCAAGAGGTATTGTTGCAACAGGAGTTCAACTCTCTGCGTTCCGCCGTGCAGGCCGTACTCGATCAGGCGCGCGTCAGCAACGCCGCGGGTGAAGCTCCCGGACAAGGAGAGTTACCGTTCGGGCGGGCGAACGAGTCTGTCGATCCGAAGCACGTTCTTCGCCGTCTGATGGAGGCCCCCACCGTTAGTCCGGAGCAGCAGTTTGTCGCGCTGGTTCCGTTCGACAAGGCGGCACTGCATCTTGACGGTGATACGTATTTCTACCGCTACAAGGGAACCGAGTACTTGTTCGACCACGATGTGCATACCGACCCGAGCAGGTGGACCGGCAGTCTGTACGCTGACCTTTACGTCTTCAACGGTCAACCGTATGTGGACGTCCGCGAAGCTGACGAGGAGTATGTGCAGGACACCCTGGCGCAGATCCGGTCGGGGGAGATCAAGAACGAGAACGCAGAGATCGCGTATCCCGGAATGACGGTAATCGCTTATCTGGCGCGACACGCCGATTATAGCAGGGTGGAGAGGGCGTATCGTGGTGCGTCGCAGGCCGTTGCTTCGCTCGCGCCGGGCACCGAATTCCAGTTTGTCACGCAGCCGGAGAAATGGGGATTGTCTTCACTTGACGGTGAACCGACGATTATCGCTGTGGCTGACGATAAGGCCGATGCTGTAGTCCGGGATCTTCGTCGTGTTCCGGGCCTGTACGTTGTCGCTACAATGCGGAGTGGCGTCGGTACGGGTAAGTGGGCAGGGAGCAAGAATGGTGCAGCGTTGGGCGAGGGATACCAGGGTACCAACGACCCGGAACCCAAGTTCAAGTATGGGGACGCTGTAGAGTGGGACATCGGGACATTCGGTACGTCGTCACACAGTGTCATGTCCGGATCGATTGTCTCGATCGGCGGCTATGAGGGGGAGAAGTACGGCGGCTGGAAATACAAGGTGCGGGAGAAATGGCCGGGCGGGAAAACCGAGAGCAAGTACCATAACGAGGTGAACCTGCGGCCAGCTTCGGCAGCTACCAGCGAAGCCGCTCCTCCACCGATGGACCCGGTTGATGGGGCAACGGATACCGGTGCTGACCCTACCGCAGGTTTCGGCAGCAACGAGAACCGTGAACCCGACCAGGAAACTGACATCATCATCAGCGACATCGGTCGCGGCAAGTCGGCGTACATCGCTGGTTACGCTGGTAAATCGTTCGGGCAGTGGGACGAGTGGGACGAAACAATTGCCGGGATTAAGGCGTGGATGAAGAAGGAGAACTTCTATCCCGACGTAGCGTTCGTCAATGAGCGCGGCAACGTATCGTGGGTGAACCTGGATACCGGTGGGTACTACGAGAGTGCGACGTTGGCCCGTGGGCGCTCCATCAACGAGGAAGTCACAGACGAAGATGCCGTGTCGTGGTTTATGGTCAGTGATGTTGAAAGCGAGTTACAGGAATACCCGTACCCGGAACGTGGTACCGCGGCGGTTACACGCAACAATCCGCCGGTCGCAACACCAGACGCGATCGCTGTGTGGAAGCAGTTCAAGCTGGCGGTCAAGACGGCATTGAACGCCTGGGTGCAGCAGGGGCACAAGTTCGCAGACGGCTTCGACGTAGACGTTATGATGCGCGAAGACGCGCCGGTGGACGTGCTGCTGACACTGAACGGGGAGGGTGCTGGTATCTGGGACGGGCGGTGGGATAGATTCTTCGCCGACACGAAAGACCTGAAGCCGTTAGAGCGGTTCCTGAAAAGTGAATTGGAAGAATGGGCTAATGTCGGGGCGGGCAAGATGAACGCAGCGCTTGCCGACGCCGCTCGCAGTTACATTCAGAGCCGGGGTGTAGTGCTCCGGGAAGCTACGTTCGCTCAGCGGGTTGTCCGTCGTTTGCGGCTGAATGAGGCTGTTGTCGGCGACGTGCTGAACAGCCATCTCGGTCGCGGGGTTACCGATGCTGATCCCCGGCTGAAGCACTGGATCAGCACGTTCGCTCCTGTTGTTTCCGAGAAGCTGCAGGAACGGGGGTTTACCGTGCTGGACTCTCTGATATCGCGTGACCTGGTGTCCGCCGGTCTCGGGGTGTTCGTGCGGTCTTCGGTGGCTTCTCTCCGTCGAAGCGATGATCAGGACGACGATGCCGTGCGGGGCCTCCCTCTTCGTGTGGAGCAGACAGAGCTTGACCTGTGGTACAAGTTGCGGGGTCTGTCTACGCCGGAGGGTCGTGTCAGCGGTGTGCGTGCATGGCTGTCGCCGAAGGACTGGCGGAACCAGACCGGCTTGATACCTGAGTTGCACCTGTACGTCACGATCGGCGGGACGGGCGGAACGGCGATTCGACGGGCGATTCGTGACCGCCTTGACGTGCAGCCGCCGAAGTATGGCCGTCGCGCTACTGATAGCCTGCAGCAGCCCGCGGCGTCTGAGGGCGTCCGTCAATCTGACGAACACTGGAACGTCAGTGTAAACGCTGACGATCAGTACAGCGGGATCATCGACAAAGTTGCGGTAGCACACGGCGGGCAGGCGCAGCGGGCCTACAAGATCGTCCGTGGGCAGTACAACATCGACAGGCCCGAGACGGTGTTTCACTTCAAGTCGGAGAAAGACGCCGAGGCATTCGAGCGGGACGTCCGTGATCAGGTAGACACGGCAGCGGTCGCGATGAGGCAGCGGTGGGTCGGGCTGGAAGAAGGGCTGCGGGATAACATTCGACAGGAGAGTGCCATGGATGCGACGGACGTGAAGACAAGATTCAAGCAGTTGGTCGAGGGCGTGCCCGTGCAACTGACGGCAATCCCACCTGCTGGACGGCAGCACAAGTGCCCGCTCAAACTTCGGAGCATCAACGAAACGCGGCTTTCCCGCAAGACAGCGAAGGACTTCCTCGCCGGTAAGCTCCCGCTTACCACAGATCCCGTCATGTTCATGCGCAACGGGCTGAAGGCGACACTGAAACTCGGGCTGACCGTCTTCAATCCGACTACACACGAATACTCGTCGCTTGAACGGGACAAGCTCGATGCCGCCGACGAGACGCAGTTGCGGGCGTGGTTGCAGGAATATGCGACACACGGTACCGTGCAGGAATTGCTGCCGGCTGCTAGAATAGGTGAAGTTGATACCGTCCGTAAGTGGGACAGTCTGCTGAGGGCGGCAAAAGCAGCGGGGCCTGGTGTGTACGCCATGATGAAGGCTGAAACCGGCGGAAACCGCGAAGACACGCTGGTAGACAAGGCGCAGGAGATGGACGGCGGGTATACCGACGGGCACAAGATATGGCACCCGACGGACGTTCTTGCGGCAGCGACAAAGGTCGGCGTGTCAATGCCGGCGTGGGAGACCTGGAAGCTGTGGCCTGCCGAAGCGAACGCTCAGATTCCCGTGTGGGCGCGGTATGGCGGCGATACTGTCACCGTTTGGTCGAACGGTGGATTGTCCATCCACTCCACCGCATACAAGGGTAACTTCCTCGCTGAAGTCGGCGACTGTACTGGGATAAGCCAGCACATTAATACCACCAACTTGCGGGACGTACTGGCACAGGGGGCTGTCACAGGTGTGCAGGCGGGCACTGACGGTTACAGGGCGTATTTCCATTTCACTTCGGCGCGGGGGGACTGGCTTGTTGTCGGCGAACGGGATGCTGCTGCTGACCCTGTACAGGTACCCGCAACAACAGCGGAACAGCCGTCGGAACCGCTGCCGGCTGCTGAGTCGAAGCAGTACCAGACGACGGGTTACTCGATCTCTGAAGGCACCGAAACAACACTGTACACAAGAGCGTTCACGGAGCAGGCGGCTGTGCGTGAATGGACGCGCAGGTCTCCGACGAAGTGTACTGTCCGTCTGGTGGAGCAGCCCGCTCCCATTACCGAGCAGGCTGGCGTAGACAGCACAGTCCGCAGACTCATGGCGTCCGGTATGTCGCCGAAAGACGCGTTGACGGAAGCGATCCGGAAGGCGGCGGGCGGTCTGCCGGCAACTCCGCCGAAAGCTGCACTGTTCATTACCGACAAAGGGCAGACCAACGCGACGCACCATGACGGTCTGACGTACTTCATCCCGTCGGCAGAAGCGTCACGCCTCGGGCTTGAACAGCGGGGCGGCTCGCTTCGGGCAGTAATCGTGATCGGTGGGAAGGAATACGAAGTCGAGAGTCAGTACTGGGATCAGGAATCTCCCTACTACTTTTCGATCGGCGCTCCCGCTAAACCGAGGTAGGTGCATGGACTCTGCTACCCGCATATTCATGCGACTTGTAGAGATGGAGGAGGCAACAACAGTGTATCACGTGACGGCGGGGCCGTGGGACGGTAAGGATCTGCGTCCGCTGCTGGACCGGGTGCAATCCGGAGAGATTACCAGCGAAGACGCGAAAGCGGCGTGGGAAGAGCGGTATGCTGAATACTACTCTGACCGGGCGTGGAACATTCTGCTGGGTACCGATGGCAGGGAGATTCACTGTCACGCCACGCTGTCAGCGGCGCTGGAGTACAAACGTGATTACGCACCGAACGGCGATGTACTGGAACTGGACGTCGCCGGACTCACGACGGTTGGTGTGGGTGGTGAGTACGTGCATCCTGTTGTCCGTGATACCATTCCGGCGGCAAGGATCAAGGTAGTTGCATGACAGACGAAGCCGTTACTCGGTTCACGGGTCTCGCCGAGGCTGTCCAGTTGGGGAACGAGGAACGGGCGTATTTCGATGACCTGCAACAGCAGCTCAATGCTCGTGCTCCGGTGTGGTTGCGTTTCGAGATCCGACCGCGGTTACAGATCTACCAGGCGGGCGTACCTGCTGTTGCAGAGATCCGCATTGTGCGCCCGGCCGAAACGGACAAGCACGGAACCGTTGTGATGCTGTACCCGTATCAGGACTCGGCGGAACTGGATTTCGTAACATCGGGGCGGAAGACATCGACAGTAGACACCGTGACAGTACACTCGCTGGCGACAGGCAAGCTCGCGGATGCCGTGGTCGCTCTGGTACTGCGACACATCGAGGAACCGCGAGAACGGACGCGGGCCTACGGGACGCCCACCGTGAGTGAAGCGCCGAAACCAAAACAGGAATTTGACACCGCGGGCGGGAAGTGTATGAAGCGCGGGTGCACGGCACCGGCAACACACAAGGCGAAGTGGGCCGAGGGCGCTGCATTCGTTCGGTTCTGCGACAAGCACTGGGACGTCTGGTCAAAGGAGCATAAGCCGGGAACAGGTGACGACTACTTCGACCACCAGAAGATTGAGGCTGACGAACAAACCGAGTTCCGCCGTTTGGCCGGACAGACACTCGACGAGTTTGTGGCGAACGATATCGTGTATCTCCGCAAGTACCTCACGATGTCGGACAAAGAGAAGATGACAGAACTGATGGAGCGGTTCCCATATGAAGCGTTCGACTACATTGAGGGAGTGAACCCGGACGCCCTGGCGGAGAAGGGGATCGGTGACGGCAGTGAGATGGAGCAGTACGCTGAAAGGATGCTCCCGTTCACTCCCGATGACTGGCCAGGCGTGAACCTGGAGGATTTCGCTTCTCGCCTCTTGTCCGGCTCTGACCCTGCAAATGTCCCTACCTGGGCGCACATGTCTTTCGAGCAGATCGTCAAGAATCAGTGGCTCGTTCATTTCTCAGACGCGGCAGGCAATATCGCCGGTGAGGGATTTACGCGTGGAATGGGCGACCTTGCTCGGCTCGGACTGACGACGTACTTTTCGGACCGGGAACTAAAGCACGGGGGATACAATTTCGCGTTTACGCCGGGCGATGCGCTTCGATTCGGGCGGGTTCGTAGCGGCAAAGCGCAGTATGGGAAGGAAGCGATCATGTTCCGCGCTTCCGGAGCACAAGTTCATCACTGGGGGGATGAAGAAAACCAAGTGATCGTGTGGGGCGAGACAGCCCGCGATCTTGTGTACCTTCAGTCTAACGACGGGCTGGAGTTCTACGTCGCACAGCCGGGGACGAACAAGGAGTTTGTCCGGGGGGATCTGAAGAAGGTCATGTCTTGGGTCGAAGCCAACTACGCGCAGTACCGGAAACAGGTCGGGAACCGGCAGCCCGGCGGCGTAAAGTACCGGGGCTTGGGGCGGTTGTACTGATGGATACGGCGCTTACCCGCTTCCGGTCGTTGGTAGAGTTTGCTGCTGCGACGACGTCTGAACTCTCTCGTTCCTATTACCACGGTACGACGAAGGAGCGGGGCGCTGCCATCATGCAGGCGGGAGAGATTCGTCCCGGAGCAGCGGTACAGGGGCGCGGCCGACTGGACCCTGTTGTCGGTCGGACGTACTTGACGCCCGATATCGGGTACGCTCTGATATACGCGTTAGGCGGTAACTATGCCGGTGTGCCGAACACTGCTTACACCGGGCGAGGTTACGTGTTCGTGGTGCCCGGTACCGAACTCACTGACATCCAGCCTGACGAAGACCAAGTCGGCGAACTGATCCACACCCGGACGGTTACGCCTGAAATGAAAGCGCAGTTCGGGTATAAGATGGATCAGACCCAAGTACCTGACTGGGTCTACAACTGGGGCCGGAAGGTGGTTTCACCGCGCGCATGGGAGAAAGCAGAGGACGGGGAGTACTCGTATTTTGCAGTGGCGGGTAAACAGATGCTTCGCAAGATGTCGCAGACACAGAAGCGTGAACTGTTGGACCTCGGTATGCACGTTGCTAACGAGGGTACGGTGCGCCCAACTGAAGTGTGGTTGGTTGACTGGTCAAAGGCGCCGCAGTTCAAGCGCGATGGGTCCAATTTCTTCGAGATAGCGCAGCGGGTAGACTGGAAGCCCGCGGATCGAGGTACGGTATGATCGGACTCCGCAAATTCCTCGTCGCTGTTGTAGCGATCACCGCTGTTGCCGGGATGTCGATGTTTGACGCTTCCGATGCTGCGCTCTACACGCTCGGCGGGATTGTGTCGGTGTATTTCAGCGGACAGTCGTTCGTTGACCGGATCGTGAAAAAATCAGGAGGTGGATGATGCCTACAGGAATGTCGTACGCGCTCGCACGCAAGTCCGGGCAGCCGGTCAAGAACGTCGAACAGTACTGGAAGGAAGCCAAGATGGCTGCTGCCGAGAAGTTCGGCAAGAAAGAGAGCGAGTTCGACGACCAGGCATGGAGTTACGTGACTGGTATCGTCCAGCAGCGGCTTGGGCTGAAGAAAGAAGAGTCGGCGGAAACGCGGTACCAGCGGACGGCGCAGGGACTGATTGAACGCGTGTTGCAGGGAGCAGACGCTGACGCGCTGGTAGCTGGTCTCAATGAGGTAACCGCAGCAGGTGTCGCCGGGGGCTTGGGTGCTGCCGGTGCTGTTGCACTCGCTACCGGGCTGACGGCGGCACCGCTCGTTGCGTTGGGTACCGGTGTCGGACTCGGGGCGGGTTTGCTCTGGATCAATGACAGAATTCAGCGGGCGAAGTTCAAAACGCGGATTGCAGCGGCGAAAAGGCAATACGGTTTGGATGTGAGTGAAATCGGTGACATGTTCCGCCGTGCAACGGAGTATCGACTTGGTAGGGGGGGGGCGGTGATGCCTTCCGACTATGAGCGCGCTTGGAGCGAAGTAGAAGCTGAACTCAGTAACGCAGAGCAGCGTAAGCCGGTCCCGTCTGATTCCGCCGGCGCTCCTACTGCTCTGCCGCCGGCGGTAAACGCCCCTGTCATAGCCCCTGTGGCGCCGCAAGCATGACCGGCCCACTGACATGCTCGACCTGCGGTACTGCTGCTCGCAGGATCAACTGGAAGCAAGACGGGTCAGAGTACGACATCGTCTGCCCGCTCGGGCATCGGCAACGGGTAAAGCGGCAGAACATCGTGGAGCACTGTGACATCAACCGCATGTTGTGTGAAGGCGCGTCCGAAAGGAAGCTGCCGAAGATCACCGGTGTGCGAAACCTGTACAAGGTTTTTCTCTCTGGTGTCCTGACCGGTGTACTGCCGGCTGAGGGAGAGTGCACGTTGCAGGTGAAGCACAAGGACGGACTGGCTTACGTGCAGGTGGCGCAGGGGGCGAAGATGTGGTTGGCACAGGCCCCCGACAGACTACCCGAGTATACTGGCCCCGGACTGGTACTCTCCATCGCAGGCCCCACGAACCCTGGTGTTGCCAGCAGGGCGATGCGGATGTACATCGTCGAAATATCGCAGGGCATCCAAGGTCCGGAGATCGACCTAGACCCCGTCGCTGAAAGTGTTGGGCTGGTACAACGCGACCGCGATCGAAAGGGATTACCTGATCCGACACTGTCCGCCGCTGCTAAGAAAGCGCACAGGCTGAAGCGGGAGCAGTACAGGTCCGGTGTAGAGAAGTGGACGAAGTCGGCCGCGGGTAAGGCGTTCTACCGCAGGCTCGCCCGTTGGAACGCGCAACATGGGGGGGCGGACGACCCGGCACAGGGTGTGACGGACGTATTGGATAAACAGCGCAACGGAAAAGAGCAAGAGCCGTCGATGATGGACTTGTTGCGGAAATCGCAGAAATGAACGAGCGGAATACGTTCCGTTCCCTGGCTGAACGCCGTTCAATCGACAGCGGTCCCCGCGCTACGATTTACGATGCACTTCGACAGTACAAGGACGACCCGGACATCTTCGTCTCGTTCCGCGATCTGACGCCTGTTCCGCCGCCTGTAATGCGTCCCGGATTCATACCGACTAAACGCGAATTGATCAAAGCACAGGCCGACCTCATGCAGAAACGGAAGTCGAGTCTGCCGCTGGCTACCCGTATCGGTATCAACCCGAAGTCAACTTTCGGCACACCCAACGGCGTCTATACCTATCCGCTGCGCGAAGTGTGGGATGAATATGGCGGACAAGTGCGGCTTAACACACCATACGGTAGTGACAGGCCGGTCGTTGCCGTGCTGCGGCGGAAGCACGGTGTTTCTTTTATCCCGGATATCCAGGCCCTAGCGTCTACCGACTTCGACAGGTACCGTGCCGTACTGCTTGATTACGTGCAGCAGAATTTCGCAGCAGACGAATTAGCAGGTGAAGACGACGATAGCTCCGACGATCGCAGCCTATCGCCGGAGTCAGCCGTCAATCAGTGGTCGAATCAAGCTCGGCAGAAGAGCTACGGCGGACGACTCTGGAATATCACCCGCATGGCGGCGAAGCGGAACCCGAACAAATGGAACTGGATCTTTCGCACTTTGCTCGGGGTTGAAGGCGTCGTGGACCTTGGTGCTGGTATCATCCATCCGAGTGAGCCGACGCAGGCCGTATTCTTCTCCGTCAAAGCATTTGACGTCGTCACGCTTGAACCGAACGTCCTCCGGCGTAAGACGTACTTGAATATTGAAGCGCTGATACAGGAACTGCCGGAAATGACCGGGACTGCCGCTAGATCGGCGCTGGACTGGATCGGTATAGACCCGAAATCCGGGGGTGCGGCAGTTACGGCAGAGAGGTTGAATATTGCACGTCGCCTTGTGCTTGAAGGGAACCATAATCCTGAACTCGCCGCTGTGCTGTGGCGTTACGCTACCCACACCGAGTTCGTCTCTCTTGTCGAACTAGGTGTGCTGGCATGGTCGCGGGTACTGTCGGACGCGCAAGCTGGTTCACTCGCGTCTCGTATTATCGCCGGGGCGCTGGCTAGTCAGTCCCTCCCTTCTGCTCTTGCTGACGCTGTGACAGTGTGGAAGGCGTCCAGCGCTCTGTTCGATCGACTCCGTCAAGCAGCGGCGCTTGACGCTCCCTCTTTGTTGTTACACCCCGGCGGTACCGTGTTCCCACGATTACGCTATATCACTACTGCCCGTCAGTTGTACCGGGCGCTTGGTCTACTAGAAAAGGATCTGGACCAGGACATCGAGGACCGGGTGCTGTCTGTTATTGCCACTTGGTTGCAGCAGGGCCGTTCTACTTCAATCCCGGCTGATGCATCGGATCGGTCGGTTGCGGACGATCTTGTCGCATCAATGCAATCCGGGTTCGCTACACTGATTCAGCGCGCCGAGGCTGAAGCGATCACCGCGCTTGAATCATCCGAGACAGCGAAGCAATACCGCGCCGTCGCGCTTCTGGTTCGCATGATTGGCGCTGGGTTCCGTGTGCCAGATGCTCCGGCAGCAATTTCAGCAGTGTCGCGTGGTTTGCCGCCCGTTGCAGCGCTGCAATTGCTACTGTCGCCACTTCCGTTGGTTTCGCCGATGCGGTACTACGCGGGCGTCCTGAGCGACGCACTCCCTCCGATCTTCGCTGCTACGCGACGGCTTACATCGGCCACTGACTTGGAGGCGGTCGTGTCGTTGGCGTCCCGTGCCCGCCTCGTGGGGCCGCTGTTCGATCGATTGGTAGACGTAGCGCATGACCGGCAGCAGGAACTGAACCAGGCGGCAGCATGACTGCGCTGTCTACATTCCAGTCACTGGTCGAACGGCGTGCTGTTGATCTGCCGCGTGAGCCTGTTTCTGATCGGCTAGCGAAGTACAGAGGGCGTGCTGACGTGTTCGTGTCGTTCCGTGATCCTGTTGGTGGTGCTCCGAAGATCGGCATCAACCCGAAATCTACATTCAACACGCCGAACGGCATCTACGCGTATCCCATCGACTACGCCATTCAACACGGTCAGATGCGCGTGCCCTACGGTCAATCCCGCCCACTGGTGTACGTGTTACAGGTGAAGCCGGATACAAACTTCTTGAACCTGGAGTCCCTGACACCAGCACAGTACGCCGCGATGAAGCCTACATTAGCGCGGTACAAAGCAGACGGATCTACGGCGTCAGCGGCTGAGGCGCAAGAGCGAATGGATTCCGATTTTCCCGCTTGGGAACGCTGTGCCCGAGTGGGTACACCTGCCGGTAAACTCTGGAACGTGACCCGCTTGCTGGTAGCCAACAACCCGAACAAGTGGAACTCTGTTTTTCGCTCAATTCTTGGGTTCGACGGTGTTCTTGATCCGGGGCTGGCAGTCATACACGGTAACGAACCGACGCAAGCGGTGTTCTTCTCGATGCGCCCGTTGCATGTGTTGGAAGTGCTCGATAACAAGGAATACGAATCCGGCGCTGCCGCCTACGTTACACCGCAGACACACGCGTGGTTGAAGCGGTTACGCCTGTTCGGTACTCCCGGCTACACCGATGCGTCTGATCTGGCCGCAAAGCTGGCATCGGCTGGGATAGCGGAAATGGAAGCAACGGTACGGCATCTCCTCATGCAGGTATTCGCTCCGTGGATGCAGAGTATGGCGCATCCCGGTCCGATGGAGGGTATCCTGCATTTTGTGTCGGTGCTCCGTCAGCAGTTGGGGGGTGAGTTTGATCCAGCATTCCGCAAGAGCCTATTATCCGGCCTGTTCCGCGCTACAGTGCAGCGCGCATTACAGCCGGGCATCGGCCGGGTTTTCGCCGTCGTGCTCCGGTCTATTGTCGGTAATACGACAACGAAAGAAGTGCAAACAACGCTCGGCCTGACAGTGGACGTGATCCAAGGCTACATCCCGTCAGACGTCTTGAAGGGCGGGGGCAGCACATCGTCGCGGAATCTGCTGGAAAGTTTCTTACGCGCAGTCGCCGATCTCGTTGTTTCGCCGGAGGTCAAAGCAATTACAACGAAAAGCCTGACATCATGGTTCACGCAGTTCGTGCAGAAAGCGCGGGCCATGGTTACCGCAGACAATCAGATCCACAGCGTACTGCGGGGGACGCGTACAACCCTGTTTGAAATTGCAAATGTCGGCTGGTGGACCCGTGAATACGCGGCGTTGCTGGCTACACAGTTGGACCTACCGGAAAACTAGGAGGCAGATATGCTACAGCCTATCGTCGATACTTACTATCCGAGCTACACGGTGATGACCGAAGACCGCAGATCACTGCCGCCCGGCATCATCATGCGCGTCGGTGGGCGCTCGCAGACGTCCGATACGAAGAACGAGAACAACAGGGTGTACAAGCGGTCCCTGTGGGAGAAAACGCTGAACGATCCCGCGATTAAGACAAAGATCGCCGAACGTCGGATGTTCGGGAAGTTGGGACACCCGAAAGATGAAGACGCGTCGAAACCCGAAGACGTGTCGCATATCGTTACCGAAGCGCGGCTGGAACCTGACGGGTCGGTGTACTGCCAGTATGACATTCTCGACACACCGCACGGGCACGTTGCCGCTACGCTGCACCGCGCGAAGGCCGGTCTCGGAACGTCATCCCGAGGTAAAGGATCGACTATTGTCGAGAACGGGCTTGAAGTCGTGAACGAAGCAGACTACGCGCTGTCTACCTGGGACTTCGTTTTGGAGCCGTCCACCCCCGGAGCGTACCCACGTGTGCTCTCCGAAGCGAAAGAGGCCGAGGAACGAACGCGTGTGCGCGAACCGCTGCTGAAACTGATAAACGAGGCCACTGACACTAAGGTGATTGAAAAATGTGCGTCGTTAGGGGCGGAGATCCGAGACTCCGTATTGGTAGAACATGCTCTCGCCAAGCTCTCGCAGAGAGCCAATGGGGAAGGGGCCGCTATGCCGCACGCAGAAATCGAACGAGTAATGACAGCGATCACCGCACTTACCGAAGCCACGGACAGCATGAAAAAGGACATCGCTTTTGTGATGTCACAGGCGGCGTCGAAGAAGTACAAGTGTGAATCGTGTCACAAAGAGTTCGTGCGCGACGGCAGATCGCTGCCTGAAGGCGGGCCGTTGACGTGCCCGCATTGCAATGCAACTGGAACAGCAATTCGCCCTGTTGCAGAATCGGCACAGGATAATGTCATGCTGGCGAAGCGGCTTGAATCGGCAGAACGGCTGCTGGGCAGTTCTCTTCAGATGCTTCAGCGGTACAAACTGTACGAATCTCGCGCCAAGGCCGAGGGCCGCATTCTCGAAGCGCTGCTTGACACGCTCAACCAGAGAGAAACGGCGCGTGTTGCCGGTGCTGTGCTGCGGCACACGAAGCCCGCGTTCGCCCCGATGGCGCGCCGCCTGCTCGGTGAGTGCAAGACGAAGTCGGACGTCCGCCGCGTGTGGAAGACGCTGAGTGAGACGGGCGGTGCTGCCGTTTCCGCAGCGAAGCCGATTCACGAACAGGTACCCGCGCTGAAAGCGACGACACAGGAGGAATTCTCTCGTGCTGTCGCAGGACTGAAGGGCGAGCCGAATACGACTGACCCCGACACGGCGGTCCTGGAGTACAAGGATGGCACCGGAAAGCTGATCGCTCGTGCTGCTTATGCCAAGGGCAAACCGCCGGCGTACTCCATGTTGAAGGAAGACCGCAAACCGCAGCAGATCGCTGAGGGTGTGGGCCTGACGCCGATCGGACCGAATGTGAACGAGGTCGTCGTCGGAGGCACGCGTATCCTGTTCTCGTACAGGACGCCCGTAGCGTATTCAAAGGGCGGCGAAAACTTCCGTACCGACAAGGCATGGTCGAGCACGACTACGCGGCACATCAACCGCTGGCTCGGCGGTGCGCAGGCCAAGACGGTACCGCAGTCGGACCTGGACAGCTTGCTCGCGTCCGTCACAACCAACGAAGCGGCACGTTCCGCCGTGAAGGCGAAGATCAACGAGGCCGAAGAGACACCGCCGCCGGAATCCAGCACGCCTCCCGCTGCTGACACGGGAAAGAAGACAGGGACGCCCGGTTCGATCTCCTGGGGCACCATGCGGCTTCAGGATCTGCTTCCCCGCTTCCTGGACGAACTGGAGGATCTCGACGCCGACAAAGCGAAACAGGTCCAGCAGGAAATCAAGGATGCAGCGAAGACACCGCTGTCCGACCTGGGCGCAGACGATGACTGGTGGCAGTCGGACCTTGCGTCCGACATCCTCGCTGAACTCTTCGATGCCCTGGACGAGCACGCCCCCGCCGGTCACTACTTCGGCGCCTCCGAGGGCGACGGCAGTGATTACGGCTTCTGGGGAACCGACGACGAGTCGTCGAAGGACGAAGCCAAGCGGACGCGCCGTGTCGGCGGAGCCAAGCAGCGGGCGATGCAGCAGATCAAGCGGAACAGGCGGAATGTGAACGAAGCCGCCGACTCTACTTCACGTGAACCTCTCCCCGGACAGAACCGGGGTGTGGATACTGGACTTCCCGTCCTGAATTCGCCTGTGTCCGCAACAGCAGACATCATGTCGATCTTCCGGAGCAAGGTCCAGCGGTGACAACGACTTCAAACCCAAGGAGTATACGATGATCATCCTTTCCGAAGAGTACAAACGCGGCGTAACGGAGAACCAGAATCTCTGCGAGTCGCTGGTCAGCCGCAAGGACCGTTGCCTGTACGAGGGCAAGATGCCCGACGGCAACACGATGAAGTGGACGATGGGCGAGTTGCTGGAGGGGATCAAAGACGAGAAGAAGCGGCAGCAGACCGCCCTCCTCCTCCACAACCAGAACGTGTACTACCGGAGTCTGGAAGAGACGACCCGTCTCTCCTACGTCGGCTCGTTCGACCGCTGGTCCTACCCGGTCATCGCTGCGGTGTTCCCGAACCTGATCGCTCACGACCTGGTCTCCATCCAGGCGATGAACGGCCCGACGTCGATGGTCTTCTTTATGAAGTTCCTGTACGGCGTCACGAAGGGCGCAGCGAAGGCGGGGCAGGACATCCTGACCAACCCGAGCACGAACTTCGGGTCGAAGACCATCGAAGGCGAGTCGATCGGTACCGGTGACGGTGCCACGCAGGTATTCGCCGGTACGCTGTCATGGGTTCCGGTTCACTCCGGTACCATGCTGTTCTCCGACGGCGATACGCAGATCGTGACCGACAACGGCGCTGGTGTGCTCTCCGGTTCCGGCACGGGCACGATCAACTACTCGACCGGGGCGTACTCGATCACCTGGACTGCCGCTCCCACCGCGGGCGCTGCCGTCGTCGTGACATACGACTATGACAACGAAGGCAATAGCCTTCAGGCCGAGCTTGACTTCGTGATCACCGGTTCGCCGGTGACCGCAGTCACTGACAAGCTGATCAGCAAGTTGTCGCTTGAATCGGCGATGGACTTCAGGGTTGTGCACGGCAAGTCGGCCGATGTCGAACTGATGTCAGCGCAGGTGAGCCAGGCCAAGTTCGAGATCGACCAGAAGGTCATCAACGACTGCATCAGGATTGCTACCAACCAGCAGGTGGCGTGGAGTGCCACCCCCCCCGCCGGAGTGTCGTACACCGAGCACAAGCTGTCGATCGTGGACACGCTGGTCGGTGCTAGCAACAAGATTTACGAGACCACGCAGCGTGCACGCGGTGACTGGATTGTCGCCGGCGTCGGTGTCTGCAACGTCATCGAGACCTTGCCTGGTTTCAAGGGCAACGGCAAGAAGATCTCCGGCCGCGGCATCCAGCACATCGGAACGCTGAACGGAACCTGGGAAGTCTACATCAACTCGTACATGGCCCGCGCGACGTACTGCATGGGGCACAAGGGCGAGGAAATGTGGGATACCGGGTACATCTTCTCCCCGTACCAGATGTTCGAGCACGTGCCGCCCGTCACCCTGACCGACTTCCTCACCCGCTTCGGCATCTGGAGCAGGTATGGCAAGAAGGTCGTGGACGGCGGGTTCTACTGCACTGGCACCTGTACTTCGCTCCCGGTGTAACGTTCGTCAGTCCCCGCGCTTGGGCTGGGGGGCCTCCCCCCTGACGCCGGGTCTCCCGGCCCAAGTCGCAGCACTCACTAATACATGGCACTCTCAGCAACTATCGTAAGTGATTACGTCAAGCGGATGCTCGGCCAGGACACCACGTCCGGTGTCGTGGTCGAACTCACACCGAACATGATCACTGAGTGCCAGAATCAAGCATTGCGGCTGTACAATCGGTATCGCCCGTTTCGTAAGGAAGCACAGATCGCCGTGACAGCCGGAGTACAGAAATACGTGTTGACGACATACGGTAAAGGTCTGGTAGACTTCCAACTGAAGCCGCGTGCGCGTCCGGTTCTTGCGTCGGTTGACATCTTCAACCCGTATCAGATGGTTCGACAGCCGCTCAGACTCGACGAGTTCATTACGGACCGAGCGCACTTGGCTCTAGCGGCACAGGTACTGTCGGCAAATCTGGAGTGGGATTGGGAGCGTGACACACACACGCTGTGGATCGCATCCAACGTTACTGAGAGTACGACCGGCGTCTACACGTATCTGGAAGATCGGGCTGTGACGGATATACTGCCTGATGACGAGGACTGGTTTCTGCGGTACACGCTGGCGACGGCGAAGATGCCGCTCGGGCGACAGCGGTCGAAGTACGCCGTCGTCCGCGGGGCCGAGCACGAGTTTCAAATGGACGGTCCCGCCCTGCTTCAGGAAGCAAAGGACGAGTTGCCGCTGTTGGAGCAGGAACTGCGTAACAGGATCGGCGAGATCGGCGTGCCGCTGAGGGCATGATGGATGAAGACCTCGTTCGAGACCTGGTACAGGCGGTGGTTGACGGGGGCCGACCGGAACAGGTACTACACGAAGCGCTCACTGATACATTCGATGCGGATATTGCCGAGGGGGTGCTGGCGTCGAAGTCGTTGTTCCGCCGACCGCTTGCATCAACCAGCGATGTTGCGGCGGCCCTACTCGCTGCACGTGGGCATCTTCAGGAAGATGTACGATTCTACACCAGACCCGAAGTGCTTGAAGGACTGGACTACCTTATTGAGTATGTTGTGAGAGTTGGAGGCAAGAGATGAAAGTGCACGAACAGATTGACGCAGGCAACGCGTTCAAGTCCATCCTGACCGGGTCGAGGCCGAGCACGAGTAAGCCCGCTGCCGGTCCCGGCGTAGTCAATGAAGACACTGGCGACGAACCGCTGATCACCATCGAACCGGCTGAAGCGAAACGGCTCGGGCTGGCGATGATGGACTGGCACTCCAGTGCCAGTGATCCGATCTACGCCGCAGGATCGTTCCTGTACGGCGGGCATGCGGTAAACCGGGACACGCTGATCGCAGCAATAGCGAACCTGCGGAAGAATTCTGAGTCGTCCGCTCAGCGGCTGGCGACCCGACTGGAACGCGCCGCGGGGCTGGGGCAGAAGAACGAGGGTCGCTTCGATCGGGATGCTCCGGGTTCCGGTCAGGACACGGTCAGCGCGAATGAACTCGTTCTCTTCATCGACAACGACGGCGACCTGTACCGGCAGCGGACGACACCGATACACCAGAACCTGCTCCGCAAGATCGTGAAGGGTGAGTATGACCACACGAAGGCGCCGCTTTTGTGGCTCTACCTGGCAGACGCCGGGGCCAAGAAGTACGCCAGCATCCACGGAACACCGGGGCACTCGTGGTCCGCTCAGTTCCCCAAGCCGACGCGGCAAGCTGCGGCAAAGCAGATGGCGGACACATTCCTGCGGGAAGTGCAGGTCGGCGGGATCAACCCGTCCGATTTCGGTTTGAAGGGGGCCGTCCCCGAGGCGATCAAGTCGATGAAGATTTCAGAGTCCAGGAAGCGGACGAACGAATCGTTCACCGACGCCGCCGTGGACGACATGATGTCGGAATCGGTCAAGGGCCTGCTCCCGCTCTATCGGCAGTTCCTTGCCGAAGCAGCGAAGCAGGACACGTTCCGGCAGCCTGACGAGTTTGTCAGAGATACGGCAACGTGGTACGGTCCGGGCGGCAAGGACAGCGAGTACGGAACCGTGGTCGAGCGCGGCTTCGACGGGTTCAACGTGAGCGAGTACACGTACCTGAAGGGTTACGTCGAAGATCCTGAACTCCAGGACAAGTTCAGCAAGCAGACCGTATTCGTAGGCGATGACGAAGTCGGCCTGGACGACGACGGCGATCCTGACGAGCTTCACTACCAGAAAGCAGCACGGATCGGTACCGATCGCATAGCGGAAACAGGGGGGGACGAGTCTACCGTGAGTTCTATCGGTGAAGCGAAGACTACGGGACCGAAAAGCCGCCTGCTCACTCGGCTGCACGAAGCAACCGACCCCGCGACGACCGACGCGGTCAGTGACCGCAAGACAATGGAGTTTGCCTTGTGGCTGCTTGACCGGCCGGCGACCGACGCTATCAGCACGGAGACCAACCGGAAGCGGGCGGCACAGGCACTCAGGCTGGCACTGAAGAAAGCCGGCGCTACGCCGCGGGCGGGGGCATGACAAGCACGAAGGGAGTGAACTGATGGATGCTGCGCTCTCCCGGTTCCTAGAGTTGACTGAAACTCGGGACTCAAAGTTCAAGAGCCCGAAGCGCGCCGAGAACCCCGCCGCATGACACAGTCGAACCTATTCCAGTCAGCGCAAGATGCAGCGTACCTGAAGGCACGCGCCGGAGAATACGGTGAGCTTTACCGGCCGAACCGCGTCTTGTATCGGCAATCGCAGATCGCCGCTATCAGCGGAACCGTCGGCGCTACCAGTGCCGTCGTGACTAACCGGCTGTTCACCGACACAACAAAGGATTTCTCGACAACCGTACTGGTGAACTCTCTGCTCCGGATTGCCGGGGTTACAGATGATTTCGACAACGGCGATTACAAGGTGGTGCAGATCGTCAATGTCACTACGCTAAAAGTAGACAGTGACTGGCCTTACGGCGGTAAGACGGGGTTGCCCTACGAGGTCATTTACCACGACGTGTACGGTGATCCGGCTTCGGGTTCGGTTGCATGGACCGCGACAGCGGCGATCCCGTTCCTGTTGATCATGGACCCGTCCCCCGTTGTCTGCACAAAATACGGTTACGACCGTCCGCGAAACGGTATCCTGGTATTCGCAGCAAAGACGCTGGAGGATAACTCCATCACACCCAAAGTCGGCGACAGGTTCGTGGACGACGAAGGGCGGGAACAGGAGATCACCGACATCAGACCCGACGATCTCTTCACAGGTAGTGGCGTTCATGTGCGGTGGCTCGGTTCAAGTGAAGTCACGCACAAGCGGAGGATTTCGACATGACGGATGCTTCTGACAGATTTCGTGAACTGACACAGCTTTCGTCTGCGTCCGACGATCCTGCGCTTTCGCTGGTACAGCGCTCTCCCGGTCACCGTACACTCGACGAGGGCCAGCAGCCGAAGAACCTGCATGAAATCCGTCCGTCGGATGGGCGACGCACACTGGTCGAATGGGTCGGTGATGCGTACCCGATCCACAAGCCCGAAGTCGTGAAGACACAGGATTACCGCCAAGTGCCCGGTTGCTTGGCGGCGGTGTTGTACGGACAGACTCGGGCATTCCTTGACGCCGTGATTGCCGGACTGGATGGACTCGGCAAGATCGGACCCTTGGAGCACGCAGGGAAAGAGGAACCGACGCCGTGCTGGCCGGCAAGCGGCGACGTATCCCGCCATCTCACGCTTACGGCGTCAATCGCCGGGCAGCCGGCCGATGTCTCTCTCAGCGTGCGGCTCGATCCCGTTGCTGTCGCATCGAATAACGACGGGTATTGCTGCTGCACTGCTCCATTCAGTATCGGTGTAAGCGACGGGCACGATGCAGAGCGCCGCAACTCAGTCGGGCATGTCAACCTGGACTACCGTCACCCGATTCTGGGGTCGGTAAACCGGAGCCTGAAGTTCGACGGATTGGCGACGCCGCAGGATGTAGCAAACTCCATTCGTAAGGCGCTGCTCGCAGACGCCGCTCCAACCGGCGGAGACCTGCCGCCGAATCAGCAGAAAGTCACACCTGTGCAGGGGGCGTAGTGCGGGTATACGAACCACTGACGCCGAGTGAAGTGATCCGCCGGCGCATCGAGTTGCAGAGCGAGATGGTTGCCGACATCGAGGCGGTAGCAGACCGTGTGCACAGATCAGCGGCAGCACACGCCGCAAGTCGGATGCAACCGCAGGACATATTCCGTATCCAGTTGACTGACGACGAGAAATTCGTAATCACCGAAAGCGGCAAGGACTTGGACGCCACAGAAGTCCAGGTACGGTCTCGATTGGCGGAGTTACCGCTGGATGACGTTGCCGTGAGTCTGCAGCTAGACCGGATCTGGTGCTTCAAGACGCTGTATGTGAACAAAGCCACGGGGGAGATCTTCACACCGTGACATTCGATAGCGGAACCAAGGGAAAGAAGATCACCGACGTTATCCTTCGTCGCCGGCCTGAAGTCGTGCAGGCGCAGCAGAGCAAGATGGCAGCAAGGGCGTATGCAGTCCGCGCCGAGGTGCTGAAGCGCATTGAGTCGCAACTGTCGGCCGTTGGAACCGATGTCACTGTCCCTGCCGAGTACAAGATCACCTATTCTGCCGTTGTTGACAGCGTGACCATCATCGAAACCCCCGGAGCGTATGCTGTGAGAATAGACCCTGAGATGTGGCGTCGCTTGCGGCTTTACGAGTACGGGTCCGTCTCACTTGGTATCCGACCGCATCAGGCGTGGCGCGGCGTCATCCACCAGATCAAGAAGGCGATGGCACAGATATGACAGACACGGCAAAACAGAGCTTTCTCCGCATACTGCATGAAGACGTGTCGGACGAACAGATTCGTTCGGCACTCACGGCGTTTCGCCGTTTGTTGTGGGTGAAGCGGCAGAACGGCGTCAACTCCGACGAGTATCGGACGGCGAAAGAAGCGGCAGAGAGTGCCGTACAGGCGTACTTCGGCGCTCCGACAGAATACGCCGACATCGACCAAGCCGCGCGTGTTCATGCCTATACTACTTTCCGCCGTGCAGCGCACGCCAAGGGCGCTCTCGCTCCGCACGCACAGTCCGAGGCGGTTGAAGTTTCCTCGCTCCGGGCGGCGTTGAACGAAGCGCCCGGTGCGGATCTCGGGCTGAAAGACGACATCGGCGATGATCCGCCGGTTCGTGTCGGCGGTGTCGGCACGATGACAGTAGACACGGCAAAGACTCACCTTCAGGACAAGCTGCGGCAGTTGCTGTCGCAGGTCGAAAGTGAGGCGTGGGACCATATCAACTGGCGGGATTTCGATCAGATGACTGCGCTGGCGCGCTCAATCGACGCCGGCCGTAAGGAGAGAACATGAGCAAGAAGACACGGGCAACGGTTCGGCACTGGACTGAGCATGTGATGCGCGGGGCACAGCCCGGCGCTGTTGTCGAGGCGTTCGTCTCAATGCTGGAAGACCTGCGTGTCGGCCCGCTGGTCGATACGGCGAAAGCAGAGATCGCTGCGGGCAGACTGAAGCCGAACGCGAAGGACGTCGCCGAGTTCCTGGCGGTGAACTTCCCGCACCTGAACCAACTCCGCATCGACATAGCGGTCAAGATGCTGGTCAACGTGAAAGCAATTACCGAAGCGGTGCAGGAGGGCTTCTCTTACGTCCTGCTTCAGCCGGTAGAGACGATCCCTGCCGGAACCAGGGTCAAGATCGAAATCGTCGAGAAGTCGGAGGAGGACGAGCAGTTGACGCTGGCGCTCCGTTCGGTCGAGAAGATCCTACCGCGGAGCGAAGACGATACGGCGCCTGACGGTGAGAAGAAGCCGGCTGAGCCCGGCAAGAAGGAAGAGGGGGCCGACACCGACCCGCCCGACCCGCCCGTGCCGCCGGTGGACCCGCCGAAGCCCGACGGCGACAAGCCGGCAGAGGGCGGAGGGAAGAAGACGCCCGATTTCCTGACGGCGAAACTCACACTCCCCGAGGATGAACTGGATCTCTACTTCGACCCGGAGTCCGAAGAAGAGCCGGATGAGGAAGATGAAGACGATGAAGACATCTTCCCACCCGAAGACGCGGTGTCCCCGCCTGATGGCGGGACGCCGCCGCCGGCAGAACCCCCGAAGCAGTAGTATGGTTCCGTCCCGTACCGCCGAGGTCTACTGTGGAAGAAACTAGTGCTGTAGGCGCAGTCTTTCCAATCCTGAGTGTCATCACAGCGATTATCGCTGGTATCGGAATCCCGCTGTTTCTGTACTTGGTAAAACGGACTACAACGGCATACGAGATGGTAGTGGATCTCGAACGTAAGGTCGTCAAGAAAGATGACGCCGCCTTGCTGATTCAGAATCACTGCCTGCTCCAGCAAAAGGCGTACCTCGGTTCATTCTCGACAGCACAGCAGGACATTGCGCTTGTCAAGCAGTCCAACACAAACGCGATGGAGCGGTTTTCTGAATTAGAGGCCCGCGTCGGTGAAATGACAGCGGCGTTCAACAAGTTGAACCGCACGCTGCTTACTGTCATGGAAGGCGGGCGCGCGCCTGATACGGGGGATAGGTGAGCGCCAGGCCAGTAGATATATTCGAGGCGTATGACCTCGCGATGCGGCAGACTTTCGTTGGTCTGTGCAGCGGCGTACTAGAACACACCGTCAACGTGATCACGTCACCAGTAGACCGCGCCATGATCGAAGCGAAAACGGTATTGCAGTCTGGACAGTCGCGTCCCAACCTGCCGCTGGTCTCCTTGTACGCTGGCGAGAACATTGAGTTTCCCGGCGACCGGCAATCAACAGCCGTGATCCGCAATCTGGGCTACTCCAAGGCGCAGCAGCAAACAAAGCTCCTGCGGCGGACCGCCAGAATGCCGATGCTTGCCCGGATACCCTATACCGCCGACATCTGGACCGAGACGGCGCGCGAGGCACACCTACTCATTCAGAAGCTCGTGTTTTTGACCGGTCGCGGATACGCGTGGCTTTCTGTCCACGCCGGTGATCCGTGGGGTTGGAAGAAGGCAACGCTGCTCTTTGGGAACGCCGTGGTCAACACGACGAACCTAGAGTCGGCTGAGCGCTTCGGTGAGCGGTTGGTGCGCTTCACACTTCCGTACTATCTGGAGGGGTGGATCTTCGACAACACGCTGGTCGAGAAACAAGTCGCCCGCAACATCATCATCAAATTCTTCGATTGGGGCACACAGAACGAGATCGAACGTATCTACAGCCCACGTAGACACCCGCTCGGTACCGGCGATGGAGCGAACAAGAACTTCAGCGATACGTTCGGGATGCATTTGCAGACATACTCGGTGCTGGTGACGGGTACGGTCGGCGGATTAACGGTAACGGGGTTCGACGACGGTGCAGGCGTGATCTCGGGAACCGGGATTACCGGTACTGTGAATTACACAACTGGAGCGGTTGCCGTTACGTTCACGACGGCGCCTGACGCAGATACGCCGGTCGAGGCCGGGTTCTTTACGGAGGCATGAGATGGCGAAGTACAGGATTCAGAATCTGACCGAACAGGCGCTGACCGTGCGGGTCTTCCTGGGACCGGCAAAACGGCACGCGTGTACCAGCGTGATCGGACCCGGCGGCGACTTGTTCGCCGAGGGGGACTACGCCATCGAAGAACCGGCGCTGCAGTCCCTTGTTCGCAGCGGTAAGCTGCGGATTCTGCCGATCGAAGAACCGCAGCCCGCAGCAATCACAGTGGAAGTGAAGGTAGAACTGCCGCCTCCGTTGCCGATGCCAGTCGAAGACAGGCCCGACGAAGACGACGAGATCAAGACTCTCAACGACTAAGACGCGGAGGAATCAATGACGACATACAACGCATCCGGCACATACAATCAGGAAGACGACCGTTCGTACTCCGTCAACCTGAACGTCAACCTGCGCCTCGGCGCCATTCTCGCCGCGACGTGGGGGCCGGCAATGTCCGACACGCTCACGGCTCCGACGCTGTGTACGTCGCATGACAGCTTCCTGGCGACATTCGGCAAACCGAAGGCGACCTGGGCAGCGGGCTCGATCCAGTACGGCTGGTACACTGTCCGCGAGTACTTCCGCAAAGGGCGGTTCGGGCAGTTGGTACGGTGCGACGCGGCGCTTGACCCGGCCGTGAAGGCGCTGGGCACTCTCCGCGGGGGGCGGTCACCGGCATTCAAAACGGGGACGGACGGACTGCTGTCGGCCGTCGGAGTCCGCACGCTGACATCCGCTGCTGTTCCGGGGTTCATCGCCAGCGGAGTGAAGGTTGGGCACTTCCTGTACATCAACGAAGATGCCCCGGCGAATACGTGCAATGGGACATACATCATCACGGCCGTAGCTGCTGGTGTACTGACCGTCAACCGGGACTGGCCCGCTGATCTGTCGGCCTCCGGCGCCATCATCAACTTCGAGGTACACACGACCCGGTGCAACGCCAAGACGAACGGCGCGACCGGAACCGTGTCGGCACGTACACTGACGTCCGTTGCAGTCAATGGCGAAAACTTCACGACATCCGGTGTGGCAGCAGGCGACATTGTCCACATCTACGAAGCCGCGCCCGGCAGCACCGAAGACGACGGCGTGTACCTGGTCGATTCTGTCGCGTCGGCAGAACAAGTTGTCTTGGACCGCGACCTGCCTGTCGGCAACAAAAGCAACTTGGACTTTTACATCTACAAGCCGCGGACGATCATCAATCCCGACGCGACCAGCGGCGGTCCCGGCGGAGCCGTTCCGGCAAGCGGTGACGGATCAGCCGCGATCGGTCTGAAGACCTTCACGTCGGCGTTCTCCTACTTCAGCAAGTGGGGCGTTGTCGCCGGTGATATCCTGATCGTGAACGAGGGATCGCCGACCACAGACAACGGCGTGTACGTTGTCACCTCCACTGACAGCGACACACAGTTGACGGTGAATCGGGCTTTCGCTGCTACACTGGCGAATCTTGACTTCTACATCCTGCCCGCGTCCGTCCGGCTTCAGGGCTATTACAAAGGCACGCGCGGTAACAACTTCACTGCTGAAGTCAAGGTCTTTAACGGGGCGCCGGCGAACTGGACCGTGGATCTGTACGAGTCCGGCGTGCTGTTGGAGTCGTGGGCCAACACGAACCGCACCGCCTTCGCGACCGACGCGGCGGGCAGCATCTACTTCTCGTTGCCGTCCGGCGCTGTTGTCGCTGCAACGACTGAGCCGATTCAGACCACGGCACGTGCTGACCTGGCAGAGCCGCTGTTCGCTTCCGGTTACGTGTTCAACGGAGGGTACGACGGAGATGCAACAATCGCGACATCCGACAAGATAGCGGCACTGCGCCTGTTCAAGAACAGCGAACAGGTGCTGATCGACGTGCTGGCTGCCGGTGGTGAAGACGAGCAGGCGGTGCAGAACGAGATGGAGGCCATCCGCGAGGTCCGCAAGGACTGTCAAGTCGTCCTCGACGGACCGCCCATCGCTACCGTCACCAACCCGACGGATATCTTGCGCTGGTCGAACGGCACCAACATCCGTACATCGCCGATCAGCGCGTCCGGTTCCTGCATGGCCTGGCCCGAGGTCAGCGTGTATGACGAGTACAACGACAAGAACGTCAACTGCCCGCCGTCCGGTATCATAGTCTATTGCATGTGCCGCGCCGCCGAACAGGGCGGACCCTGGAAAGCGCCCGCCGGCCCGAAGCGCGGCATCGTTCCTCACGCACTCGGTGTGGCCTACTCCATCGAATTCGACCAGCGCGACATGATGCAGGCTGAGAACCAGTGCGTCAACCCCCTCGTCTCTGTCGCGGGCAAGGGGATCATGCTGAAGGGGCAGCACACGGGTCTCCGGTCCACTTCCCGCCTGAATCGCATCAACAACCGCATGACGCTGACCCTGCTGGAAGTCACCGGCGCTTCGTACATTTCCGAACTGGAGTTTGACACTTCAGACTCGACCCTGTGGGGCAACATCAAATCCGTCATAGATAAGGCGTGCGGGTACGTCAAGTCCGGCGGCGGGATCAAGAACTTCGAGTCGAAGTGCAACGCCATCACCAACGATCCGGCCGTGCTCCCGCAGGCCAACTCAGCGCAGGGTTACTGCTGGGTCGAATTCCCCGAGACGGCAGAGCGTATCTACATCAAATGGATCGTCACACCGGCCGGAGTCACGTTCGAGGAATACGTCGGCAACTTCAAGCTGTAAGCCAACCCGCAACACGTCAATAGGAGAATCACATGGCGAAAGTAGACGCAGATCACCTGGCATCCGGCAACGGGTACGAGCCGCAGCGCGAGAACAACTTCTACCTGAGCATCACGGGCCTGTCCCCCGACTTCGACTTCGTCATGCTCGCTCTCCGCAACATTACGATTCCGGGACACAAGACGGAAGGCGTCGTGATCAACTGGGGGAACTCTTTCAGGAAGGTCTCCGGCGGTGTAACGCTGGAAGATATGCCGCTGAAATGTCGTGATATGGTGGACAAGGATGTCCGCAAATGCCTCCTGAAGTGGTACTGGAAGGTATACGACCCGTACACCGGAAAGAAGGGGCTGTGTTCCGATTACAAGAAAGTCGGAGAAATCCTGCTGTTTGCCCCCGACGGAAGTTCAAACGAACGTGTCTGCGGGCTGCAGGGTATCTGGCCTACCGGCGAACCGCCGACGGCGCTCACCATGGACTCGCAGAACCCGCTGGACATGGATATCTCGCTGTGCGTGGACAAGGCGCTGTGGGATCTCACCTAGTCATTTGAGCGGGGATCTCCCGCTCCGGTCGATAGTTTCACGTCAACAGTCTCTTTGAGACGAGGAGTCAAGAATGGCCGGCTATGGAACCACTGAAAAACTGCCGTGCGGGATTCTGTATCCTGATGCATTCCCCGACGGTACTGTCAACCTGGTGCCGATGGGCACCACCGAAGAGAAGTTCTTCTCTGCCGAAAGTCTCAGGCAGGACGTCAAGACCAACAGGCTGATCCAGGGATGCTGCACGAATCTCCCCAAGGGGTTCGACCCCCTCGGGTTCACGATCCCCGAGCGGTTCTGGTTCATGTGGGTACTGCGCATCTTGTCCTGGGGGCCGGCGTACAGGTTCTCGTTCAAGTGTACGGAGTGCGGCGAGAAGTCGAACAACACAGTCTCGATGAAACCGCCGGACCCGGATGCTGTGCCCGATGACGGCAGCGAGCCGATCGGGTTTCCCGTTCTTCTGCTCACACCGGAAGACGCAGACAAACTCACGGTTACAATTCCCGGAGAGCACTCGAACGCTCCGGTCAAGGCGGGCGACGTACTCACGTGGCGCCTGTTGACGGGGCACGACGAACTGAAGATCGCCAAATACGCCGAACAGATGCGGCGGAAACTGAAGCCGGAGATCATCGGCGACCCCGAGTATGAGTACAGGTTGGCGCTGCGGCTGAAGACGATCAACGAAGCGGAGCCGACGTTCAGCGACAAACTGCACTACGTCCAGGCGCTTCGCGGACAGGATCTGTTGGCATACCGTGGCGCCGTCGAGTCTATTCGCGTCGGAGTGCAACTGGAGCAGGAATTCGAGTGTCAGGTGTGCGGCTACCCCAACGGCCCGATGCCGTTGCCGGTCAGCCGCGACTTCTTTCTTCGACGACCTGATCAAGGGACAGATTCCGCCGCCGGAGGAGTTGCTGGTTGAAATCCTGTACCTCCAGCGACAGGGCCAGATCCCGTGGGGTGACGTCATGCAGATGCCGCCATGGGAGCGCAAGCACATCATCGGTGTGCTCCTCAAACGGGCGGAAGCCAAGGGCGACACGCCCGCGGGCGAACCGAGTTCAACCCTTCTCTACCGGGAAGCGATGAAAGAGTTCCAAGCAGAACAGAAAGTAGCAGCGGAAGCCAAGAAGACCAGCGCTGCAACGGAAAAAGCAGCAGCGGAAGCCAAGGACGCGGAGCGGCAGGCCAAGCGGAAGAGGATGCGGCGTGGAGCCTGAGATAGTACCGTTGCAGTGGCTGCTGACATTGGAGGACAAGGTCTCCCGGCCCTTGCAGTCTTTGCACGTACTCCAGAACAAGTTCATGGACGGCGTCAGCAAGTTGAAAAAGCTCGGCCACGACATGTGGACCGGCTGGTTCAAGGACACCGAGGACGCGACGAAGAAGACAGGCGTCTTCAAGGGTATCCTCGACAAAGTCATTGAGTCGTTCAAGAACTTGGCGGGCCTGCTGAAGTCCGTCGGCGGGTTGCTGGTTGCCGCGGCCGTAGCGGCGGTAGCGTTCGGCGTGTCGATGGTGAAGGCGGCGGTGGAGCACCACAAAGGACTGCTCCTGCTGAACCAGGCGCTCAACATGACGGGCAAGCAGTTAGGGGTTGTTGCCGGGCTCACCGATAAGTGGTGGGCGAACCTCGGGTACACCAGGGAAGAGGCGTTGGCTGTCGCACGCCTCGGGCTGGAGTACGGTATCCTTGCCAAGCGGAACACAGACGCCGCGAAGAACATGCGGCTGTGGACGGATCAGACGATGATCTTCGCCCGCGCAACCGGGACGTCCACCGCAGCAGTCGGTAAGTTCCACTTCCAACTCGCCGAGGTCTACCAACTCGGGTACGAGCGGCTGCAGCGATTCGGCAGCGCGATGAAGTACGTCGGCGACAAGACGGCAATCTCGCATGAAGAATTGCTCGGGTTCAACGAGTCGTTGGACAGCCTGTTGATGTTGTCGGGTAAGACAGACAATAGCCTAATGAACTACGGCATACAGTTCAAGGCGGTCGAAGGGCACCTCAGCAACTTCGGGATCACATTCTCCCGTGTGTATCCGGCGCTGGCAAAGATGATGAAGATCGGCGAGGGAGGGGTGGCTGTCACACAGTTGGGGCAGGCGGTTGGTATGACGGCACGTGATATTCGAGACCTGATTCAGTCGCACCCGGAGAAACTTCCGTCTTTGATCGGACAAGCTGTCCGCGGGTTTGAGAGCTACAGTTCTGCCCGCGGGCAGATGCAGTACAGCCGACTGTCGGAGTCCCTTGGGATTGACGCCGCTGAACTGGCGAAGTACGGGCGCAAGGGTGTGGCAGAAACCGAGGCGTTCGTTCGTGAGTCGCTGAAGCACGGCGGCAAGGGGATGGACGATCACGGCAGGGCGGCGCGTAAGACCGTGGACGCTATCACACAGGCATTCGCCTCTCTGGAGAAGCAGATAAAGTTGATCTGGATCTCCATGGGTGAAAAGCTGATTCCTGTTATAGAACGGCATTTACTCCCGTTGATGAGCGCATTCGGCGTGTGGCTGAATGATAACGCCGGGATGTTTACTCAGTTCATCGACGATGTTATCACGGCGATCGAACAGGCAGTTGTTTGGGGCCAAGATTTCTGGGACGCTGACTGGGAGACACGGTTCAAGATGATTGCCGAACCGCTGAGCGAGTGGATTGCAACAGCATTCCGGTGGGGTATCGAGAAACTGAAAGCAGTTGACTGGCTCGCTCTGTTAAAGACGGGGCTCGACATATCCACCGCCATCGGCGCGCTTGTCTGGAAAGGGCTGCAGTCGGGTTGGACGCAGTTCACCGACTGGGTATCCGGACGCGGCGGCGAGAAGTTTCTCCGGTTTTTCGAGGGGATGCACACTGCTATGATAGACGAGTTCATACAAGCACTGGAGTGGTGGGCGACCGAGTCCCCGAATGAAATACGGCATGCTTGGAGGAAGGCTTTCGGCGGACCCGGCTTAGACCGGCAAGAGGCGGTCAAAGACAACCCAGTCATGGGTAACGTGATGGGGATCGGGAACCCATTGGCACAAGACATGGACGCCATGGACGCTGTTCTGGACTGGATGGGGGGATTGTTCACCAGTGCAGAAGGGAACACCGCTGCTTTAACCGATAAGATAGGCGCTAAGTGGCAGGCCACAATGTTGTCGATGACGAAAGATGCGGATGCCGCATTTGCTAAAATCACGCGTACTGCGTTAGACGCGAAAGTCGAGATGGCAGGAGCTTCGCCCGGTGGATTCTTGGAAAAGATCGGCTTCAAGTGGAAGTCGATTCTGCAGTCGATGCTCGATGAAACGAAGAAAGCGACCGACACCATTCCCCGCACGTTTAGCGACATGACGCATGAGATCGCCGAGGGCTTTAAGACCAGTTCGCTCGGCACGGGACTGTCTGCCCTGTGGACGGTCGGTACACAACTGGCTGGTGCTGCGGGAAAAGATCAGTCCGGTTTCGCCAAAGCGCACCCCGAGTTCGACCCATTCATCGCCGCTGCCAGCAAACAGTTCAACATCCAACCGGAGGTATTCAAGGCGTGGATCGCCCGTGAGTCCGGGTTCAACCCGAACGCCAAAAATGGTAAGCACTGGGGCCTGCTCCAGATCAGTCCCGAGGAAGCTACTACCACAGCGAAGCAACTCGGATGGGCATCCGACTGGAACCGGCTGGACCCAGAAAAGAACATCATGGCGGGTGGCGCTATTCTCCGTGGGCATTTGGACCGGACAAGCCAAGACCTCGGGGCCGCGCTAGGCCGGTTCCGGTGGGGAGGAGGAAGCGAAAAGTCACGTACCGATCCTTCGGGCTATGCCTCTGGCATCCTCGCTACAGCGAGCGCCCTGGGCGCAACCAGCCTTGCCACTTCCATCAACGGTGTTGTCGCCATCGACGACCGGAGGCTGCTGCTTGCGCTGGAATCAATCCGGCAAGAACTGGTTGCCGGCCGCGGCAGAACGCGTCCCCCCGGTAAAGGGCGCGAACCCGCCAATCCCACCGGACCGCTTGAAACCGCCGGCGTGGGTGGGATAACTCCCCTGTATGTGGGTGCGCTTGAATGAAATTAACTGTTCTCGATACGGTGACCGCAGCGTCGATTACCGTACTCATGCAAGAGCAGCCCGCATACGGCGCCCGTGCGACATATCCCGAGGAGGCAGTCCGCGGTACATCCGATCCGCACATCGGATACTCGCACACCGAGGGGCAGACTGTTTCTTTCCAAACGATGATCTGTTCGTCGCTTGAAGTGGGGGATACCAGAACGCCGCAGAACGTGATTGAAGACATTGCCTGGTTGCAGTCACTGTGTTACCCGGACTACCAAACCACGGCAGACGGCGGAATAGCGACACCGCCGCACAAAGTCACGATCTCGATGTTGCCGATGGCGATCGAAGGCCCGCCCCTCGACGCCGGTACGCCGAAACGGTCATGGACCGGCTACCTGGTGGACGTCCAGATCGCCGAGACCGGCGGGTATGACCTGGTTACGGGTTCTCCATTCCACGCCAAAGCGACAATCACGATGCGCGTTGTTGGTCCGCGCCTTGCCGGTATCAGGTGGATAGGCTGATGTCATCAACCCTGTCACTCGAACAACACCGCGAGAAATACTATGACGCCGCTACCGGAGGCTACACGTACTGGCCCGTTGCGGTTCTGCTGACCGCCGATCCAACCGATACACTGTGGAAGATCACCGACGGGTATGCGCACCGACCCGACTTGATCTCCGCATTTTTCTACGGCACTCCGCTCCTGGAGTGGGTTATTCCGATGGTCAACGGGATGGAAGACATGATCGCCGAATCCGCAGCGGATACGGTTGTTTTGGTTCCGTCCAAGGTCCGAGTACTCAACGCGCTCAACGCGATCGCATGACGACGCACGACAATACCGCTCGCATTCCCTGGGTCCAACTGAAGATCGGTGACACGCCGATATTGTCGGTACCGCCGAAGTACCTTCAGATGTTTCGCTACAACTCGACGGGCGATGGGTCCGACTCGTTCGAGATTGACCTGATCGACCCGGAATTCGAGAAGCTGGAACTGCTGCTGTTCCGCCTGCTCCTGTTGAAGTCCGACGGGAATCAGGACTCGATTCAGTTTCGGTTCGGGTATCCCGATCAGGACGCGTGGAACCCGCCGAAAGGCTGGCGGCGAGGCTTCCTCACGAAGTATCTACCGGAGTTCGTACCCGCCGGCCTGAAAATCCACCTGGTCGGCGCCTGCACCGTGTTTACACCGCGGCTAGACACACAGGGCGTCTCGTTCCCGCTTGACACGCGGCTGTCTGACATTGTCGCCGAACTGGCGAAACGAGATCCGCTGTGTGAGAGAGCCACGGTAGTTCCGACAATGCCCATTCCGGCTGCGCTATCAACGGGCGGTGACGCGTGGGTGATTCCAGTGTTCACGCAGTGGCATGCGTTCGTCCGCGAGTACATGTGCCCGCTGGCAGTATCGGAGTTGGGCAACGGTCCGTACATTCTGTCGATCTCGGTGTCCGACAAGGAGGTCTACTTCGGACCGCGGGAAACGTTGCCGCCGACCCGAACAATCCGCGTATTCACGGGACAAGACCCGTCGCTGAAGTCCTTCCGTCCCGGCTTCTCCGCCGAAACGCTTGCCGACCTGGCGCAGAACGGGGCCGTGTCGATCACGTTCAACCCTGACACCAAGACCTACCGCAAGTGGGTGGTGGACCCGGTAGTGAAGGGTTCTTGGGGGCAACGAGGGGCGGGCGCTATACTCCCGTCGGCGATCTTGTCGCAGTTAGAAAAGGATGGGTACATCGGTTCATTGGCGTTCTTGAAGACCATCGAGAGTGTCGAAGACCGCTTAGCATGGATCGAGAAGCACACACGCTGGATGATATCGGGACCGACTAACAACGACGCTGTCGCTGAGTTGGAAGCGCATTATTCCTGGCTGAAGATTTACGAGGCAACGGGCAACGCGACGGCCGAGTTCATCGGCGATCCCGAGACATTGGCGATCCGTGCCGGTGACGTGCACAATGTCCAGGTTATACTGCCGTCCGGCAACATCCACTGGTCTTCGGGCCTGTACCGCGTCATGCAGGCGGCGCACACACTCTCCAGCGACTACGGTATCTCTGTAGACTACCAGCGCGCCATCGACATCGAGGGGCAGTAGATGCGGGGCGATCTGCAGATTGATCGGGTGCTTCGCAACGCCGCCCGTCGGCAGTCGGGACGGCTGTACGGACCACAGGAAGGGCGGATTGAGAGCGTCGATGACCCGGCGCGGCTTGGCCGCGTGCAAATCCGGATATGGGTGCTGCACGGTGGTCCGAATGACACGTCCCCCGCCGCACTTCCATGGTGTCAGGTCGTCTTGCCGGGAGGGGCCGGGTACGACCATGGACCGTCACACGAGTACATCGTTGGTCAGGACGTCTGGATCGAGTGCCGGGACGGAGACATGCGGTACCCTATCGTCCTGGGAAGCATGCACGGCGCTGCGGGTGAAGAAATCGAGATGCTGACCCGCAGCGGCACACCGGCGGCGGAGCAGACCTGGAAAGCGCCCAAGGGCAGCACGGTACCCAAGGACGTGTTTGACGGCAAAGCAGCGGATGACAAACACCCGACGCGGAAGGTCTGGAAGAAGTCGTACAAGGGGCACACGATCGTCGTTGAAGACAAGGACGGCGCCGAGTTCTTGAGGATCATCGATCGTGCGGGGCAGATGATCGAGATGTCGTGCCCGGTGACGGTCGAAGCGAACAAGAACAACGCTCAGCAACGCGGCGTGCGTGACACAGTCAAGGGTGACCAGGTCGGGCATGACAAGCTGGTCGAGGGTCGGGCGTTCATCCGTCTGAAAGACATCTCGGGGCAGGAGGTCGTGCTCGACGGCCGCGAGGGGAACGAAAGCGTCACGCTTACGTCGCAGTGCCGCAACGGGCACCGGCAGCAGACGATCACGATGTCGTCCAAGCAGGGCGACGACGCGATCACCATCCAAGACGTTGTCGGCAACACGGTAGAACTGGCTGCCTGGCGGGATGATTCAATCAAGGTACAGAGCCAGTCAGGCTCAGCGCTGACGATGTCACGCGGTGGTAATGTGACGCTCAGCGTGGCCGGTGACTTCGCCCTGGATGTGGACGGCAAGATCACGGGGACGCACAAACGTGCGGAGACACAGGAATACCAGGGGTCGTTGAAGGAAACGGTACTGGCGACGCGCACGATGAACGTCGGTGGTTCACTGATTCAGGCGATCGGCGCTGCAGCATCGACCGTTGTCGCTGGTGCCTACAGGATGGTAGTCGGCAACCTGTCGCTCGACGGTACTGTAGCGGATGCATGGTACGTCCAATTACTCTCAGGTAACGCGTTGCTGAAGACAATGGCCGGTGCCGTCACGCTCGCCAATCTATTGTCGAAAGTAGAAGTAGACGTGCTCGGCAACATTACGCTTCAGACACCGGCCGGCAGCGTCCAGATCACGACGACTGGACAGGTCATTCTCAATAGCGGTACCGTCCCGTGCAACAACCTCCCGTTCTGCCTGTTCACGGGAGCCGTGCACGGAACCAACCCGAATACGCTGGCATGATCCCTCCCGACATCACCGCCCGGCTACAAGCAGCGACGCCCTACCCTACTGTCGGAGCGCAGGCACTTGTCTCTTCGCTCGCTTCGGCGATCACGTCCACCTGGTCTATGCTGGAGTCATCAATCACGATTCCCGGCGTTCCGGTCGGTCCGCCCGGCCCGATAACCGGATGCATCGTCACACTTGGTACCGCTACCGGAACGAACATGTTCGGTTCGCTGTCCTCGGTGTTCATCCCGCCGTTTCCAACCTACACACCCGGCGTCAAGGCACTGGTAGACGGCGTCGGGGTGGGGTTGTACACGACGTTTGAGGAGATCATTTTCGGTCTCGCCGGCACGGTACCGGCGCCGGGCGGTGTACCCTCTGGAATGCTATCTCTGCTTGCTGTCAATCCCGCCGCTTACGCCGGTGATACGCTGTACACGCGCTGTAAAGACGCCTTGCCGATGCCATTGATCCCGCCCACAATTGCGGTGCAGGCAACGCTCAATGCGTGGGCTGCCGCGCTGTCCGAGGCGATCGCTGTCTGGGTTGCACAGTCTTCGTTGGCTGGAACAGCAGCACTCATGGCGGTGATATGACCGTAATCTGGAACAAATGTACACTTGCCGACGTGCTGACAGCGGCCGGCGCCGATATGGACACGGCGTATACCGCGCTGGATGAAACGATGTCCCCGATTATCACCGGGCTTGAAGCCGCAGCAAACGGGCTGGCCGCAATACAAAACGTGATCCTGGCTGAAAGCGGCATCAACTACATGTCGGCGATTGCGGCGCTGATTCAGCAGATCAAGAACGAATACCTGATGACGGGGCTGTACCTGTTGCCGCTGTGGGACTACGCTCTCGACGACTACCTGTATCACCTGCGAACAGGACACCGGCTGTACGAAGAGGGGTTTCCCCACACATACTCACACTTCATGTCGCGAATCGCCGGGACGTTGACAGACCTCGGGGATACGCGCCGTCCGATCACGACCGGTCCGATTGCCGTATGTGTCTACATGGCGGCGGCGCCGACGTTCGTTGAAATAATGAACCTGGTTCACGCTGCGATGGATCTGATCCGCACAGACGACCTGCGGAAACTGTACGACCGGATGGCGTTCTTTGCCAAAGGCGGACTCAATCCAGCCGTCACCCATTCCCGTCCGCCGGACTGGAAAGGCGCGGCGTTACGTGACGTGTTCCCTGACATGGCCGCCGTGTTGGATCGAGAGTTCGACCGGATCGCAGAATACCTGGTACAGAACTCCTATCTGGAAGACACGCTGAAAGAGGCGGGACTGATGTTGCTTGCCAAGGCGCAGGCACTGGTACACGCTCTGGAGAACATCGCCAATTACATAAAGAACCTGAAGCAGGTGATGGCGTTGGGCGGGTATTTCCTGTATCTGGACACCGGCGCCGGCGTGGACGTCATCCGCCAGCAGTTGAACCAGATCCCGAGGCCCGGCGATTTCACCGACGACATGTTCATTACCGGCTTTGCTTCCGCTGCCGCCGGCCCCAACGTCTACGCGTTCAGCCGCTTGTGGTCGAACGCCAAAAAGACATCATCGTGAGGTCTGTAATGTCTGACGAAGCCACCACTACCCTTCGTACCATCACGGCGCATATCACGCTGGTGCAGGACGGGATAGATCTTGTCTGCGACGTACTGCGACGCCGAGCCAAGATGCACGACATCTCAAAGCTCTCACCTGCCGAGTTTGACGGCTTCGTGCGGATCAATAAGGCCGCTCGGGATCACGCCTACGGATCGGACGCATACAAAGCGGCGCTCAATCAGGAACGCGGGACCATCGACCGGCATTACGACGGAAACCCGCATCATCCCGAACATTGGGACCAGCCACAAGAGATGTCGTTGTTCGACATCATCGAAATGGTGTGCGACTGGCACGCGGCATGGAAAGTGTACTCAGGAGAGAAAACGGCGGAAGCCGGCGAATCCTGGTCTTCGTCGATGGCGAAACAGCGGAAGCGGTTTGACGCCCTGTCCCCCTCTCAGTGGTGGGTGATAGACGAGGTCGCGGCGCTCTTGGAGAAGCAGGCGTAACATGGCCGGCCCCACAACACTCGGTGCACTCACCGGACTCGCCTCCCCCCTGTCGTTATCTCCCGATGGTTCACCTGCCTACGCATCCGACGAAACACTGCTGAAGCAGTATGTCCGCCGGTTAGTGCAGGAGGGTGGACAAGCGTGGTTCGGTTCGTACCTGGAGTGGGCCGGTCTGGACGAGATGTTGTTCGAGTACACCAAGGACGAGGTGCTATCGGCCTGCTCTGAACAGCTACCCGCAGTATTCGCCGTCCTCAATACATACGTGCAGTACCTGAGATGTGAAGGCGCGCTCACAGCCGCCGGTGATACCGAGATCCGCGTCTTCTACCGGATCAGACGGACGGGAGAAGCAGTAACGGAGACGTTCAGGAGTCCAACATGGTAGACCTGCTGAAAGACGGCGTACAAAGCGCCGAAGACCTGCGCACCCTGCTGGAAACCTACATCCCGTCCTATCTTCCGTCGATCACGAACGTCGATACCGTGGGAGACGGGCGTAAACTCTTCAACCTGATCGCCTCGCTGTTGCGCACCGAGCACTTCGCGCTGGACTTCAGATTCCGTCAGTCGAACGCTACCGATGTAGACCGGTTGACACAGGCGTTCAAGGTCTTCTCGATCCTCGACTACAAATCCCCCGGCCCCGCGGCATCGGGGTGTACCGTGCGCCTAACCAACCAAACAGGGGCCGTCGTCGGTGCACCAATCCCCATTCCGCAGTACACCGTGTTGAAGACATTCGCATCCCCCGCGCTATTCGGTCTCACGACATCGTCCTTATCCATCCCGGTCGGATCGTCCTATGTCGATGCTGCCGTCATTCAGGGGCAGCGGTTCACGGGGCAGGCCGTCGCCGCCGCACTCGGTGGAGCGTACCAAGCGTACAAGGTCTCGACCCGCTACATCCCGCGGGAATACCTAACCGTCTACGCGAACGCCGTTACTGTTCCCCGAGTTGATTCGCTGTACGACGCCGACGATACGACCCTGTGCTACCAAGCGGTCTACGACGTGGACGGCTACCTGTGGATCACATTCGGAGACGGTACGTTCGGCAAGTGCCCGTTGATCGGCGATGCCATTACGGCCGACTGGATCGTCTGCTCCGGAACAACGGGCAACTTCACGCTGGCAACCAACGGCTTCTCCGTCCTTACAGGAGTGCTGGGACAGACGCTGTCGGCGCAGCAGACAACAGCCGCAACCGGCGGGTCCAACGGGCCGGACGTCGCCACGGTGAAACGAACGGCGCCGCGCCTCTGGGCCTCGGGCAACTACATCCGCCGCGCTGAAGATGCCGAAGGACTGGCAAACGACTTCTCTGGTGTCTACAGGGTACGCGTTACACGTCCAGGCGGGTCCGTGCTCAGAGTCTACGTCATGCCGGACGGCGGAGGCACCGCTTCTCCTGCTTTGCTTACCAACCTGCAAAGCTATCTCCAGAACCTGTGTGTCGAGGGCCTGGTAATCGAGGCATACCCGCTGGTACAAGTACCGCTTGTCGCTTCCTGCCGTGTTGTCGTTCAACAGCAGGCACACCGTATGTCTCGCAGCACAATATCCAAGCAGGTCCGTGCTGAACTGGCGACGGCACTAGGTTACACTCTCGCCGAGATCGGCCGCGGGTACAAGGTGTCCGACTTCTCCGCTCTGATCGAAAACCTGAGCAACGGACAGACTACCGACTACGTGGATATCAGCAAATTCACCAGAGAACCACGGGTCGTGCAGTCAAACCCTGCAGCACCCGAAGTCCACTCTTTCACGCTTGCTTCAACGCTTACCTCGTCAGACACCTGGAACGTTATCATGTTTGACGCTACCACATACTTCGTGACCCAGAACGGCGTGCTCCTTCCCGATATCGGTACAATCGGCGCAGTCTACGCGTCAGGCGGGCTCTCGTTCATCGTTGGTGAGCCGGGCGACACATTCACCCTGGGCGACACCTACACGATTTACACCTCCCGCTACCTCGGCAACATCACACTCCAGCCCGACGAGTACATGTACTACCGGCAGGACTCGGACTTCGAGATCGACGTAGTGTATGCTGAAGAGGATGTATAACTCACCCCTGCAACGAACGGAAACGACCCTTCCCGCCACGAATGGGTCGGATCGAATGATACCCTACCTCCCCCCCGAGGACAGATAGATGCCGCACCCCAATCCTGAGTTCCTGTCGTCCTTTGATGCGACAACGGCACTGGATACGCCGCAGACGCTGGTCGTTTCGGTCGTCAACGCAGCAGAAACGGTAGCGCTGAAGACGCTGCGGGTCCGCAAGCATACACTTCGTCACCCGTCTTCAGAGACTGACGGTACCCTGGTTGCCGACTACACGCCTCCCGTCCCAGCGCAACAGGCAGACATCGTCGTCTCAGCGGATACGGTGTACTACTACTCAGCATTCGCTTTGTACGAAGGCCCGGCGTCCAGCGTGCTCTCCGGCACGCAGCACAGCGTCAAACGTCTGCATGATGTCGCGCTTGGTGTACACGCCCATACGGCCGCCGGTCGAGTGTGGCTGGTCGGCCGGTCCGCGTCCGGGTACTCTGCTCTGGTGTTCGACACAACCCGCGGCTACGTCGAGAGCGAGATTGCGTTCACGCCCCCGGAAGGAACACGCTGCAGCCTTGACGTCCACGAATACCCGGCAGCCAGCGGGCAGATCGTTGTCTTCATCTCTACCGATTCAGGTGTCCGAGGGTATGCCGCCACAGGGCTTGTGTACTCGGTCGATTACACCGGGATGTACAAGCAGCACATCTCGGCCGGCTTCATCGTCTGGGCTGCCGGTATTATGACCGGCATCAATTTGCTGGACACAGCAACAGTCGTCCGAACGATCAACCCGACAACAGGAGCACTGACCGGGTCAACAACGCTGCCGGCGGCGATACAGAGTTACTACCACGACGCATTCAACGGCCTGTCGCTGTCAGCAGACGGGCTGGCGTGGCACACAGCCGACAACCGCCGCATCATGCGGTTCGATCCTATCGGCGGAGACCTGGAGGCGTACTCGCCTACACGTACCGTACCCACCAGGTTCTGTGAGATTGACGAAGGCGGCGGCACGCTCCGACTCTTCATCTACGACCCTGAGAATACCAGCACGCTGCACAAGTACACCGAGCCGGTCGCAGACATCAACCTGACGGAAGCTGTTGATTCCGACAGCAGCGTGTTGACATTGCTCCACTGCGAGACGGCGCCGGCAAGCGTTATCCCCGATTCCTCGGGACACGCCAACACAGGTACGCTGGTTGCTCCGGCGGCATTGAACGCCGGTGGAAAGTTCGGTAATGGCGTATTGTGCGGAGCGACAGGATACGTCAACTGCAACACCGTAGCCGCCGACATCAATACCGCCGTCGGTTCGATGGACATGTGGATACGAACAACAGACCTGGCGGCATTGGTAGGAAGGTACATCGTCGGCGCTACTGACGGTGGCGGATTGAACCGCATCCAGGTTTGGATCACGAACGGAACGGTGCAAGGGCGACGCACCCAAGGTGGCGCAACGGTAACGTGTACATCGGCGGCCGTCATAGCCGATACGGCCTGGCACCATGTGTACTACGAGTGGAACACGGGTACAGGCTTGCACCGGGTATACCTGGACGGTGTTGCTGGAGTCGCACAGGCGGGTGTTGTCGCTATCCCGGCGATGAGTAGCTGTCTGTGGGGGTGTAGTGCCATGGGGGCGCTGCATTGGCAGCAGTACATCGACCAACTACGAATTTCCAGTGCTGCCCGCACAGCATACACGAATTACGACCTCTGGCGCCGGGCAGGCGACAGTTATTGCCGGGCAGGCGGGGACAGGACAACGGGATTCCAGTACAGGTCGCAACTGCCTACGGCCCGCTTCGTCGCAGAGCGATCACTGACTGAAGACACGGACCGGTCGATCAGCGGCCCCGACCTGATTCTCCCGTCCACGAACGAAACAGTACGCCGGGGCTGGCCGACGACGGAAATGGGACACCTGGCTCGACTGCTGCGCCTGATTGGAGCGACAGTAGACAGGGCGGGAGACAGCCGGGACTATCTACTGCCGGCAGACGTGAAGACCTGCACACCCGCTGTTGTCGAGGCACTCATTCCCCTCTTGGACATTGCTTCTCTGGCAGAAATCCAGAACCCGAGATCAACTGAGCAGTACCCGCTCGACAAGCAGCGTGTATACCTGGGTTTGCTGCCGTGGATTAACCCGCGTATCGGGATCATCTCGGCGCTGGTAGCGTTGTGTCACTACTACGGATTCAGAACCAAGTACACTGTAACTCACCCGAGGTACCACTGGGATTCCGGCATTCATCTTGACTCTGGAATGCCCTTCGACTCCAGTCACCCGATCGCATGCTCGATCAACCTGAACCTCGACCTGTACGACAACGACAACCTGCTGCTCTCGCAGACGGACGGAGTGACGAACATCCCGGTCCCCGGCACATTCAGATTCACGTCTGCAGCAGGAAACTTCACCACAGCGGGCATTCGAGTAGGCGACATGCTCCGTCTGATGGACAGCACGGATCTCGGGGACTACGCCGTGCTCCAAGTCGTTGATGCACACACGATTGATGTCACGACCACATGGCCCGTGTCGGGCAATGTTGGGATCAGCTACAGAATAATTCCGTCCGTTCCGACGGCTGATCCGATGGCTGGATACGTGTACCGTGAGGTTTTCCGCTTCGCAGCAAGTAACATCAAAATTGTATGATGATAATGTCGAAAACGGGGGGATGGTATCAAGGGAAGGGTAGGGAAAGAATTAAGAAAGAGAGGCTTTCTCACCGCGGTTTAACCACGGATAAGACGCGGTTAAACCGCGGTAATCCTACAGGTATACAGACAGTATCTGTCTATAAAGACTGTGTCCGAAGGACTAAAAGGACAGACTGTAAGTATTCTACCATACATTCTTTCAGGTATTCTAACCCCATAAAACGCGGACGGGTGCACGCTCGCGCAGGTATTTCTAGTCTTATACAGACTAGAAATCGCTCGGATTTTCTGTCATTTTTCGTCCGATTTTTTCTACGGTCTTTTTTCGTGGACAATGGCGCGCCGATGGACTACGGTGAGTGCCGTTTAGGGGTGTGATATGGCGCAGGTGAGATACTTCGACTTCGAGGCAGATGACCAGACGCTGTTTCTGAACGAAGCGCGTAAGGGGCTTTTCCGTCTCGGCGTACAGCGCGGCTTCAACGTCGTGCCCGGTTCTACCGGAGGCATGTGGTGCGCGTTTCAGCACGATCCCGATCTCGCTAGAGCCAATAAGCCGGGCACCGATGGTGCAACAGGTCTGCCTGCGGCGCGCACGCTTACGTCTGTCGCCGGCGGGTTCAGTGCCGCTGTTGCAGTCGGCGACATCCTCGTCATCGAAGACTACCAATCGAACGGAGACAACGGCGCCTATATCGTGACGGGCGTTCCTCTGGACACGCAGATCACGGTGAACCGTGACTGGCCTGTCGGTTCACTGGCTGCATTGAACTTCGTGGCGTACAAGGCACTCGGTGTTTTCCTTCCCCCGGATCATGCATGGATCGGCGAGAATGCCTGTCAGGACAATCTGTTCAACTTGCCTGTTGGCGGTGGGACGTACCGGATCGACGTGCTCTTTGCCAGTTACACCTACGCTCTTACCGTGCCGCCGCCGAGCGCTTCGTATTTTCGGTTAGCGGCGACGATGTGGGCCGGGGCCGCAGACGGCGCTACATCGGCAGTCGGTACGCGGACGCTTACGTCTCTGGCGGGCGGGTTCCTCGTCAATGTGGCGCGGGGCGATATTCTGCGCATCAATGACACGGGTACCCCCGGCGATAACGGGGAGTACACCGTCGAAGAGGTGGTGAATGATACGACGCTGCTCGTCAACACCACATGGAAGGCCGGCGGGCAGACGGCGTTGACGTTTACGGTGTACCGGTTGCCGCCGCTGACGGTGAAAGACACCGTCATCGCTTACGTCGAAGTCCCGGCCGGCGCTGTGACATTCTCGCAGTGCCTGGTACGCAAGCCCGATTACCTCGGGGCGCTCGCCGCCCCCACCAGGACAGTCGCCGCTGATGCGGGCGGCGTACTGGAGGGCCTGTCGCTCGCAAATGGTACTGCGGTTACCGATGTGTCTGTGCAGCACGGTGTTGCAGTCACCGGCGATGGCGTCTACATCAGGGTTGAGGCAGACCAGACGAACCTCATTTCGGCGGCGCTGTGTGCTGCTGGTAATCACAGGTTCGACCGTGTCGTGTTGGCGCAGATGGACGACGGGCGGCTTCCGTTGCAGCCGTACCAGATCGTCAGCGTCACAGGGGCGGCAGTACTGGCTGCGACCGTTCCCGTCGTGCCGACAGACGGTGCGGTGATTACAGCGTTGCAGTCCCTGGACATGAAGTACCGCGATATCCGCGATGTGGTGGATCTCGGGCATCTGCACGTGACCGACGCCGCGATTGTTTGTCATACGCGGCACAAGCTGGATGCTGATCACGAACCGACAGTGAAGGTGCTCGACCGCCGCGGCGCCGTCCGCGGTACGTTCTCCGGCGCTTTGGCGCTTGACGAAGCGATGGATTACGTTGATGCGGAGTACTTGTCAATCCGAGACGTGTTCACCAACGACAGTACGACGGCGCCGATCACGGTTGAAGCCAATGGGCACTTTGTGTTGCGCGAGGACTTGGTCCTTCCGTCGGGTGTAGAACTCCGCGGCCCTGTGAGCCTGTACGGGACGTACAACCTGGTGTGCAGCGGCCGTTCATTCGTCGGCGATCACGCCGCTGCGTCCTGGGTTGCCGCTGCACTTCCCGCACCCCCTGATCTGCCGGCGGGGCACACGCTTTACCAGATCGACATCGCCGCTGCGTTGCAGATCGGTAACGGCCTGCCCTACTCAAGGCTCAAGAAGTACGACCCGGTCGATCTGTACGATCCCGCAACAGCAACGATGTTCAGGGGGTGGCTGTACGCGGTGCTGGGTAACTGGTCGATGTCCGTGATCCTGCCGAACACATACGTGGTGGCGAACAATACCGGCAGTGTGCGGGTGCTGAAGAAGACTGTCCGCGTTCGTGATGCATCCGTCGCCAACTATGTAGAGGTGCGGCACGGTGAAGACGTAAGCCTTGATTTCGTTCAGGCAAACCGGGTGTACGTGAAGCAGAACCGGAAGTGCGACCTCGGGTTTACCGTGCTCGACAGTGTCGCCAATTGGGACGTTTTTGCCGGGTTCGACAGCGACTTCGGGTTCGGCGCCAATAACAGATATGACATCCAGATCCGCAGCAATGCCAGCCAGACGATCGGGCGCAATGATTCGCTTTCCGTGTTTGATCGGATCGTGTTTGACACGACCGTTGCCGGCGTTATCAGTCTCGGCGGGACCGGAATGTCGGTCAATCGGCTTCAGATCCTCGGGTTTGATCCCGCTGCTGTAACGCCGAGTGTCAGTGTGACTGGAAGTCGTGTCTATGTCGGGCATGCTGAGCTTGACGATTGCCTGCTCTCGGTTGAAGCGGCTGTCGTCGGACTGACGGTATCTCGTGTCGATTGTAAGACGCTCACGCTGGTCGCTGGATGCTCACAGGTCATCGTGTCTTCGTACCGGGTAACAGGTACGCTGACGAACAGCACTACGGGCGCTGTACTGCTGGCGCACGAGCACGACAGCCGGACGAACCAGGACCGAAACTTGCGCTTGGTTTCGACAGCAAATATTTCGTGGAATGCTACGACGGGTGCTCTTTCCTGGACTGCCCCGCTCCGGTTCGACCTGCCTTTTGCGGCCGCAGGCTGGAATGATATCTCCCTTGCTTCCTCCCCCCAGACGCTCGGGACCGATGGCGATAGGATGGTTGTAACGTTGCAGCGTACAAGCGCGGGTGCCGTGGATGTCGCGCCGTCAGTGGTGCACAAGACCGCGCCGCTGGCTGACGGGAATAACACAGTGATCGTGGCGCTGCGGTTTGGGACATCTGTCTACTTGTGTGACGGGACCGTGCTTGAGACAGGGCAGACGGTCAAGCTGGGGCAGACACCGCCCCCCGACGGCAGTGTGACCTACGAGAAACTGGCCGATAGCGCTAAGGCGTACTCGGTAGACGCTCTCGGTGACTACGCCGCTGATCCTGTGGCCGTGGTCGAGACGGAGCAGGCGCAGTTTCGTAACGAGACGATGGTCGGCTTCAACTGGGCCGGTATGCCCGGCGCCGGCGGCGATGTAATCGGTACCGTTCAGTTTGTCGGCGCTGTGGATCTCAGCGGTGTTATGGCCGACAGTTCGTTCATCGACGCTGCTGGTGTCCGGCATCGTGTCATGGGCGTCGATGACGCGTTGAACCGGGTCTACTTGCACGGCGCGGCGAACGTGACGACGGTGCCCGTCCTGTCACAGTGGCACGGCGCTGTCGTTTCTGGTCCGCTGCACTTCAGCAACACGGGGTTGACGGCATTCACACACACGCGGCCGACGCCGATCACGCGGAACGATGGTGCAACCGGTGTCGGGCCGACAGATATCTTTACGTCGGGCGCCGGCGGTTTCACAGGCGTGGTCCGTGTTGGGGCGACACTGATCGTCAATGATGCAGGTACGCCCGGTGACAACGGCGTGTACCGTGTGATCGCCGTACCGGGTGATACGCAGGTTCAGGTAGACCGGGTGTTCGCCGTTGGTGGTCTCGCGGCGTTGACGTTTACGCTGCGGTGGTCGGAGGCGGCTTTCGGGGTTGCCGTCAATCTCCCGATAGCGGACGGTGTCACGACACAGTACCTGTTCTGGGACACGGCCGGAACAGCGCATCGTATCCTCGGCAAGACCGCTGGTGACATGCTTACGTTCGACTACAATGTTACGCTGGACACGTCGGCACCGAGCAGTTCGTCGCACGGCAAGCTCACCATCGACAATAACCCGCGTAGTCTGCCGTTGGCCGACGTGTTCTGCCAGACAGGAATCAGTCGTGTGCTGCTGAGTGAGCCGTATCGAGTGAACGAATACGGGCCGCAGGATTTGTACGCCTCGCCGAATGTGCGTGGCGGTGATCAGATCTGGTTGGATGCCCGCGATCAGCGCATTCGCTACGGCGGTCGTGTGGACTGGTCGGCGGCAGATGGTACGGTTCAGTTGCTCAGCGGGGCTTCGTGTTGGGCCGAGTTTACGTTCTACGGGAACGGTGCTGTCCCTCTGATTCGAGGAACTACTGCCGGTACAGTTACCGGGCAGGTCTGGATCGACGGGCGGTTGGTGAAGACGAACTTGACGACAGATGTCGCTGTCGAGCCGCACTCTGCGCTCCGGTGCCGCCTGTTCACTCGGGCTGTAATGAGCCCGGCGGCATCTGTGGGCGATGAAGATCCGGCGTGGTTGGCGACAGGCGTGCATACGATGCGGATCTTGCGGACGAATACATCGGAGACCGTGCTGTTGTACGGCTTCGATGTGGTCGTGCAAGACTACCAAAGCTCGGGGCTGCTGGTCGGACAAGGCGACGTGTTTATCGACGGGAAACAGGTCACGCGGAGCGCAGCCACCAAGCATTCAGCGGCGTTACCTGCGGTGACATGGAAGGGCGGCACGTCGGTATGGACGGTCAACAAGCAGGGCACGGTGACAGCATATCATTACGATGTTCCGGATAAGACACAAGCGACGGGAGACACGGCAGTCGCTTCGCCGACGATCAGTAATGTCAATCCCGATCCTGTTATTGCGGGCTTCAAGTTCGGGGACATGATCACGGTGGAGAGCGGGGGTTCACGTGTTCTGCGCTACATCATCGCTATCGACCCCGCTGCGAATACCATCACGACGGACGAGAACATCGGATTTCTTTCTGCCGGTGCTGTTGTCCGGTTCTACGGCTCGACCTGGATGTCGCTGTGGGATGTTCCATCGGCGCCCGAGCGCAAGACGTTCTACCCGGTAACGGCGCTGTCAATGGGGGCAGCGGATGGGGGCGTGTTTTACGATGTCGATAACGTGCCCAACAATGTCAAAAGCAACATGTTCTACGTGGCAGGTGACGGGTCTACATGTTTCGTCGGGTGGCAGGCGGCTGTGACCGAGGACGCTGCCGGGAAATTGGTTGTGCTGGTGTACGATGATCCTGTGCTCTCGTTCCCGTTGCTGCGGTTCGGTTGGTATGGTACGGGGCTCGATCTGCACGTCCCTTACGAGACATCAATTCCGTTCAGCGCAACGTTCGAGTTTACTGTGTACATTGATGGGCATTCGATCGGGTCACACTCGGTCGCCGAAACCGGTGCTGGTGCTTGGCGCGTGTGTGAGCATTTGCCGATGGGATACCATGTCATTCAGATCTCGCCGAGTGTTGCCGCCGCCGGCGCCAATGCTGTGTTCATGCTTTCCGGCATTACAGTCAGATCGATCGACGCTCAATCGGCCGTGCCCGACGAGGTTATCGCCGGTGTTATGGACCGGCCCGGTGAGCAGTTGCTGCATCTGGCTGCGACGGCGCTTGACCCCGGTCGCGGGTGGGACCGGCATTACCCGTATCGCGACTTCAGAGCGACGGGCACGAACATCTCGATGATCAGTTCTTCAGTACTTCCTGGCGGGCATGCGCTGCAGATGACGGACGCTACGGGTACGGTTACGTTCTCGTTTTTCGGGACCGACTTTGTCGTCCGCGGAACGAAGGGGACGTGTGACACGTACATCGACGGGCAGGCAAGCGCGTTTGCGTTCGAGACGGTTATCGCGCGCTCTAACTGGGGGTGGCACACGATCAAGATCGTGCAGACCGGTGCGGGAGTGGCGACGGTAATCAGCGCGATTGATGTTCGTGCTCCCGGTGCCACATTCCGCCCGTTGGCGGATAGACTCGTTCATCGTAACGACGTAACCGGGTGTGGCACGACGTGGTGCCCTATATCTGACGGTTCGGTGCAGGGGCATGCGGCCGTAGGCGGCGGCAGAACGTTTTCGACAGCGGCACAGGCGCTTACCGCCACTACGCTGACGCGTGTGCTCGATACGTGGACGTCCGTCGTTGTGCCGGAGGCGGGAACATACGAGGTGGTGGCGGCAGTAAGGGCAGCACTCACGGCTCCGGCGGCAGATGGAGAACTGACGCTGGAACTGACCGTGGACGGGCACCGGCATGCTGTCAGCGCGTTGCAGCACAACCTGCACGGTGCTACTGCGCCGCAGTGGCTGGTGTTTCCGCCGGTGTTTCTCGACCTCGCTCCTGGTGTGCATTCATTCGGGCTGCGTGCTCTCGGTCTTACCGGGGGCGTGGCCTTTGATCTATCGAACCGTCGGCTGGATGTGCGGGCGGTCAACCGGCTGCATACGGTGCGGGCATGAACGAGTCCAAGATTCCAGCGTGGCGTCTGGCGCTTGCTAGGGCGTTTCTTCCTCGGTCGGCGCGGCTTACGGCAACGACGGTCAGGCCGTCTGCGCAGGAGCCGATCGTTCTGCCGGACATGCAGCTTTCAACTGGCGCCGACAGGTACATGCGCGCCGTGTACGGCAACACACCGCAGCAGCGTGTTGCTCAGTACGATCTGTACCAGGAGCTTGACACTTACCCCGAAGTGTCGGCGATCCTCGACTCTTACGCCGAGGAGGCATCGCAGGTGGACATGGAGCGGGGCCGGGCTGTCTGGGTAGAGTCAGCGAACGAGGGCGTCGTGTCTTGTGTGGAAGACATGTTGCTCCGGGTTGAAGCGGAAGAGATGGTGTACGCCATACTGCGGGATGTGGCGAAACTGGGTGATTTCTACCACAAGGTGCACGCAACAGCGGGTAAAGGGGTCGATGCCGTTGAGGCAGTGGACCCCGGCTATGTGGAGCGCTCAGAATCCGATAACGGGACGTTGCTCGGCTACTACTACGACCGGACACAACGCGGCAAGGCTTGGTCGCAGGATGACTTGAAGGATGCGTACAAGCCGTGGGACTTCATTCACTACCGACTGTTGGGTACGAATCTGACGTATTTCACCGGGACCGGGAGCACAGCGATCATTGAGCGGGCGGTTCACGGGAAGAGCATCCTAGCGACTACCAGAGTCCCGGCAAAGCAGTTCAAATGCGCGCTGGACACTGTGATGGCGTACCGTATGACGAACAGCCTCGACCGGCGCAATATCAAGGTGGACGTTGGTTCGGGTTCAGCGGAGCAGGAGATTTTCAACAAGCTGAACCGATGGAAGAACCAGATGAAGCGGCAGTCGTACCGCAACCCGGCTACGGGTGAATACGATGTGTTGTACAACCCGCTGGGATTGACTGACGACTTGATCTGGCCGACCTGGAAGGACTCGCAGACGGCGATCGAGGTAGTGCCGGGTAAGCCCGACATTTGGGCGGCGTATGACGTGGATATGACGCTGGACCGACTGTTTGCTTCAGCGAACGCGAAGAAGTCGTGGTATGGGTACGGGGAAGAGGCCGACGGTAACCGGGCGCTGGGGTTCCGTTCCATCCGGTTTGCCCGCTTGGCTATTCGGTTGCAGCGGGCTGTCATTACCGGGTTGATGCGGCTGGCGCAGATCCACTTGGCGTTGTTGGGGCTGCCGACGTCTGCCAGGAGTTTCAAGATATGTATGGTACCGCCGTCGCCGCTGGAACTCTTGCAGCGGCTGGAGGTGTTGCAGACCGTGTTGGATGTCGGCGATCGGATGACGGCGTTCGGCGTGAATCTCGGTTTCGACATGGAAGAGTGGCGTGCCTACATTCTGCGCTCGCTTCTGTCGTTCTCCGATAGTGACATCGACCGGTACTGCGCTCCTATTCAGCCGGGCACTGTTGGTGGTGCGGTCGGAGGCATGCCGCCTGGTTTGGGTGCCGGTGTCCCGCTTGGTCCGCCTCCCGGTGCCACGTCACCGTTGGAGGGTGAGCCGCCGACTTTACCGCAGCCGGAACCCGAGGCCCCGCCGCTGCCGGAGCCGCAGGTAGCTTCGGTACAGCGCCGTTCGCTTCGTAACGAGATTCCGTTGGTTGAGGGGGATGACGTGCGGGATAACCTGCTTAACGGCCTCATGCGGTCGTTCAAGGGAGGCGGCAAGAGCCTGCGTCGATCAACGGTCGAGATCTCGGACCATTTGGACCGCTTACCCCCGAAGGGGGCGGTAATCGGCGCCGTACCTGTGAAATCCGATCTGAATGGCTGAGTTCAGGCAGCGGTTTCCGGGTCTGTATTACCTGTTGGAGCGGATTGAGGATTTCTCTTCCGTCGCGGGTCCATCTCTCGATGAAGCGGTACTGTCTGCTCGAATCGAAGCGCACGTCGGGGCGTTGGCTCGGCTGGATGAAGAAACTGACTCCGCTTTGTTCGCTGAAAGAACGGCCGATACGCTTGGTGCTGCGTATCTCCGTGGGTTGACGCATGGCGCGCCGTTGGATGAAGCCATCGACGCTGATTTTCTTGAAGATGCTATCCGGACTGCGGTTGCTTTGGACCTGTCAGAGCCGCGGGATCGGGAATGGCTGGAAGAGGCGATCCGGTACTCGCGGACGCTTTATGAGTTCCGCAAGACGATTGAGCGTGTAGGCTCGGCGCTGAAGCGGGCAGGTAGTAAGGCGGCGTCCTGGGTGAAGGACGTCGCGCGCCGGACGACCGATGTTGTACGCCGCACGTTCGGTAAGCCGGAGAAGGAAGTCGAGCCGCCGGTCAAGGGTCCGCAGTTACCTCCACCGGAAGAACCGAAGGTGTCCAAGGAAGAACCGAAGGAAGCGCCGAAGCCGGAAGCGCCGCCGGTCAAGGGTCCGCAGTTACCCCCGGAAGAGCCGAAGGAAGAGCCGGAGCCGGAGGAGGTACCCGAGGAAGAACCGGAGGAAGATCCAGAGGCGGCTGTCGAGCACATGATTTACCACTGGGTGCGGACATTCATTGAGTCATGCCCCGATTGTATCAAGATACAAGAGCACAGCCCCTACACAAAGGCAACACTCCCGACGTACCCGCGGGCGGGGCACACGATCTGTCGGGAGCATTGTCATTGTTACCTGAAACAAGAGCGCGTGTCTGCTGCCAAGTACGAAGAAATAGAGCGCAAGACCGGCGGTGCTGCGCTGGTGCGGTTGATGGCGGACCTGCTTGGTATTCAGTACAGCGACAGGTCGTGGGTCGGTATCGCTCGCCGCGCCGCTAAGAAGGGCTTGCGTCAGATTGGAAAGCGACTGCTGCCCAAGAAGCCGCGTGCGCAGCGTAAACCGTTGTTTCCCGGTCGGACGCCCCCGTCTCCGTTCAACCGCTGATGCTGGCAGTCAGTCAGACGGCGAGGTTTCAGTACGGTTCGGTCCTGGTTGCCGTCTATCGGAACGCGGATGCCGGCGGTCGGGCTTTCGTGGACGTCGTCATCTACCGGCGAGTCAATGGCTCGTTCAGGCGTGGGGCCAACTTGAAGCCCGCAGATCTGCCTGTTCTCGCTGATTTGCTACTTCAAGCGGGGCGGCACATACAGGCGGGTGGTTGACGGTGTAACGCCGGTTTGTGGTATAGATACTAGCAGACGGGGGTGTCTGTACGTGAACGCTACGCTACGCGACCAGTTGCTTGCTTGGGTCACGCAGCGTAGCGAAGTCGCCGTCGCGTCTTCCCGGCTGGCGGGGTTGGTTGCCTTGTTCGACCACTGGCCCGCGGACTGCTTGCTGGTCCGCGGGCGGTTTTCGTCGCTTGCTCGTCGGGAACTCGGGCCTTGCTACCGTAGACGGTTGATCGGCAACTTCCATGTGCTGCAGACAGACATCCTCGTGTTTTCCCTCTCCAGTTACGCTGATTACATGTCGGGGCTTGTGCGGGCAGACCGCATGTATGGCGATCTGCTCCGGGCGATGATGACGGATGCAGATAGGGAACAGCTTCGTTTGGTGTGGCCGGGCATGCAGCGCGGCGAGTTCGGGTTTGCGTGTCCGCGGGAAAACAAGGTGCAGCAGACGGTGTCTGTCGTACTCATACCGCTGATTGAGCAGCCGTATGGTGTGGCGTGGGAGATCTTCGACTGGCGACGGCCATGATGCTCGGGGGGGCGAAATGATTTGGCTCGTGGTAGGAGAGGCGGGTGCCGGCAAGAGCGCGTTCATCGACGGGATGCAGCGGCGGATGCATTTGTCGCCCGCTTCCCTGGTTTTCGTGATTTCGCCTGACGACGAGGGCGCTGCGGAGCAGGGCGACTACGAACGGTATGCCTGCGAGGCGATCGAACGGTATTCCCGGCAGCAGACTTTGTTCGTCGAGTGGCGGCTGTCTGCGGGCGCTCCGGTCCCGGCTTCGATCCTCCGGGCGGCAGACCGGGTTGTTCACGTTTCTACTACAATCCCGAAGCGGTGATACACGTATGTCCGCGGACATACCGTTGCGTTTGCACCGCTAAGCTGTCACGGCGAAGCGGAGTTGTGTTTCGTGGTATAGGCATGATGTGGGGGTGGGCGGTGAAGCTCCAAGTTGGTCCGGTCAAGACAATTGTCGATGCCGACTACTGGGAGATTCAAGACCTGGCGGTGAAGCTGAAGCTGGAAAACGAACCCGACTTTGCGTTCATATCGCCCGACGGTGAGATGTATTCTGGGCTGGTCCCACTTGTGCGCAAGCTGATGCCCGATGTCGTGGTCGTAGAAGAATCGACGGCGGTTCCGATTGAGGTTTCTGACGCCTGGTTGACCGGCTTGCTCCCCGGCGTTGAACTGCGAGACTATCAGCGTCTCGCTGTGCAGAAGCTGCTGTCTGGCGGGCGTGGGCTGATTGAACTGCCTACTGGCTCCGGCAAGACGGAGTCTGCTGTCGCTGCGTCGAAGATCCTGCTCGGGTACGGTAAACAGATTTTGTTCTGCTCCGGGTCACTGTTCATTACGGAGCAGGCTGCTGCTAGGTACAGGAAGTACGGGATTGACGATGTCGGGCTGGTGATGGGGGACACAAGGGAGTTCGGGCATGCGGTCACGTGCGCTACGATTCAGACGCTGAACAACGGGCTGCGGCATCAGGACGACAGTATACTGTCGTTGCTGCAGTCATGCGATGTTGTAATCGCCGACGAGGTTCACCATTCTCCAGCGTCGAGTTACGTGGCGGTGTTGGAGAGGTGTGGTGCTTCCTACAGGTTCGGTCTGTCTGCTACGCTGTTTGAAGACCTTGACGAGTATGCTCCCCGCGATCTCGCTTTGATCGGCCTGATTGGGATGCCACTGCTTTACGTGCCGCTGCATGTGCTGGTCGAGCGCGGCATTTTGCCGACGCCGTTCGTGATCATGTCGGGTGTCCTGTCGTCGTCTGAGCCGATTCCCGAAGATCGGTCGTGGGACGGGCTTTACTCAGCGTGTATTACGCGCAACCGGGTCCGCAACGGCATTGCCGCCGACATCGCCCGGACGTGTGTTGACCGCGGGATCAAGTTGCTGATCTTCGTCGGGCATGTGGAGGCTCACGGGCTGCCTTTGCTGGAGTTGATCTCGCGGTATGTCCCTGGCACGATCTTTGTGACGGGGAACCGCGAGGTCTATACCAAGCCCGGCGAGAAGCCGGAGGAGTGGGACTTGCAGCGGTTGCGTGAGTACGTGCAGTCGCGTGATCAGGTGGTGGTAATCGCGTCGCCCGCTCTGGACGAGGGAGTTGATATTCCCGATTTCGGTGGTGTGATGCTGTGCGGCGGGGGGAAGAAACCGCGGCGGGTCTATCAGCGTATGGGCCGCGGGATGCGAAGTCGTGGTGTCGGAGATACGTTGCTCGTCTTCGATTTCTGGGATGCGATGCACCCGACGACCGAGCGCCATTCGCGGCGGCGTTTGAAGCTTTATCGGCGGGAACGTATCCGCGTTTGTTCCGTGATGGACTGGATAAAGGAACCTGATCCGTGGAAACTCCCCGCTATACTTTTGACATAGGCTTTCAGGCGCGCATCGTCACGGTGATGCTCCGTGACCCGATGTTCGTGCCGTCATTTCGGGACGTACTTTCACCCGGATATTTCGAGACGACGGACCTGTCCGTAGCTGCGATGCTGCTCCTGAAGTATTACGACGAGCGGCGGAGTATGCCGGACCAGACCACGTTGCTGACAGAGGTACGTCAGTACGCACAGATCGCTGCCTACGCCCCGGAGCAGACGGAAGCACTGATGCAGTCCATTCGGGCGATGTATCAGTCCGAGGTCCGCGATTCGGAGTATGTGAAGGAAGCTGTCGTGAAGTTCGGCCGACGGCAGGCGATGAAGGACGGGATCTACAAGTGCATCGATATCTTGCGGAATAACGGCGACGAGGAGGACTGCCGCAAGATAATGACTGAGGCGACACTCGCCGGGTTTGATGTGACGCGAATCGGGACAAACGTGCATCAGCAGCTTCCGGCGCTGGCGCAGATCATCCGGTCGGAGAACCAGCGCCGTCGGCGGGTACCGACCGCCATTCCGTCGCTTGACCATTGCGCGTTTGGTGGACCTTGCCGCGGTGAGGTGTGGGTCGTTCTTGGACTGTCTGGCGGGGGGAAGTCCGTCTGGATGCTGAACATGGCAGCGGCGGCGATAAAGCAGGGGTTTCCGGTGGTGTACTACACGATCGGAGATTTAGAGGAGTCGGATGTGTTGCTCCGCTTCGGTTCCCGTTTCACGGGGATTCCGACGTTTGAGATCGTGAAGCCGAACGGCCCGCTCGGGGCATTCTTCGCCGACGGAGCGTGGGGCCTCAATCCCTTCTACTTGCGGGTTAAATACTACCCGTCGGGTCGGCCCACAGTCGAAACGCTGCGGGCGCACTTGGCTAAACTGCGGGCCGTTGATGGCGTAGCGCCGGCGCTGGTCGTGGTGGACTACGCCGACGAGTTGGCGGAGATGAACAACGAGAATTCCTATCAGGCGGGGAAGAGCGTCTATTCTCAGTTGCAGCAGCTTGCCCGAGACTTTGATTGCCTGGTGTGGACGGGGTCGCAGGTTCAGCGCTGGCGTCCTTCAAAGGGCGATGAAGAGTTGCGCATGGACCGCATCGGTGAGTCGATCAAGAAAGTCCAGATCGCTGATGGGGTCGTATCGATCAATCAGACGCGCGAGGAGTACGACAAGTGCATGGGGCGCTTGTGGGTTGATAAGGTGCGCCGCGGACGGAAGTTCAAACTGATCCCGATGTATGTTGATTACTTCCGCATGTACATGACTGAGTACATTGTTCCGCCTGCGGGAGTGTTGCCGGTACAGGCGCTCCCTGCCTCGGTGTCGTAGTCCGTGGTATAATGTGTGTGGGGGTGTGCTATGGATGAGATCTTGAAGGCGGCGGGAATCACGGTTCCCCCGTGTTTTGTCGAACGGAAGCGCGTACGCCCTGTCGCCGGTGAAGTTTCCACCGTCGGTGTTTCGGGGGAGCGCCCGATTGCGTGGGGCAACTATTTCACTTTCGCTGACGGTGATGTCCGTTGTGGGAACATGTGGGCCGAGAACCTAGAGCATATCGCTTCCAAGCTCCGAATGACGGACGTCGAGATCCTGGTCTGGACGGGGACTGACCCCGATGACGCGGTTGCTGTTGTGGTCGATGCCCGTGTTCCGAAGGAGTACTTGAACGACAGCCTGTACCTGTACGGGAGCCTGTCGCTGGCAGTCCGCGTAGCTGCGGAAAACTTCGTGCGGCTTGCCGGCGGCAAGATCAAGATCCCAGGGAGGTAAGGTCATGGAGAAGTCAGAGGTGATGTATGATGTGGTCTGCTACAGCGGGATGGTGTGTGAGGCGGCGTTGTCGGACCTTCCGGCCAACGCTGACATCGACGTCGTACTGGATGTGGGGCCGCTGACGATTCGCGCCGCTGTGGTCGAGGGCTGGCGCTCGGCCTCTTCAGTCTGGCGATTCTTTCGCGCGAACATTCGTTCCAAGTACCAGTGCAAGAGAGTCGTGGATGCTGCGATTAACTATACAATGGGGGTCTCAGATGAAAATTGAGGAGCATGTCCGGCGGCTGTTGGGGCGGCGGGTTCAAGACAAGGTGACGGGGTTCAAGGGCGTTGTTACCTGTGTGTCGTTCGACCTGTACGGCTGTATTCAGGCCGTTGTGGCACCGCAGGCAGAGAAGTCGGGGAAGGTGGAAGACAGCCGTTGGTATGACGTGGCACGGCTGGAAGTGGTCGGTACAGCACTGGTGATGCCTGTGCCCGATTTTGCGTCCGGCTACATCGCTGACGGCCTCAAGGGGGCTGCTGAAAAACCTGCCGGGAGATAGTGCCAGTGGTCGGGACTGATCCGGTTCTTGTTCGTGTGCTTGGCGATCCGATTCACTCGGCGTCGGGCAGCGAGGTCCGGTTCGCTTGTCCGTTCTGTAACTCTGTACTGAACAGTCATACGCATAAAATGCCACTCTACCTCAATCCGAAGAAGGGCCGCTGGTTCTGTCATCGGTGCGAAGAGGGGGGGTCGATTGAAGGGCTGTATCGTCGGCTCGGGCTGGCGTATCTGTACACGCACCCTGAGTGCCGGTGCTTGGACGACATGGTCAGCCTGCTGGAAGAGGAAGAAGAGAAGGCGGAAGAAGCCAAGGTGCTGCCCGTTCCGCCGCTGCAACCGCTTACGACCGCCGGGTACAACTATCTGCGTGACCGTGGGATCTCCGACTGGTCAATTCGGCGGTACAGGATATTCGAGGGTGCGCGAAATGAGGCATACGACCTCCGTGGACGCGTAGTCTTCGTTGATGAGGATGAACACGGTATTCCGCTGTATTGGGTCGGGCGGACTTTCGTCGGGCACCGGAACAAGTATCGGAACGCACCCGTGTCCAGGCGGGACCAGGTCTACCAACTGCGGCGTGTGTTGCGGCGGGATATTGCGGTGTTGGTTGAGGGACCAATCTCTGCGGTCATAGCGTCCCAGGCGCTGGGGGACCGAATAATCGCTGGTTACGGGAAGCACGTGACTGATCGGCAATTGGCTCTGATCGCTGCCGCTGGGTTCCGTGAGGTCTGCGTTGCTCTGGATGGCGATGCCGTTGGTAAGGCATACGCTATTGCCGCGATGCTCCGTTCCAGCGGCGTTGAAACGTCGGTGTTGGAGTTTCCGGGTCACGATGATGATCCGGCGTCTGTGCCTCCGTACCAACTGGCGCACTTGTTCTGCGCTCGTCGGCCGTATGATCCGTTGGTGCACATGAGTTTCATGGTGCAGTCGATCGGACTGATTTCTCGGCGGTGTCAACCGGTTACTAAGCGGGCGTTCACGCTTGATCAGGTACAGGCGCAACTGAGGTCGTTACAATGAATGTGCAGGGCAGACACGAGCAGCAGGTCTTCGTTTCACGTCTGACGTGGAACGCGCATGCGAGTGGTCTGCCGCTGCCGTTTCGTCGCGCCTGTGCGCGGGGTGACGACAGTTTACTGTTCGCTCTTGTTGGTGATTTCGTTGTTGCCAAGTGGGCGGGCAGCGCCTTGGTTTCTGTTGACCGCGCATACGCCAGCGATAGTGAATCGTTTGTCGGGTTTAACGTGGTATTGTCGGTGCCTGATCCTGTGCCGGAGCCGGTGCACCGGCCGAAGAAGTGTCGCGGTCTATTGACTCCGGTAATGACGTCGAACAGCGTGTTGTACCGGATGTCGCGGAGGATCAGATGAACGATGGTGCTACAGTTTTCGTGTATGTATCCGATACTACGCTGTTTGCCGGGGTGATTGTGCCCGCGATGCTGGTCGTAGCGCCGTGGCCGTCGTCGGTGTCACCTGACGCGACGCTGGTCTGCAAGGTCTGGTTCCCCCTGGTACGGCGTTCTCCGTTTTCCGGCGAGACGACAACATTCTCGGTTGATGATGTGTTTGAAACAGAGGCCGCTGCTATTGCAGCAAAGCCGGAGCGCGATGCTTTCTATCGCGGCTTAGGCATGTAGGGGGGCAAGTGGCAGTGCGCACATCTAAGACGGCATCCGGGTTTCATTGTGTTCTGCTTGAAGCGGGGACGTACTGTCTTTCTTGGAAGATAGACAGCGCAACACAGATACCGAACTTCTATTATAGGCGTAGTACGCAGCGTAACGCCATCCGTTTCTGTGTCAGGCATAAGCTCCGGTTTCCTGGCGGCGAGGTCTGGGATGCGCGATCCGCCGACTGCCATTACAGGCACCGACTGATTGGTGTGCTGGTAGAAACCGTACCGATGGGGTCGTGGCCTGGTGGACTTTGCCGGGTGATCAAGCGGTTGCCCGATACAGCGGCGCCTGAGATCGTGTTTCAGGTGCGGCATCTGGACGGACGGGTACGCCCGCGTGAGATCGGTGTGTTCGACTACGAGCAGGTGATCGTCTACTCGAAGGTGCGGGTATGAGCGATTGGTCTCGGCGCGGGCCTGTGTTCCCGGAATTGGATATTGCGCTTTCTCTCCTCTTGCAGGGCGTGCGCTTGTCTCCCCGTCTATCTGTCGCTACGGCAACTCAGATACTGGCGGACAGCCTCGGCGCCGCGAATGATGCGCGTGTTGCCGAGGAGGCGCTGGTGCTCGCTGGGGGGTTTCCGGCTCCGTTCCCGGTTTGCAGGGAGCGGCTGACGCATATCGGTGGCGGGTTGTGGGGGTGTGTGATCCGTTTCAGACGCGCGATAGCCGGTGTTGATTCAGATGTTGCGGTAGCGTCCGTCGGTCCGGTCATACCGGACGTTGTTGTTTCCGGTATGGTGACGTTTGCTCCCGGCATATGTGTCGATTGTGCTGTGCTATTGTACTCGGTCGATCGGTGAAGTGTGGTCGCGTACTACAACGAGATTGATCCGTACTGCGTCGCGTGGCTGTGGAACCTCATGGTGGCGGGGCACATACCGTTGGGCGACATCGACGACAGGCCGATACAGACGGTTTCCCCCGCAGATTTGCACGGGTATACGCAATGCCACTTCTTTGCCGGGATCGCTGGTTGGCCGCTGGCCCTGCATCTCGCTGGTTGGCCCGAGGGACGCCCCGTGTGGACCGGCTCGGCTCCTTGTCAGCCGTTTTCTGTTGCAGGCAATCGGAGAGGAGTGTGTGATGACCGACATCTCTGGCCAGACTTCTACCGTCTCATCCGCGAGTGCAAGCCTGACACTGTGTTTGGCGAGCAGGTTGGAGCAGCAATTGGAGGGGGTTGGCTCGATCTTGTATTCGACGACCTGGAAGGAGAAGGTTACACCTGCGGGGCGACGGTACTTCCAGCTTGTAGCGTCGGCGCACCGCACATCCGGCAGCGGCTGTACTGGGTGGCCGACTCCCAACACGCCAAGCGGCGGACGAACGATGGATGTGGACAAGATGGATGCCACGGGGCGCACGCAGGACGGGAAGAAACACACGGCGAGCCTGGAGCACGCTGTGAAGTTTGTCGGCTGGCAGACGCCGCGGGCACGGGGCGACGCGGGCGGGAATCGGGTACAGCCGGGAGATGTGCGGAACCTGGAGGACCAGGTGCAACTGGTCGGCTGGACAACGCCAAGCAGCAGAGACTGGAAGGACACACCGGGTATGGCGACGACGGGGATCAACCCGGACGGGACGGGGCGGGAACGACTCGACCAGTTGCCCCGGCAGGCGGCGCAGGCCCCTGGTCCGACATCGAATGGCTTTCCTGCCGGGACGGAAAGTCTCGCCCGACTCGCCCCAGAATTCGTCTGCTATCTGATGGGGTTGCCCATACAATGGACTCAATTGGCACCTGCCAGAGGGAAACGGGGGTGATGTATGGGGCGCAAACAGAAGGAAACTCCAGAGAAATATTGCAAGCAATGCGCTGTGCGTATGATGCGGAAGGTGTTCGGGCTGAGGTTGGAGGATCTTTCGGTATTCAACCAGCGGCTGTTCTGCGACAGGAGATGCATGGCGTCGTGGCAGATGGGGAGGATCAAGGTAGAGTCGCCGAAGGCATACCGGAGACAGGCAGCAAAGCACGTCGGGAAGAATTGCCGGGACTGCGGGACTGCGCGCAATTTGAACGTACATCCCGCGGACGGCAACCCAATGAACAATGCCCCGGACAACCTGACGCCCGTGTGTTTTGTGTGTCACATGAAAGAGCATGGGCGCTTGCGACGGGAGACGGCAAAACCGAAGCCGCCTTGTCGTTTTTGCAGCGTTACCTCAGTCAAGGCGGGGATGTGCCCACGACACTATCAGAGATTCAAAAAGCATGGGAATCCATTTCTGACGAAGAGAAAGCGGGGTGCGGTATATGTAGTGGAGGCCGATTTTGCATAAGCTCGGTCAGCCCGATCGCTCCCGTCAGGCCCGGTCGCACGGGGCAACTGCGCGCGTACGGAAACGCAATAGTGCCGCCGCTCGCTGCGGAGTTCATTCGTGCGTTCATGGCGTGCCGGCCATGACGATGTTGTCGGGGGTCTTGTTTGTTGGTGCGGAATTGGATGCTCAGAGTTTTGCAGTCGCGTGTGCCAGTACTGAAACTCCCCCGGTTCCGGTCGAGCAGGTGTTGTTTTCTGCGACGCTCATTCTGAGGCGCATGTTTCACCGTGCTACACAATAGGTGCTGTCTCACTTCTGTTACGGGTAATCAGTTTGCTTTGGTTCTCGCTGGTTACGAAAAATAGGGCTTGACTGGCACGCTGATTGCATGGTAATCGGGCTGGGTGATAACCGGAGGCGATGCCGATGAAGACGGATGGATGCCCTGCCTGTGCATGTAAGCTGGCGACTGATCCCGGTAACGGTACGAAGACGAGGAGCGTAGTCAAGTGTACGCGCTGTGGTGCGCTGTACACGGTTCACGCCATTTATCTTGGAGAGTCGTTCGAGATCGTCCGTCCGTTCTTCGACCCTGATCCGAATCCGACCGAACAGTGCTACTTCGATTTTGTGACCCTGGGGGCCGCCGGTGTCGGTCGTCGCCACGGCTGGTTCAACCCGAAAACGCGTCTTTTGACGCAGGTGGGGTGAGAAGAATGCCGCTCATTCATTCAATCACGGCGTATGTCCCTATCAGGAAGTGTGAGGATGATGGTCACACTTGGCTGGACGTTTCTGCCCTTGACGTGGACAGGGCGGGTTGCAACCTGCAGATTCGGAAGTACCGGAAAGCTGGTGGGGCGGCCTGGGATGATGCCAACCGCGTAGTGCGGATCGTTAAGGTACTCGTCGTCGAGGTCGGATAATTCAGGAAATCGGAGGAAGACGATGTCGAACGAATTGACGGCAGAAACGAAGTTGGAAGATGTCGTTGTTCAGTGGCTGCGGAAAGAGGCGGAGGAACGGGACGGCGACGTACAGTCGGTTGCTGCCGATTTGGCGCGGGACGGCTGTGTGTCGGGGATCGTGGACACTCTGGTTTATTACGAGGACACCGTGCTGTTTTACGGGACGCACAAGGCGGAGATCAACCGAATGCTGGCCGAACTGCTGTCTTGCGCCGGAGAGTCGTGTCCAGCAGCGTTGTTCGCTGAGAAGTGGGACTCGGAAGACCCGCTGGCGTTGGACCAGCAGAATCAGAACCTGCTGGCGTGGTTCGGGTTTGAGGAAGCAGCGCGGCGCGTGTGCAATCGAGCGGGGATCGAACTCTGATCAGGGGGGGCGGCATGTATTCGTATTCGGCAATGGCGCGGAGTAGGCTTGCACGTTTTCCTTCCGTGCACGATCTGGAACCGGCTGATCTGGAGCAGGAAGCTGCGCTGGCGGTGTCGGAGGTGTTGCAGCGTTGCCCCGGTCTTGATGGTGACGGTTTGTCTCGGCTGAAGACTACGGTGGCAGACAGGCGGATGACGCGGGTACTGCGGTACCGGTTGTGGCCTGCCCGTGACCCGCGGGTAGACACGCCGCTTGCGGCAGACGAGGGCGGCGGTCCCCCGGCATCTGGCATGGGGCCGGATGAAGAATGGGACGCCGCCGAACGGCGGTGGCGGGTAGCGCGTGTGTTTCGCGCTCTGCGTCGCAGGCTGCAGCCTCACCCTCTGGCTCTGGCTGTGCTGGACGTTCATCTTTTGCGGCCCGAGGTGACAGACGAGGAGCGTGCCGCTGGTGCGCATAGAACGTCATTGCTGTCGGCTGCACTGGTGGCTCGTCGGCTGCGTGTGTCGCAGTACAGGGTGAATATCGCGTTTCGGCAGATTGCCGCCGCTTTGGTATATGTAGTGCAGGAGGGCGGCGATGAAGACTTGGTCCGTTGACGCACAGGGTGTTCAGCCGGGCGTGCCCGGTACAGTTGTTTCGTGTGCCGACTGTGATAAATTCGCTGTAGTGCTCGGGCGGAAAGACGGTACGGCCGGGTTCACGTGGTATGTGCCGGTGCATCAAAACGTAATGACTACTGATGGGCGCATACTGGCATGTTCGGTTTTTTATACTCCGTCGCACTTGGTGTCTTTGACGCCTCCGGGCAGAATATCCAGCAACAGCGCTCTGGTAGTTCTGCGTGCGCCGTTGTCCACGCGGGTGTCTGTGTTTCCTGCTACGGATCTTCGCAGCATCACGCTGAAACCCGGTGTGGTGTGGGCGCTGACGCCGGCGGGTGACGTGCAGTTCGTGGCACTGGGTTATGTTGGTAAAGTAGCGGTAGACTACATGCTCATTCTTGACGACGGGGCGATCGTCTTGTTGGCGGACGGCCGTGGGGCACTTCTGGCCCTGAAGAATAGCGGAGGTAACGTCCGGCTGGACCTGGCTGCTGCCGTCTGTCCGCATGTGGAGGGACAGATCGGTGAAGTGGTGGAGTGATACTCGGGGGGTACGATGATAAACAAACTGACAGCGGAACAGGAGCAGGCACTGATCGAGTACCGCGCCGCGGCATTTCGCGCGGCGACGAGCACGGAGCCCGCGGACCGGCCTCGGGCGGAGGCCACCGTCCGCAAGCTGACCAGGATCGCGGGGGTCAAAGTTGATGGCGTGGTGTGGGTGCTGACGCCGCAGGCGGGGGCGGCGGAATGCGCCTCGCTCAGGGCCTCGCTCAGTGACTCGCTCAGGGCCTCGCTCAGTGACTCGCTCTGGGCCTCGCTCAGTGACTCGCTCTGGGCCTCGCTCAGTGACTCGCTCTGGGCCTCGCTCAGGGCCTCGCTCAGGGCCTCGCTCTGGGCCTCGCTCAGTGACTCGCTCAGTGACTCGCTCTGGGCCTCGCTCTGGGCCTCGCTCAGTGACTCGCTCTGGGCCTCGCTCTGGGACTCGGGATGGCTGGCATTCTACGGGTACGGGGCGCGGCTGGTGGAGTACGCGCCGGAGGCTGCGGAAAAGCTCCGGCTGCACCAGGAGATAGCGGGTGCGTGCTTCGCCATGTGGATCATGCCCGGCACGGTGATTCTGTGCGAGCGCCCCGCTACGGTGGAAATCGTGAATGGAAAGCTGGTCGGGCTGACGTGGAGAACTGATGTCTGATCGTTGCAGGTGTTACGGGTGTCCGTTGGCTCAGACAGCGCGGGCTTGCTCTGCCCGTGGACCGGACGCTGCTGATGTGTTGATCGTCGGTGAGGCGCCTGGTCCGTCGGAGAACAGGGTCGGCCGTGTGTTCGTCGGGAAAGCTGGAGAGCGGTTAGATGCGTGGTTGCAGCAGGCTGGCTTGCACCAGCGCGCTTGGATTACTAATGTCATCCGGTGTTTTCCCGGCTATGTGCAGCGGCCAGGCCAACAGATCAAGCACATTGCTAAGCCGCCGCAAGATGCCATCCTGCGGTGCCACGAGCAACTGTGGGAAGACCTAGTGCGGATTAAGCCGAAAGTCATTGTCGCCGTGGGCGAGACAGCGATCCATTACTTCACGGGGCTGAAGGCTGTTCATACAGCGAGGGAGCGGAACTTCACACTGGACTGGCAGCACGTACTGTCGTTGGAGCCGGGTAACGCGTATTTGATGCAGGTCGGTCCGCAAGTACCGGCAGTACCCGTACTGGCAACGTATCACCCGGCAGCAACGCTGTACGGGCAAGACGAGAAGAAAAAACAGCAGTACGCATCAATCGCTCTGGCTGATCTAATCCGTGCCCGAGAGTTGGCGGATGGGGGCGCCGCTGAGATGCACTACACGATGATCGAACCAGGTTACCGGGGAACGGAGGTATTGTCGGAGTTGGTCGATACTCTGCGCGAACAGTTTTTGTTCGGTACCGTAGGGTACGTGGTGATCGACATCGAGGGTCTTGGTCTGGGGCTCGAAGACCGGATGGTCGGGTTCGGGCTGTCGTGGGGGCCGGGTAAGGCCGTGTTCGTCCCTTGGGATCATGCCGCTATTCCAGGCTGTTCTCCGGCATGGCGGGACACTGTCCGATCATTGATGAACAAGCTGTTAACTGATGTTCCTGTGTCAAACCAGAATCTGAAGTTCGATCTGAAGATCTTGTGTCTCGCTGGGATTGAGGTGCGGCACATTCAACACGATACGCTGTTGTCGTCGTACTGGTTGGACGGGGATACGACGCCGCATGACTTGGAGAGTTTGGCTGCAATCCATCTACGCCAGTTTGCACATAAGCACGAGATGAAAGCGGCACTCCGTAAACTGAAAGGGTACGCTCAGTTGGAGCAGGTGCCCGTGCAGACGTTAGTGGACTATGCGTGCGGGGATGCTGACAAGACGTGGCAATTGACTGGTGTCATGGAGCGGCGGTTGGTGGAGCAAGGCACGTTGCCGGGTTACCGCGCGTTGGTGCTGGATCAAATCCTGCCGATGTCGGACATGGAGCTTCGCGGCGTGCGGGTAGACCGCACTGTGTTGGACGCCTCATTGCTGACTTTTCGCCGCGCTCTGGACGATTTCGAGATTTGGTTCAACAGCACGCCGCTTGCTGCTATGTTCGCTGCGCACTTGGAGCAGCGCGGGTTGGTGACGAAGAAACGGCCGGCCAAGTTTCGCCCCGCTGCGTCGGGAGACTTGCGCTTCCTGCTCTACGAGGTGTTGCAGATTCCGCCACACGAGGATGCGATCAAGACGCGGCAGACAAAGGACGGCGGCGAAGAGACCAGCTACTCCGCTGCAGCCAAGTACCGCGAGCACGCCCTGTTGTACTGCATCGCGCGTACGCGAGACGGTTCACCAAACCAGGACATCTGGCAGGCGGCTGTGGAGTTTCTAGGGCGGTACGGCGAGTACGCCCATGAGAACCAGATCTACAAGATGTACTTGAAGCCGCTTCCCGGACATATCGGGTCAGACGGGTGTGTGCACACGACGTATTGGATCGGGTGTACTGCATCAGGTCGGACGGCAGCGAGTGAACCGTCGTTGCACACGCTTCCAGCGAAGTACGGTGTGAAGGACGCTTTTGTGCCTGACGCTCCCCTCGGTCTGATCTTGAGTGTGGACCAGAGCCAGTGTGAGTTGCGGGTGTTGGCCTGTCTTTCGGGCGATCAATACTTGTTGGCCTCATTCGCGTCTGGTGCTGATATTCACCGGATGACAGCGGCTAGGCTCTTTCACGTCGCGCCTGAAATTGTCACGAAGGAACAACGGCGGATCACGAAAACCGTGGTATTCGGCCTGATTTACGGGCGGTCGGCTTACGCTATCGCTATTGTGCTTCAGATCACGGAATCGGAGGCGCAATCGTTGATAGACTCGATCTTCACCGAGTTCCCCGGCATCCGCACGTACATCGATCTGATGACTGCGTTTCTTCGTAAACACGGGTACGTCTATAACTTGTCCACCGGCCGACGACGGCCTGTGCCGACGGTGTACAGCGATAACAAGAAAGAGGCCGCTAAAGCGGCGCGGATCGCGGTCAATTCTCCCGTGCAGGGTACGGCGTCCGATATTACCGCTGATGCGATCATCCACATGTGGCGGGAAATGCAAACGGCAGAACTCAAATCGTACTTGTTCGGCTTCATCCATGACTCGGTTCTATCGTCCGTCGCGCCCGATGAACTGCTGTACGCCGCGAAGCTGGCAATCCGCGAGATGCAGATAATGCCTCCGATTCGTTGGCCGTGGATTGTGTGCCCGTTGAAGGCGGACCCGGAGGTCGGTGTCAGTTGGGGCAAGTTGGTTCCGGCTGAGTTCGATTTCCCGAACCTTACCATGACGTTGACTGGTCCGGCCGAAAAGGTGGATGCCGTATGCGCTGTAGTGTCAGCGTGGGAGACATTCCGACAGGTGCAGACAGCGGCGCTTCCTGATGGCTCTCTCTGTGCGCAGGTGCAGTTTACTTCGATGTAGTGGTATATGTGCGGTTGTAGGGGGGCGTGATGTCGCAGACGGCGCAGGAAATCCTGATCAACCAGTTGCTCGACGGGGCGGTGCAGGTGGGTGTTCATCCCCACCCACAATTGTTCGACCATTTGTACGCCGTCCTGTGCTGCGGCTATTCTACGCAGATGGACTCGTTTGAGTTCGTGCACCACGGCGAGGCATTCGCGGGCGTGTGTGCCGTCCTGAACGAAGCCGGAACGAAACTGCGCCAGATTGAGTACAGCGCCAAGAAGTCGGAGCGGCAGTATGCTCGGGCGATGCGGAAGGAGTATAGCTCCGCCGGGTCGCGGATTTCAAATGACGAGGTGAAGTCCGCTGCTGCTGATCGTGCCGATGCCGACTCTTGGGAGTGGCAGATGATCCAGTTGGAGGCGGTGAAGAACGCAGCGTGGTCTGTCCGGAATCTGTTGACTGATCGTAAGGATTTCCTGATCGAGATCAGTCGCAATAGACGGCGAGAGGGCGGGGTCTGATGCAGTTCCCTGATCACTACCTCGGGACGATTTGGGTCTGTCGTAAGGCGGGCATTCCTGAGCCGTTGATTGCGGAGATCGCTTGGGCTTCGCAGGCGGTCGATGATTATCTGCCGGGCCTGGTACCGCCGGTCGTATGCCTTACACGGGCTGCGCTGCCGTGCAGGTATGTGTCGTTGGCCCCGACGCAGGATTACGCGTACTGGGAGGCTCCCGAGCATAAGACAGCGAGCGTATGGGTACCCTTCCATTTCCCGCCGTCGGATAGCGGGGACTTGGTCGTGCAGGAATTGCCGGCTTGGGGTCTTCAGTTGTTGACAGAGCGCTTGGGGCATCTGCGGTGGCTGGTCGAACGTTGCGGCCCTGACCCGGCGAATGCTGAGATCCGGTTTGTGTGCCACACGATCGGGATTATCGATCACATGCTGAAAGACTCCGGCTCTCACCAGTCGTTTGTCGGGGCGCGTTGTTCGGTGAATAGTGTCGGGTACGCGTGGTGTGACCCGCGGGCGCTAGTGCCGAACGTCGGGCACGCTGAGGTGCGGCATTCGCCCGACGAAGCGGGGGCTATTTGGTGGCGGACAAGACGGACTGTCCGCGTCGTGAGCCGAACTCGATGGCTGCGCGTGTATGCCGGGCTTCTGAAGGTGTACATCGAGTCTGGGTTCCCCGGCGCTGCGGCCGAAGTGACTGTCAAGACGTTTGACACAGATAACCTCCGTTCTTGGTTCATGCATGAACTCAGTGCGTATCCTGAGTATGCGAATCCCAAGAAAGTAGAACCGACGCAGCAGTTGGAAGTTTGGCGCTCCGGGCGGGAGAGCACATTCTTCCGTGCTGCAGCCGTGCATAGAGCGTATGTCACACAACTGACACAGGCATAGGGGGATACCAGCATGGTACAGCAGTATTTCGCACCGAACATGAATGCAGTAGCGCAGGAAGCGCAGGCGGCGAAGGAGAGGGCGGCAGCGTTCAATTCTGACGGTCTGCCGCGGTACGACTGGGTCGAGGGGGAGCAGGTCTTTCGGCTGCTGTGGGCGTACAACGCTGCGGGCGCGACGGGCAAGATGGTTTACACGCATTTCTACGGCGCTGAGCGGGAGCCGTGCCGCTGCCCGCAGTTGACATACCCGGAGGCCGGGTTGGTGTGCCAGGGCTGTTCGGACCTCAACGAGATTCAGGCCGTCCGGCCTGATCTCGATCTCGGGCAGTCTGTGGCTCGCGCGAAGTGGTACACGCAGTGCACGCTGCCGTGGAACGGACCCAGGGGTGACGATACGGTCACGCTGGTTCAGTTCCCGCAGTCTTTCCGGAACTGGATGACGCTGCAGATGATGTCCCCCCATGTCGGGGATATTACGAACCCGATGCGGGGGGTGCTCGTCTCCGTGACGAAAAAGATCAAGGGGAAACGGCCGCAGGATGTGGAGTATGTGTCAACGTTTCTGCCGCAGGCGCACCCGAAAGATCAGGCGTGGGTGGACCAGATCGTGAAGCAGATGGCAGACCTCGACGCATTCCTGCGCTGGAACAATGACGACGCCAGTCGGATGTTGGTCTTGGCGGCGAAGGCCAAGACGTTCTTGCTGTCGAAGCCGCGGGAAGGCGCCGCTGCAGCACCGCAGCAGGCTCCGGCATTCCCGCAGGCACCGCAGCAGGCTCCGGCATTCCCGCAGGCACCGCAGCAGGCACCGGCATTCCCGCAGGCACCGGCATTCCCGCAGGCACCGCAGCAGGCACCGGCATTCCCGCAGGCACCGCAGCAGGCACCGGCATTCCCGCAGGCACCGCAGCAGATGGCCGCGCCGCAGAACGCAACGCAGGCGCTGAATCAGGCGCTTGGCGAGCCGCAGTGCATGGGGACGATGCGGCTGGACGGGGCGTGCAGCCGGTGTCCGCATGAGATCCAGTGTATTCAGCGCCGGGCGTCCAGAGCGGCGCAGCCGCTTCGGTAAGGGGCGGCTCTGTGGCGAAGAAAAAGAAAGACACTCCGAGCGTAATTGACGTCCTCCTCGGTATTGCTGAGACGCATCCGAATATTCTCCTCGGCAGTGTGTACGAGAACTTCGAGGTGCCTGTCATCACGACAGGTAATACGGTGCTGAACCTGCTGCTGCGCGGCGGATTGCCGGTTAGCAGGTTCGTCGAGGTGTTCGGCGAGGTGAGTCAGGGCAAGACGTCGCTCGCGTATCAAGCAATGGCGGGGTGTAACTCTGAAGGCGGGTACTGCGTTTACGTGAACGCGGAGAACGCTTGGAACCCCAAACGCGCGCGGCAGATGGGAGTGAACCTCGCGCTGACTGTGGTGATTCCTCCGTGTTCTCTGGAAGACGTATTCGCTGGATTGCAGGAAATCATCTTGCGCATCCGCACAGTGGACATGGCGTGCCCGATCCTAGTTGTGTGGGACACGATCGCGATGTCCTCGTTGGAAGCAGAGTTGGACGCCGAGCTTGAATCGCCCGAGTCCGATGCTGAGGAAGATGGCGAGGGGAAACCGAAGCAGAAACGCCACGGTATGGCCGCATCGGCGCGGACGCTGCGTGAGTGCTTACGAAAGCTGACTGTAATCATCTATCAGCACAAGGTGGCTGTGGTGCTACTCAACCAGGTGATCCAGAAGATCCCGAAGCCGGGGCAGAAGATGTTCGGCCCGACAACAACAACTCCCGGCGGTGGCGCGCCAAAATTCATGTCGTCGATCCGGCTAGAGGTCCAGAGTAAGGGCAAGTACAAGTGTGGGGGCGAAGTCCTGGGGATTGTCAGTCAGGTTCGCGTGATCAAGAGTAACCTGTTTCGCCCATTCGACAGTGCAGACATCGTGATTACGTTCGATCACGGAGTAGACGAAGTGTTCACGCTGTCAGACACGTTGTACCGGCAGAAACTGGTGCACCCCGAGCGCAAGGATCGGTACGTCGATCAGGATGGCGGGTGGTTCAGCGTACTTACACCGGCGGGCGAGACGGTGCGTTGCCGGCATCAGGAGATACCGCGCTTGGTCGGAGAGCACGACGGGATGTTGAAGATGTGGCAGGGCGCGGCGTATCAATTGCTGAGGCTCCCATGATCGACGCTAAAGACCTGACTCTGTTTCTTCTGTGGTTGGAGTCGAGGGGGATTCGGCTGTGCGACGAAGTGACCGACCCTGAGATGGTGCAGAACTGGCAGGGTTGTAGCCTGACAAGGGAGCAGTTGATCGCTGCGTTCTTGCGTGACGCGGAGAACCACGAATGATCGCCCTGATTGACGCCCATTACATGCTGCACCGGGCAGCACACGTCAAGGAACTATCGATCCTGCGTTCTTCTTGGGGGGCTTCGACTGGGGGTGCTCTCGGTGTGCTGCGCGGCATTCACGATACGCTCGACCGGTTTCCGCTGTGTGATCGTGTTGTGCTGGTATTCGACGGCGGGATCTCGCAACGTCGGCGGAAGATCTACCCGAACTACAAGGTACGCGAGGCGGTGGACGTCGCAGAGCATGCAGCGTACATGACCATGTTTCGGGAAAACCGAGATCTGTTACAGTCGCTGGCCCCGACACTCGGTGTCCGGTCTGTGGAGTTGAAGCACCGTGAAGCTGATGACTTGATCGGGTTGTTGGCGACGAAGGCCGAGAATCAGGGGGAGTTGGTCGTCATTGTCAGTGACGACAAGGATATGTACCAACTGGTTTCGCGCAATATCTGGGTGTACCGCCCGATGGCACAACAGGTGGTACGGATCGACACGTTTCCGGGCGTGACCGGCGGGATCACTTGGGGGCATTGGTTGCTCTACAGGGCGACAACGGGCGATGCTTCAGACCGTATCCCCGGCATCGAGGGGGTCGGCGAGAAGACAGCGCATACTGCGGTTACTTCTGTGGCAGGCGCCAACTTGTGCGAAGCATACCGGTTATTCTGCAACACGTCTGCCGACAAGCGGATACGAAAGATTGCAGATAACTGGGATGTGGTAACCCGGAACATGCAACTGATGGAGATCTCGCAGGAGAAGTTCGAGCCTGCTGAGGCGCAGCAGGCGTGCGTTCAGTCGATGGGCGGTGAGCGTGCCGCTGTTCGTATCGAGGATCTGATGTCTCTGCTCGTGGCATACGAATGTCAGAGCCTGATCGAGCAGTTGCCTGGTTGGTTGATCCCGTTCCAGCGATTGAGGTAGAAACTCATGCGACGCAATCAGTGTATTATGCTGGGCTTGGGGCCGCAGGCGGGAGCGCGACACTGTATCCGCTCGACTCTTTCTATCGGGTGCTGCAATTTTCTGCGGGAGCGGAAACTTGGAACGCTTTGGATCTGCCAGGTCTGGAACAAGATCTTGGACGGGCAGGACAATCGGTTGCTCCGCCTGCCCGAGTGCTTGGCTGCGTGTCGCGCTCTGGTTCGCGCCGAGAGCAAGGAGTACGCACAGGGGCGGGACGACTCTAGCGTCGGTGTGACAGAATGAAGATTCTAGTCTTCGGTGACGCTCACATTACCGAGCGGACTGAGTTCTCTCGCCCCGCAGAAGACGGACTGACAGATCATCTGCACGACATTCTTCACTCATTTCAGTGGTTGCGGGATCTCGCGGCGCAAGAGAACGTCCAGATGATCGTGAACCTCGGCGACATGCTGGACAGTACCGCCGCGATCACCGAGTCGGTCCTGTACGTGGCGTCTCAGTGCTACCAGACCGTCTCTGAGGGGATACCTTATTTTCAGTTGCTCGGGAACCATGACTATCGCGCTGAGGTGATGCGCGACCGGGCGTTGGCGTTTGTGCAGCGCGACCACATGGTCGCGCAGCCGCAGTACATGACCGTGACTGATTACGGGAAGCGTAGCAGCGGCTACAAGTTCGGTCTGTTGGCGCTGCCGTGCATGTCGACGTACCCGGTTCCGATTGATCGGATGCTGCTTGGTGAGGGGACGAACGATCGGGGCGGTACCAAGAAGCATCCGGTCGAACTGGTGGTCGGACATGCATCGATCGTGGGGGCGAAGTTTTCTGTTCACTCGCCGAAGCCGGAAGCGCAGGGGTTGGACCTGTCCGCCGCTGCGCCTGGACAACTACGGTACTGGATCAACGGGCACTACCATTGCCCTGCTGGTGATCCTGCGACTTCACGCGTCATCTATGCCGGGTCGTTAGTCGCGCAGTCGTTCGATGACGCTCTTGATCCGGCGACAGGCATCCCCCGCGGCGCAATCATTCTGGACGCCAATCCCGATCAGTGGGACGTGAAGCGGGTGGAGAACCCGTACAGCCCTGTGTTTGTAGACCGGACACCAGCCGAGATATTGACCGAGCCGCATCCGGAGCGGTTGTTCGTCCGGGTGTATCACGACGAGGCCGAGTCGGATGCCGCACGCGTTGCCGGCGAACTGTGCCGCGGTTGGCGCCCCATGCCGCGCGTGTCGCCGATAGTAGAGGTGGCTGCGGGTGCAGATGATGTGGATGAAGACGCGATCGTGCTGTCATACGCCGTTGAGCGTGCTCCCGAGGCTGTGTTCGCTGATGTAATGGAGTATGGGCAGGCTTTGCTGGCGCGGCGTAAGGGTAGCGGTGCTGGTGTTACCGGCAGGCGGATTGAGATTCAGCGCGCGGTGATTCACAACTTCGCTACGCTCGGCGATGTAACGTGGTGTCCTCAAATTGGGCTGACGCAGATCCTGGGGCAGAATGACGACGCTGGGACTACCGGCGACTCGAACGGGGCGGGTAAGTCGTCATTGCTGGAGGCACTTCAGTGGGGTTTGTACGGCGATAGTCCGAAGGGGAAGACGGACGAGGTCATCCGTGAAGGCCAGCACGAATGCTCGGTCGTGATCACGCTGGTGGTGAACGGTGCAATCTATACTGTGTGGCGGGGGCGGGATAAGCGCGGTCCTGATGTGCGCTTGTACTTCGGGGCAGAGCCTGTCGAAACCCAACGGGCCGACAATCCAGGTATCGCCGGAAAGGCGGTTGTTGATGCCACGAAGATGATCGCTGACTTGATCGGCGTGGACTACGACACGTTCTGCCAGATCGTGTTGTTGCGTGATGATGCTACGCACAGGTTCATGTCGCTCTCGCCGGCGGATCGTGTTCGACAGTTGGAAGACGCGTTCGGTATGGCCTGGTACGATCAGCAGTCGGCGCTGGTGCGAAAGGAAGCCGCAGACGCTGCTGCCCGGAGGGACACGTCTGCCGGTGTAGTTCAGGCGGCGCAGACGGCGCTGCAATCTGCTGAGTCGGCATTACTCGGCGCGCAGGCAGAACCCGACCACGGGGCCGAGATTGCGGCGTGCTCCGTCCGGCTGCAGGAAGTCACGGCTGAGGTTGACGGCCACCGCGAGTCGTTGCAGTTGCTGCGCCAAGAGGCGGAGTTGTCTCAGCAGACGAAGCAGTCGCTGTGGGAGTCGGAGAGAACAGCGGCGGCAGACGTCAGCGCACTGCATGTAGAACGGGCGAAGATCGCTGCGGCGCTCTCTGGTTTTGAGGCGAGACGCGCAGAGATCGACGGACTGATTCAGCGCGGTGTCTGCCCTGTTTGCCGGTCACAGTGTCCCCCGTCTCATTTTCTTGACGAGGTCAGCAAACTTGACGAGGCTTGTGCAAGGCTGCGCGGTGAAATGCAGTCGGTGGACCTGCGGGTGCAGGGGGCGCAGACTCGGGTATCCGTAGCGGCAACACAGCGGACTGCTGTTCAGACGGCTGAAACGGCTCGAACCCTGCGAGAGCGTGAGATCAATACAGCGCTACGTCCCGTGACTGACAAGCAGGTAGCACTTCAGCAACTGATCACCAGTCAGCAGCGGCAGCAGGCCGAGCGCGATGTGCTGGTCCGTACTTGGACTGGTAATGTAGTGTCAAACGCTGCGGCGTTGGCGGCTGCTCGTTCTGTACTGTCTGACGCTCAGCACAAACACGTCGTACTCGACTGGTGGTGCAAGGCGTTAGCGACGGATGGCGTTCGGAGTGAAATTCTTAAAGCCCGGATCGCTGCCGTCAACCGGTGGCTGGAACTAAACGCTCAGCGCGTGTGGTCGGGCGGCAAGGTCCAGATCATCCACCGCAACGGAACGAAGATCGGGGTGTCTGTCGGTAGTCGGAAGTACGAGCGGCATTCTCGCGGGGAGCGCTGCCGGATTGATATGCTGGTTCAGCTACTTCTGAACCGGCTTTACCGGTTGTCCCGCGGCGTGGACGTTCGGTTCGTCGGGCTGGATGAGGTGTTGGACGGATTGGACGCTTCCGGCCTCCGGGCGGTCGTGACGCTGATCGGTGAGATGCTGTCGGGTCTCGCTGTGTACGTTACGTCGCATAATGTGCTGTTGCAGACGATGATCCCGAATACCGTGGTTGCGCATCGGTCTGGTGGTGTGACAACAGTGAGGCAGATGTGAGGAATAACTGGTTGTTGGTTTCTGTGGTATAGATAACGTGTGATAGGAGGGAGAAATGTCATCGTTGGCTACAGTAGAAGCAGTCATCCGTTCATACGCTACCAACGCAGCAGAGGCGGCGGACCTCACCGCTCGTGTGTGCACCACGCTTGCTGCGGCAGGTGGGAATGTACGCGCCATGCCGGTCGTCATGCTGCTGGGGCAGGCGCAGAGAGAAGGAAAGCTGCGCGTGGGCATCCTGAAAGACTTCGTCGCAGCACAGGACGCTATCGCCGCGGAAATGGGGATGTCGGCGGCACCTGCTGCTGCGCCTACGCCGCAGGCGGCTGCCGCGCCGCCCCCGCTCCCCGCTGCATCGCAGCCCGGTCCGGTTCTTCCGCCGCCTGCTCCCGCTGCTGCTGCGGCTCCCGTTCTGCCTGCGCTTCCTCCGAATCAGGCAACAGTTGCTACTCCGAATCAGGCAACAGTTGCTACTCCGAATCAGGTGGCTGTTGTAATGCCGTCGGGACGCCGGAAGCGACAGCCTCGAACGACAGCAGCGACTGTGACAACCGAGAGCGGCGTGGAGCGACCTGCGGCCTCGCAGCCGGTGCGTTCGGTATCGGACCCTGCATCCGTCCCTGTTGCTGCGCCTGTGGTTCAGCGGCCCGTGATTCCGGCGGTTGATCCGGCTGCGGCGCAGGCTGCTGGTTTCTCAGCAGAAATGCTGCAGAGCCTGGGTCCGTTGAATGGGCACCGCGCGAAGGCTCGGGGGGCGCGGGATCTGTACGTGCAGTACAGTCTCCAGATCCCGTGGTACTCTTCTGCCGAAGAGTATCGGAAGAATGCGCCGACGGCGGTGGTTCCGCTCCGGCTCGTCTTCCGCCGTCCGTTGCTCGGGGTGATCCGGTACTTGGCGACCGACGGGAAATTCCGGCATACGCTGCCCGAACTGCTGCTGATGTGCACACAGTTCCGGATGTCGCCGACGAATGTTAAGCGCGGCTTGACGGCGCTGCTGAATGTATCTGCCGGTGATGCGGATGGAAGCGGCGGGTGGGTGATCTGCGGTGAGTCGGCAGACGGCAGCCCGCACGCTCGTGTAGGTGTTGTGATCCATCCCTCGCGGACTATCCTGCCCGGCGACATCCTGCTCGGGTAGTTATGCTGTTCATCGGCCTTGATCTCAGTCCTACTCACAGCGGGGCTGTCCTTCTGGACGAGAATTACACCATTTTCGACCATCAGTTCGCGTTTGCGTCAACCGTGGCGCGACCGAAGAAGAAAGACGTTCCCGGCGCTCACAGAATTCAGTTGAGTCCGCACAGCTACAGGGCTATACTGGAAGTGCAGCGGCTTGGGCGGCATGCCGAAAGCGTCCTGTCGTGGGTGGACAGTTACCATTCACCAGGAGAGTTGATCGTGGGGATCGAAGACTACGCGTACGACGCAAAGGGCAGGGCGCATGCTGCTGGCGAAATCGGTGGTATGGTCCGGTCTGGGCTGTTTACGCGTCGTATTCCGTTTCGTGCGTATGATCCATTGTCGTTGAAGATAGTAGCGTGCGGGAAGGGCGTAGCGGACAAGCACATGGTCGCTGCCGGTATTGCAGCGGGTTATCCTTTGGCGCACAAGGCGCTGTCCGTTGCGTCGTCGTCACCCGATATGCTCGCTGATCTCCTGGACGCTTACGTCTTGGCGCGTATTGCTGCAACAGAGTGGAGCCTGCGGGCGGGGCACGTCCTATTAGACAGTGTTACGGCAGGCGAGCGCCGTCTATTTTTGCGCACGACGAAGGCGCGCCCTGAGAACATCCTTTCGCTCCCGTGGGTGGCTGATGCCGATTGACTGGAAAGTGGCGGCGAATGACGTGTTGAAGGCGGCGTTTGCCGACTACCTGTTGTACTACTACGGTGACGACCGGTTCTACCAGAAAGCGGCAGCAAAGCTCATGCGCAGCAGGTTGGTGCAGAACATCTGCTACGGGCTTTTGAGCCGCAGACAGTTCGACAGTATCGAGATTGAGGATGCAGCGGCGGACGCTATGTGCGCCGTGGTGATGCATCTGAAAGAGAAGCGGATGTACGCTGGTCTCGGGCAGTTCGTCCGCTACATCCAGGGCGTAGTTCGCTGGTCAGCGATTCAGTTCAAGACAGCGTGGTACGCCCGACGGCGGCTAGTCAGCTTGGAAGAGGCGGAGGTGGCGTCATGGGTACCGAGTCATGCACCGACGCCTGACGATATGCTGTCGGCCTGTGAGATGCCGGGGGTTGCTGCAACGATTACTAATCGGCTGGTGCGGTTTCCCGCCGGTACACAGCACGGAGATGCTTGCCGGTGTGCTGTGGCGTGTTTTTTGTCCGGGATGCACTACTCGGACGTGCGTAGCGCTTTGCGTTCTGAATTATCAGACGCCGGGCTTGATTACTGCAATGTTGTGGCGCGTGTATCTGTGCTGGAGGCGCAGCGTGGCGCAGCTTGATCGAGTCCAACTAATCAAACTAATGCTGTTACGCGACGACAGGTACAGCGTACTCCCCCTGCTGTACGAAATGTTCGGAGAAGAGGCGTTCTTTCGATTCCTTTCTGTGTTCGCAGGTGTGACGTTCCGTGTGCCGTCGGCGGCGCGGTTGGAGCGGGCAGTCCGCGATGTGCGCTCGTATATGGCCGCGCAATCTGGCGACATGGTGCTGGCCCGTCGAATAGCGCAGGAGTCTTCGTTGGATGGCGACAGGACGCTGGTGAGCGATCCGGTGGGGCTGGCTCAGCGGCTGCAACAGATGCAACAGTTGGTAGACGGGTTGTCGGCGTTGGATCGACTGGATGTCGTCACGTACTGTGGGGGGCAGAATGCGGAAAAGAGGTAGCTGTACGTCACTGCCGACGGCGGCAGTTGCCGGAATAGGTGAAGCGGACATTCAAGCGTTTGCCGCTGTTAGTACAGACGGCGATGTGCTGCAAACGCTGGCGCACTTGTTCCGAGACCGCCGGAGCGAGTTGGATAAGCTAGAGCGCATATTGGACGTGGTCAACGACCGCGGTGGTGCTGACCTGGAGTCAGCGAAGGCTGCGATCGACGATGTGCTGGATAGTTACGAAAACAGGTTGCGCGTCGGTCTGGTCGGCGTTGCTCGGGCGCGGTTTGAGCGCGTGGTTCGGATGTCGCGATTCGTGCAGAAGGTCGAAGGCGAGATTCAACGCCCGGAGCGTTTGGGCGCGATGAAGGACACGGACGTGATCCGACTGTTGGAAGTTTGTCAAAAGACGATGGTCAGCGACCTGGCGTTTATCGACCAGGTGGTTGAGATGCGGCTGCGTCTTTTGGACACCGAGTCGCTGGTCCGTGCGCGGCAGCAGATCTCCGACGCTGGTGATGTGCTGGAGATCGGGGGGCAGATGATACGCCTGTCGCCCGAGTCTAGAGACAGATTGCGGTCTCTGGTAGACCGACTGACATCCGATGCCAGACGACCAGACCCCCCGACAGATTGATCGCCTGTTGGCGGGTAAGGAGCTTCCGCCGCTTACCTTCGACGAGCGCACCGTCCTGGTTGCAGCGCTGAACGAGTATGCGGTCAAGGGCGACTCGCAGGTGCTTCAGGCGTTATGGCGGATAGACTTTGAGGAGCGCCCCCCATCGCCCGCGGCGTTTCTGTCTGACCCTGAGTTTATGGGTATGGTGTGTCAAGACCTGTACCCGGAGTGGCGACGGGATCTCATTCACGTGCTATCGCCCGAGAACGGGGTTTACGAGTGGGTGCTGGACGGAGCGATCGGAGTGGGCAAGACGTCCAAAGCTGTGATCGCGCTACTGTACAAGATGATGCTGCTGTTCAAGATGCGGAATCCGCAGACGTTTTACGGCCTGTTGCCCGGTTCCGCTGTAGTTTTCGCTCTTTTCAACATCTACAAGTACCTTGCCGATGATACGGCTTACGGTACGATGATGTCTTACATGCAGGTCTCGCCGTACTTTCGTGAAGCGGCTCGCGTGGGTAAGCGGTCCCGGCGTGCAGGAGACCAGTACCATGAGTTCCCGAACAACGTCGGCGTCACACTTGGCGCCGGTTCCATTCACGCGTTGGGTCAGAATGTCATCGGCGGGCTGCTGGACGAGGCGAACTTTCGTAAGCAGGGCAGGACGAAGCGGGCCGAACAGTCTGAGGTCTACAAACTCTACTCTTCAACGCGTAACAGGATCACATCTCGTTTTGGTCAGCCGACGCTACTGTGTTTGGCGTCGTCGGCCAACGACGAGGGAGACTTCACGCGGGCGCACAAGGTAATGTGTCGCAACGACCCGCACGTGTATTGCTCCATGTACGCTTTGTATGACGTGAAACCGAAGTACAAGGGGTTGCCGACGTTTCGGGTGTATTGCGGCGATCGCGTACACCCCCCGGAGATCCTGAAGGGAGACGCGCTGCCGCCTGGGGACGGGGCCGTCGAGGCCGTGCCGGACATTCCCGAGGTTCGAGTCCTGTACGAACGCGATATTACCGGTGCAATCCGCGAAGTCTCCGGGCGTTCCGTTCTTTCAGATGGCCGGTTCTTTGAGTCGATGGGGCCGGTTGACAGCGCTGCGGATTCGACGCGAGAAAATCCGTGGTTGTTGGAGACTGTGCAGATCGGCGTTCGTGATCCGGTGCCATTGATCGAATTTTTTCAGCGCGACGTGATGTTTGTTCCGCTTGATGTTGCTGCTACTCGGTTCCAGCCGCGGTACTTTCCTGCTGCTCCTCGTTACATTCACGCTGACCTGGCAGAGAATAATTGTGCCGCCGGGTTGGCGTGTGTCGCTCCTGTCGCGACGGTTGAACACGAGTCGCACACGCGGTTACTTCTTTGGGTAGATTTTGTTCTGGCGATCCAGAATGCTCCTGGCGATAGGATTTGTTTCGAGAAGATCCGGTCGTTCATCTTCTGGCTGCGGTCACATGGTCTCGTAATAGGAAAGACTACGTTTGATCAGTACCAGTCTACTGACTCCATCAATCTGTTGACGCAGGCGGGGATCGACGCAGGTCGGCAGAGTGTAGAGAAAACGATTGAGCCTTACTCTACACTGCGTAACGCCTATTCCGAGCACCGAGTACAGGCGTATCCGCATCGGTTGTTGCGCACTGAGTTGGAAGGATTGCGCCGCGTCGGGTCAGGCGTGAAAGTCAAGGTAGAGAAACCCGTTGGCGGGTCGAAAGACATCGCCGACTCGTTGGCGGCTGCGTCGTTTACATGCATGCTCAACGCTACCGGGGTCAGTCCCGCTGCGCAATCAAGCCTGCTGCATACTGCTACGCAGCGGGGCGCTGTAGGCGGGGCCGAGCACCCGTTTGAGTTGTTGATTCGGCGCGGGTAGTCTGTACTTTGTGCTTGCTTCCCCGTGTTTGTGGTATAGAGTTGGTGTTGGTGGGGGTGAGTGTTGAAAGCGACCGTACTGACGACTACCGAAGAAACAGCGATAGTTGCTGCTCGCAGATGGGCCGCTCCTGTCGTAGCCGCGGTGAATGTCGATGACGAGTACCAGGTGCTTACAGCGGTGTCGGATGGGCTGCAGTACATCCCGACGTTTGGTGACGGGGAGAGTGCAGTGCGGTATCTGCTGGCCGTTGATGCCGCGGAAGGGATGACGCCTGCAGCGCTGACGTTGCCGTGGGATGCCGTGTTCTCCATGGTGACGGACGGTCGGTTCGCTGGCGTTGCGATCGTAGACGCAGGGCGGATTTGTCCTGTGCTTCTTGACACGTTATGCCGCGCTTTGCAGGCGAATTGATGCAGCGTTGGTGGAGGAGGGTGAAGATGGTAGTAGCGGCGCTGAAAGGTAAGGACTTCTGGTTCGTGAAGGATGATGCCGGGGCGCGGATCAAGCGCAACGGTCAGTCCGGTGCTGAGGTACTGGTGCAGTGGGTGCCGGACAAGAAGGTACCGGGTACGCGGCGAGACTATGTTTTGCTGCGCTTGACGGCGGCTCTGCCGAACGCGACGTGCCGCCGGTGTCTCGGTGAGGTAAACAGGGCGGGCGCAGTGATTGTATCGCGGCAGGGTTGATAACGGGGGTGTCACATGGTGCAGCAGCACGACGGGCTGGGGCTTAAGAAGCGGCTGATGCAGGCGGAGAGTCAGGTTCAGAAGCAGAAACGGGCGATCGCGAGGCTGGAGGCTGAAGTCCAGGCTGCTCGTGCGTCGTCAACGACGCAGGTCGAAGTCGTTCGGACGCAGGCTGCTGCGATGTCGGTTACGGCAGATGAACTGCGGCAGCAGATCGATTCCTGGTCCAGCCAGTTCGTTTCTGACGTCAAGGCAATGTCATCCGCTTTCGGTCCGGCACTGTCGGTACTGAAGTCAACGGCAGAGCAGGCCGTTCATGGCTCGCCGGCGGCTGAGGTCGAGGCAGCATTGCAGGTCTTTCGTGATCAAGTTGCAACGGCGGAAGCGCTGCTCGACGTCAAGGACGTGCGGATCGTGGAGTTGCAGGGTAAGGCAGCGGAATTGAGCGACCTGCTGCTGTACAATGGAGAACTGCTGGAGAAGATCCACGTCAAAGGTGTGTTGGGGGTTGAATTGCGGCGGAAGCTGCGCCAGATCGTACCGCGCGACATCCTGTCGTGGAAGACGCCCGTCCTGCGGGAATTCGTACAGACGGACGCGTACAGGTCGGCGTGCCTGGAGTTGTTCGTCTGGTACTTGAACGAGTGGCGCAGGCAGGACGCTGTGGGCCTGACGAAAGCCTATGGCCCGGACCTGTTGATTCAGGCCGCACCTGATGGTACACAGCCGGTTGAAGCCCTCGTGCTCCCGCCGCCTGCTGCGCCGCTCGATCTGTCTGTTCCCGTCGCTGTTTCTCCGGTCAGTTCGGTGGACGCTCTGCCCGATGCTTCAGACCCCGTTCGAGGCCGGCTCGCTGAGGCCGCGGTGCTGGACGACCGCAACGTCACTCCGGCGCCTGCGTTCGTTCCGTCTGCCGAGGAGCCGGCCGCTGACGTGTGATCTGTGTAAGGAGGTGACGTGAAAGACGAAACCCAATTCGATGCCCTGCTTAGCGCCGTGTCTGAGTGTACCGTGCTGACTGAGAGCGGGTATTCCCGGCTGATGCAGATCATGCAGGGCGACGTGCCTACGGTGGGCACACTCGGGATCGTTACAGCGGAGAACCCACAGAGTACGCCGATCACAGATCCTGCGGCGAACAGGGCACGAAATCGGGCGTTGGCGGCTCAGATTAGGTCGGATGGGTATGGGTATCGGCAGATCATCGGTAACTTTACCGGGGTCGAGAACCCGTTTTTCATAATGAACATCCCGCGCGATGTACTTCTGTCTTACGCTGCTGATCCGCAGGTAGATCAGTCTGCTGTGATTTTCGGTGAGCGGACGTCTACCGGGTACCACTTTGAACTACTCACGCCCAAGGGAAAGGTACTTGGTGTTCGGGATACCGTGCTGGTCGGGCCGAAAGGCGCTTACGCCGGCTATGTCCGCGACGAACGTGTTGCCGGCCGTAGACCCAAACCGAGAACGGAGTGGGAGCGGGATCAGATCCATCCGTCGGCCGAGGAATATGCCTCCTATGTCCGTGCTGCGCTGGGGGTCAGTCGGGAACCCGAGTCGTTCGTTACTTGGAGTGCTCAGCAGAAAGAACGCCGTATCTTCTGGGGCAGGGAGTATTCCGAGTACAAGGGGCGGAAATTCAAGATCCCGTTCATTGATGTCCCCGATAGCGGGTCCGGGTCGGAAGTATCGGAAAGCACCGTCGGTCCGCAGGCTCCCGTGTCCTACCCTTCGGCTGTTTTACGCCGCTCGTACCCGGCGGTCGAGTCGTTGATCAGGTCGATCTACCTGTCTGAGACGACAGTGGCTGCCAAGCTTGGCAGCGAGAAGGCGCCGCGCCTAGAGCGGCGTGCTGCGCTTCGGGACAAGGCGTCGTTGGACGCTATTCTTCAGATGCAGGGAGACGCGCAGAACGATGCAGCACACTGGTGGCGTGGTTTTGACCGTTAACTCTGAGTGGGCGGTGTGACAATGCAACGTGGTGATCGCAGTAGCGCAGTCAAGCAGCTTCAGATCGATCTGACAACTGCCGGGTACCCTGTCAGTCCGTGGTCGGGATTCTTCGGCCCGATTACCGAGGGTGCTGTGCGGCGTCTTCAAGCGGCATCGGACCTGCTCCTCACTGGAGTGGCGGATACGCCGACGTTGGCGGCGCTGAAACTCAGGCTGGAGACGTTACGGGCGAACACAGAGACTGCTGCGGTGGACACATGGGATGAAGTGCGGCGGTTGCCGGTTTCGTTGCCTGTGACCCCGTTGGATCGCCGGATCTCGGACGCTGTGCGGCTGCAACAGCGGTGTGACGGTGGGCAGGGCTGCCGGTACGGTGGATGGATTGACCCGTACTACTTCGACTCGAAGGAGTTCGACGCTCAGCAGATGTTCGTGATTCCGCGTGTTGGCCGCATTGTACCTGGTACTGGTGTGACGCCGCCTGTGCATGGGGGGACGTGTAGTCCCTGGGCTGGTCTGATTCTCGGCTGGTATCTCAGCGCTAACCACGAGTACAACTTCCGGATTGGGCGGTCGGCTTGGCAGATTGCGAACTTCGATCACGACGAAGTCTACAAGAACACGCGTATCCCTGGGTACGACGAGTACTGTGAGGTCGAAGGGAAGTACAGGCTGGAGAAGATCCCGTTGTCGAACCTGTACCGGCACTGGGAGTGGCTGAACAAAGTGAACATGGTCGAGATGGAACATCATTGCATCCTTGTCTTGAAGGTTGGTGGGCCTGATGGGTTGATGCTGGAAGACCCCTACCGTCCCGGTCAGCCGATGGGGCCGGGTTTGGCGCGGTGGGCGGCAGACGGGTTCTACCCGAAAAAGGATACCGACGGCGATGGCGTGCCTGAGAAGTTCTACTCGGGAACGAAACAGACGTTCCGGCTGATCGGACCTTACGAGGGGGTTACGCAGGGCTACGACGTATACCGTGTGTCAAACGTGGACACGCAGACGTGCAGCCCTGTCGATGGGCCGTGGAAGGGCCGGCAGCCGTGGCCGTTGGTTCTGGCTTAGGGGGGGCGGATGACGACGCGCAAGGTTAGGACGACGGCAATTCCCGCTCCGTTGCGCCGGACGGGACGGCGGCAGTCGGCGTGGGCGGACATGCTGGATCGCGCATCGAACCTTATGGACGGGTTTTCGATGTCATACGTGGCGGAGCCGGGGGGACCGGCGTTGCGCTCGTGTTACGTGTCGCTCCTGCGCGCTCGTAAGCTTCGCGGTTACAAGGTGCGGGTCGAGTTGCGCGGCCAGGCGATCTTCCTGACGCCGATCCTGGTATCGCCCGGCAAGTAAGCCCGCATGTGTGTCTCATTTTGTTGCGCCATTTTGCAACATCATCTTGAAATGATACATATGCGGTGCTACAGCCGAATTGCTAACTCGTTGATGTTACACGTTTCCTGTTTCTGGCACGCCGGTTGCATGTTGTTCTGGCGTTGATAACGGAGGCGATGCCGATGAAGTTGACCCTGGGTGCAAAACAACTCGAACAGATCCTGCACGGAATGGAATCGCTGGGAAACCGCGACGGGTATCCTGAACAATCAAAGACGGCATGGGAGATCAACGCGTACCTGCGGAAGTGTCAGGCGGCGTTTCCTGACGCAGAACTGTACGATCAGTTAAGCCTGACGGAACCCCAGATGGTCCTGATCGTAGCAGAACTGGCGGGTCGTGCGTCAGAGGCTGGTGTTTCTCGTTCCGAGCAGGTTGTCTGTCGGACTGTGTGCCGCAGGTTCGGCATCCGGCTCGGCAGAGACTTCCTGGCCGAAGAGGGGCGGTAATGCGCTGCGACATCTGCCACAAAACGATCCAAGGGGCGCCGGTTGTGCTGGAGTACATCGGGCCGTTGAAGAGCAGGCATAACCCGCTGACATGCACGAGGACAACCAACCGCTGCGAGAAGTGCCATCGGGCGACTGAGGCGTTCAACCGTACAAGCAGGCTCAGGTTTGTGGACGAGCAGTTGGCGCTGCTCACTGGGCTGGAGGCAAAGCACGGTACTGTCCTGTTTGCTGATGCCCGCCGTAAGTTCGAGGTAGAGCGGGACGCTTTGGTTGGGGGCGCGCAGTGAATATCAAGTGTAAGAATGATGTTTGCCCCGTTTGTCAGCGCGACCTCGGCCCGGCGTTGGCGCTGCTCGGTGAATCGCAGATCGCTATTCAGTTCCACGTGATGTTGCATTACCAGCATGAGGTTATGCGCTTGCTCGTCGCGCTGGAAGACCTGCGTGACGGCGGGTACGGTGTGAAGGAAAAGGTAGAAGAGATCTTACGCGTTGGGATATACCCGCTTATGGGCGGTTCATTGCATCAACGCTAGACGCCGGGGGGATATAGGGTGCGCTGTCAACAAGGTAAGGCCGAGTCGTTAGCGGCGAAAATAACGCCTGAAGCGCTGGCCCTTTTGTCAGGGTTGGTGGCGGGCGGTTCAATCTCGTTCTCGCGTACTTGGTTGTCCGTGTCACACCGGCGACGCGCGCTCTGGAGGACGGCAGAGTCTACACCGACGCGGCCTGTGTACCAGAAGGTCAGTTGCGGCCTTGTGGACCGGCTTGTGCGCTGTTGTTTGCTGGACCCGATTGCGCCGGGTGAAGACAGTGTGTTCGTTCTTTCACACTTGGGTCGTGCTGTTGCAACAGTAGCGGCTGGGCTGTGTGCACGCAGGGGGGGTGTGGTGCCATGAAACCGAGCACGATAAGAGCAACGCAGGTAGACACCAATGACCCCGCTTTCCCGGCAATCGACGTAACCGATCTGTTCTGGGGTGCAAGTTTTGATTTGTCACCCGACCCGTCCGAACTGGATCTTGCCTGGGCAATCCGAGATCTTTACAGGTGCGGATGGCGCTCATTCAAGAAGTATTCGCACAGGGTAGCGCCGCCCAGCGCGCTGGTGTTCCGCAACCCGGCAGAGTCGGTGGTGGTGGTGGTGCTCAGTCTCGTGGACATCGAGGGGGTGAGGCATGGCAACTTTTAGACAGCATCAGCGGGTGCTCGTAACCCTGACTGACGGCTCAGAGGAGCAAGGCGCCGTCATTTACCAGCGGATGGGCGCACCCACCTATTCGGATGCCGTGGCCGTGTCGGTGTGGCTCGAATCTCGAAGTCTTACACCGCACTACAACGGGACCATCTTCGATGCGTCACAGGTGCGCCCATACGAACCCGACGCCACTCTCCGGCGCGGGGAGACGGTGCCGTGAGGGTCAGAGATGTCGTCGCCCGACTGAATCTGGGCCGACTGGCGGCTGCCGCGAGAGCAAGCAAGCGCGAATACTCTAAAGGTAGTGAACGCGGAAAGTAGTTGTGATGGTTTACTGGTTCCGCGGTATATAACGTGTGTAATGGGAGGCAGCGATGCTGACCGAGACGAACAGAGAAATGGTGATGAAGGTATTGAGCCAGATGTTTCTCGATGCCGGCGTTCCGTTCACAGGGCATGCTCTTGCCACAGCAGTGATTGAGCAGTTGGGCGGCGAAGAAGAGGCGACTGGTGGGTATTCCGGTACGATACAGGCGTGGATGAGCGATGTATCGTCGTACTGCCGCGAACTGTTTTTCACAGGCAAGCTGCCGGGGTGGGGAGTGACGCTCGGTAGGTTCGGGGAACACAGAGCCTGTATCTATTTTCCCGTGTTTTCTTGCGCGGGGCTGGTCCCGGTAGCGATTGACGAACTCGACCCGTATCAGGCGAACGTGGTTCGGCTGTACCCTGGGGGCCGCGATGAGGCGGTGCCATGATAAACAGACTGACGGCGCAGGAGTGACCCCATGCCGATTAGTGATATGCTGGATGCGATGACGGCTGACGGTTCTGTTTGTTACGGGACGCCCGATCCGTTCTACGGGCAGTTGAACCTGCGGTGGGGGCCGTTTACTCTTGATCCGGCAGCTACGTCCAGCAACGCGAAATGCAAGAAGTTTTTCACAGAAGCTGACAACGGTCTCGTGCAATCGTGGAAGGGCCACCGGGTCTTCATCAACCCGCCGTACTCGGCAGAGACAGGGCAGTGGATGGAGAAGATCTACACTGAGGCGGCGCGGGGCACCTTTGTTGTCGCGTTGGTTTTTGCTCGGACCGACACGCTCTGGTGGCAGCAGTACGCTATGTGTGCTCCCGAGATCTACTTCACGTGCGGACGGATCTCATATACCTCGCCCACAGGTATCAAGACCAAGACGCCGTTCTTCGGGTCTGCGGTGTTGGTATACCCTGGGCGCGTACTGTCGGTGGAAGACGCCATGGGTCCGAGAATCAGCCGCATCTTCAAGAGCCCGGAGCAAGAGGCGACGTTTGCCCTGGACTGCATTGATCTCGGAATGGTGTAACGTGCTCGACGATTTCGTAGACGGGTTGATAGCAGAGGTCCGGCGGCAGGCCGAGGCTGTCCGGACTGAGGTTAGTGTCAGTATGGCAGAAATGCAGGCAGCGCACGAGGCGGTATTGTGCACATTGCTGGATGCGAAGACACGGGAAGATGTGATGCGGGTGGCACTTGACCTGGAGAAGCAGCCGACATTCCTGTCTGACATGCGTACAGTACAGCAGGAAGTGCGGGCGTTGGCCAGTTGTCTGCCGACGACGAAGTCTGAACGCCCGCCGCTGCGCCGGATCGTTAAGAAGCCTACCGCCAGTCTCTATGCTGGTCTGATGCATAGCCGCCGGTTCTATCAGGATGACAAGGGGCGGATCGTCATTCGGTTCGGTAAGCATGACGGCGAGTTTCTTGCAGATGCAGTTGCCTCGGATGCAGAATATTGGGACTGGTTCTTGGAAAACGTGGATGACATACTTCCGGCGGAAGAGCAGTTAGTCGAAGATGCTCAGGCTGGAGCATTGAAGTGGTAACGCGTGACGGATTAGGGATAATATGGGGGTAAGCTGGCATGATGGTTCCGACTGTACATTTGAACGGTACGAGCAGGGAGGAGTTGATGCGCCAACTAACAGAGGCGAGTGACTCTCTTCGTTTGGCTTTAGAGAAAGTACAGGCGGCGTATCCGAATGCGCGGGATTACTATCCACAGGGTGCGCTAGCATTCGGTCATGCTCGGGCAGAATGGGGTGCTCGGTGCAATACTCTGCTGGTCATGCGCCAAGAGTTGGAGCAGATCATCGTCTTCATGGATGAGGTAGTGTCGGCGTGATTGCTAATTCTACAGCACAGGCTGGTATTCGTTGGTTGCGCGTGCTACAGACGCTGGAGCACGTTACGGGGGCGGAACTCGCCGACCTGTGCGCGCATGATGACGGCCTAGTCACTGCGTTGATGCAGATGATGTGTGCTGCGGGATGGGTCAGTGGGCGAATGGCGGACGGGCGTGACGAGTACTGGTCGAGTGTGTTTCACACGGAGGATAGACATGGCTGATCAACTGAAAACAGGGCCTGAAGTGGTGCAGACGACGATAACGCCGCTGCCGTGGTTCACGAAGGTACTCCCTGACGGGTCGGTACTGACGCCGCGAGACGCGCAGATGCTTTCTGCCGGGATGCTCGCTGCGTCTACCGTCGCACAGACCGTCTCGGCTGACGGTCCGCCGCAGTCGGTCGGTAGCGCTATCCTGATCAACACACTGCTCCGCAAGCAGCTTCCGACAGATGTGGACCTGACGACGCGGACTCCGGTGATTGAGGCCGTGGTGTCGTCGTTGTGCGCCGGTGCGCGGCAGTGCTTGGTGGCGCTGCAGCAGAATACCGTTGTTGCTGCGTCTGAGTCGGATCTGCGGCAGATCCTGTCGCAGGGGCCGCGGATCGCGGGAGGCTGACATGATGCAGCGTGCGTGGGACTGGTGCATGTGGCGCGTGGTCGAGATCTGGGCTCTCCGCTGCACCCGTTCCGCTGTTCGGGCGCTGGAACGGCAGCAGTGTTCCGCGCGGAGGAAGTGATGACCGACTCCGATACTCCGATTCTGGATCAGCCACCGCCGTCGGCCGAGGACACAAAGAAGCCTGATGTGTGGCGGCTTGTGTTGAAGGACATGGCGGACCGCCGTGTCGTGGGTATCAAGCGGTACGGGACACCGCTGCAGCCTTTTAACGGCAGGGACGCTCTTGTGGACCTGTACCAGGAACTGTTGGATGCTGCCGTCTACGCCCGCCAGTTGATCTGTGAACGGGGGCAGGCCGACTCGGAACATGACAAGTCGTACAAATAGGTTCGCGCGCCGTCCGTGTTGTGATGCTGCTTGTTACTGAAGTGCTGGAGTGATGGATGGACGAGAACGCGTTAGCGCGCAAGATGTTCCTGGCGCAGCGGCTGGCGTGGCCGTTAGCCGCGAAGATCCGGCATAGTGAGACGCTGATTCGTGAGTGGTACGAGATACACGACGGCAAGGCGGCTGTGAGCGTGAGCGGCAAGGACTCGCTAGTGCTGGAACACCTGGTGCGCTCGCTCTATCCCGATGTGCCGAGCGTGTACGCTGACACGGGCGTCGAGTTCCCCGAGGTACGGCGATTCCACCGGGAGCGGGGTTCCGTTATCCTGCGCCCGTTCAAGCCGTTTCACCAGGTGGTTGTCGAAGACGGCTGGCCGGTGATAAGCAAGGAACAGGCGCAGTGGGTGCGGGAACTCCGTGTAACTCACAGTGCCGCACTGCGTCGGCTGCGTTTGGACGGGATACGACCCAACGGGGAGAAGTCGAAGTTTTTTCTCAGCAAGAAGTGGCACCGATTGCTGAGCGCCCCGTTTCTGGTGTCAGAGAAGTGTTGCCATTCGCTGAAGACTGGTCCGCTGGACAAGTGGCACAAGGAACACGGATACGTTCCGTTTGTTGGTTCAAGGGTTGCGGAGTCGAAAAACCGACAAACGCAGTGGGTTCTCAACGGCTGCAACATGTTTGATTTGAAGCGGCCTCGTTCGGTCCCCCTGGCCATCTGGACCGAGGCTGACGTGTGGGAGTACATCCGCCTGCACAACATCGCACTCCCGGAGATCTACGCGATGGGCTATCGGCGGACCGGCTGTGTACTGTGCGGCTTCGGGGCGCATCTGGAAAAGCCGCCGAATCGGTTTCAGTTGCTCTACAAGACGCATCCGAAGTTGTGGGAGTACGGGATGCTTCGACTGGGTATGGCTGAGGTACTGGATTATTGTGGCATACCCTGGGCGTAGGAGGTGCGGTATGACACGGCCGAAGAAAGACCCGGTTGGTGTTGATCTTCGCAGGATGACACCGCAGGAAATGTCTAAGATGCCGAGCGGTACGCAGTTCAAGGCACCGGAGCCTGTGGATGCCTTTGAGACCTGGTGGGCGGGAACAGGGGTCAAGACGCAGTGGGTAAAACAGGTTGCTCGGGCCGCTTGGACCGAGGCACTCCGGCAGATGGGCTGTTTTGAGAATGAGGAGAAGAATGAAGAAAGCACAGGAGTGCGCCGTAAGGAATAGCAGGTATCATACGCGGCAATCGACAACACGACTCGGCAAGCTGAAGCGCGATGAAGTTGATACTGGTAAGCAGCTTGAGCCCGAAGGCTGGCGTGACATACCTCGGCCGCGTGTTCGAGGTGAGTGTGTTTGCGGGCCGCGTCCGTGTCCGTGGGTTGGGTGCAGGTATCATCTGTATCTTGACACACTGTCCCGTGGTATACAGATCGTTGGGAGCAAAACGTTGCCGCCGTTGGAATGCCGGCCCTGGACCTGTGCGCTGGATGTCGCCGAGATCGGGGGCCTCACTTTGGACGGTGTTGCTGCTGTCCTGGCAATGACCCGTGAACGTGTGAGACAGATTGAGGCCGTCATTATGCGGAAGTTGATGTCTTCCCGCCGCTTGATTGCTTGATACACGATGATCGCGGTATATGCTATTTGTGGGGGTGGGCATGAAGCCTTGGTGGTCGGGTCTATCGTCATTACTGTTGGCGGTATCAAGCGGGAAGAACGTCGATGACGCTGCCCGCCGAGCGTTAGATCGCGCCGACGGGATACGGCGAAGGTTCAACGCGTCTGCTCCCTCGCTGTCGTTGTCTCTCCGCAATTTTGCGCTGTGCGTCGAGTCAGGTAAAGTAGAACAACAGGACATTCTTGCTGTGCTGCTCTACTGTGCCGACCTCTTCAACGTGGTCGCTGAGACGGCGGCAGATGGACGTGATCTTCAGGCGGCGATTGATACCGAGTTACGTTCTGCTCGTCGTAAAGCGGGTAGTCCCGCCGGTACAAAAGCGGCGCGGACTGCTGTTTGGTTGTGCCAGTTGGCACTGCTGCAGCGAATAACGCACCCGCAGTCACTGAGCGTTACTCGCTTGCTGTCTTACCTGGTGCAAAGCGGGAAGGTTTCCAGAGAGTACGCTGAGATTGTAGCGCTCACCGGGGAGCCGAAGGTGGACTGAGATGTGGACGAAAGAGCGAATTGCGAAATGTTTAGATGCGCTCGATCAGTTGACTGCCCCAGACCGTGGAACGATTGTGATTATGCCGCGAGAGATTCGTGAGTGCGAAGAAACGCTCGGCTCCGTGCTCCGTGCATTGCAGGCGTCGATGGCCCGCGTTGAGTTTCTTGAATCCGAGATTGCGAAGATGCTTGCTCAGCCGAAAGCCCCGGTTGGCGTTGACCTGAAGGCTGCTCTGCTTGAACTCCTGGGGGCGTCCGCGCTCTCGGTCAATGCCCTGGTGTTCGCCGCGAAAGCCGATCAGTTTGCGCTTGTCTCTGACCCCCGCGATCCGGACCTGAAGGCGGTGAGCGTGAACACTGCGATGTGCAAGAATGTCGATGGCGATGTTCGCCGGGTCGCTGAGATGTTGTCTGGACGGAGGGTTGCGATCTACACGGCAACGACGTCTCCCATTATTGCCCGCGCAGTCAGTGTAAGGCTTGCTGAGTTCAGGCGCGGTAGATGGGGTGTCTTCCGGTTTGAGGAATAGGGTACCGGCGTGTTGGGGGTGTTATGTACGGAGTGTTCCTCACTTTGATGCTGTCTTTTATGGTGTCGGTTACGCCGGACTGGATTCCGCGACAGCCGGACTGGAGGGCGGGGCTTCCAGTAGAGGCATGGAAGTGGGTGATCTACGTTGCGGGTGAAACGGGAGAGTCTCCGTACATCATAGCGGCGGTGATTTTTGAAGAATCCCGCGGGATCGAGACTTCGTTGAGTTACTGTGGTGAGTGGAGGATCAACGAACCCGATGAGAACGGCAATGTAACTTTGACCTGTGTGAAGCAGTTGTCCTGTTCGAGCGGGAAATGCAAGCAGTACTGGAAGGACCGACTCGACTTAGGCCCGTTCGCCCTGCGACAGCCGGCGCGGAAGAGAACACTGCCAGACGGCGCCACGTACTCGATCCGGGGCTGGCGCTGGATCAGTTGGTTCGGCAAGTTCACGGGGGAACAGCGCGGACCTGAATGCGCTATCTCGTGGCAGTGTGCCAGCGAGGTGATGTCGCAGGTGATTCTGCACCTGGCTACAACCTACGCTCCTAAGCACTGCCCGGAGTCCAAGTGGCCCGACAAGCTCGGTGCATGGATCGCTTGGTATGCCGGGATGAACCCGCGTGTAGGGTGCGACGCAAGAGAGCGGCGGCTGGACTCGGCGTTTCTCGGGATTCGCGAGAGGTTGGAGTCGCTTGTTCCGGGAAACCGTGGATACGTGAATCAGTATGAAGAGCCGTATGTTGTGATGAATAGATTTAATGACAACGGCTCGATGGACGGGTGGTACGCTGATGTACGGTCGCTGCAGGTTGTGGCCGGCTCCGAGTGGCACGAAGGCTCGGTCGAATGGTGACGTGCATGACAAGATTACACCAGCACAGAGGCTAACATGATCAAGAAGAGTGTGACAGCACAAGACGTGATCGATCTGTTGAACAGCATGGTTGCTGTGGACCCGATGGCGGTGTCGTTGCTGGTCGATGCGAGGGTGCCGTGCGGTAACGCGCTCGGCGACCACCCGACAGTTCAGTGCGGACAGAACACCGATCCCGAGACGAAGGACGTGTACCCGTGCAGAGTCGGGTTGCTCGGGGTGCTGAACGGGCTGTTCGGCACGATCGAGAGCGGCCCGCACGCCGAAGTCTGCGAGCTCGCGGACGCAAGGGCGATGGGGGACGAGCAACGACGGCCGGGATGGTGCCCGGCGAAGCACGGCGTGGTGGTGACGGCGGCCAACAACGAGGAGGTGGACGCATGAGACTCAGACTGCATGATGTGGATGGCGATGTGATCGCACTGCGGGGTCTGATGCAGCGCGCGGGGTACGGGGTGGGGACTGGCGGCGCGATCTTCGACACGGAGCTCGACCGCTGCGTGCGGGCCTATCAGGAGGACCGGGGCCTCACGGTGGACGGCGTGGTCGTGCCCGGGGGAGGGGAGACGTGGCCGCGGCTGGCGAGCGAGCCGGAGGCGCTGACGATGCCCGACCCCTCACAGCGTGCCGCCCGTCTCTCGCGGGGCCTGGCGACCCTGTACGACGCCAGCAAGCGTCGCATGATCCCCGAGTACCGGCAGAGCAGTATCGCAGCGTGGGAGCGCATGGAGG